CGATTCGCCATGAGGTTCTCGGCGGAAACAAAACTGCATGTGGCATGTCCGTCTTCGTGTTTGACGAATCACAGGTTCGGAGTGTCAGGGACGTCGACTGCATGACTTGCCTGGTCAAGCGGGGCGCCACCTGACATACCCCTCGAGCGGTTCAGATCCCCGCCGCGAACGCGGATCGACAGACCAAGCCGAGTCACCAGGCGCTCTATACGACCAAAATCGTACCGATCGCCAACCTCGATCATCACCTGGTCGAACACGGGGCCGGGGTAACATGCTTATAGGATAAGAACATGGCGGATGACTTTGAGTTCGACCCATGGCAGTACAGGGACGGCTGGGAGAGCGAGCGCACGTTCACGGACCCGAACGGCGTCACGCACGAGGCGCTCCTCGCGACGCTCACCCCGCACCCATCCATCGACGCGCTCTCCCTGTGCGGGATCATCCGAACGCCTCCGATCGTCATCGACAAGACCATCGACAAGCTGCGCGTCCTCGCGGGCTCCACCGCGGCCGATGGCGTCGACTGCATGACCTGCATTGTCGCCCGCGTCCGCATCGACAACATGATGGAGGACGCCCCGCCGGGGCTCAACCCCAACTACCCGTTGATCACGCTGGACGTGAGGATAACCTCGTGGTCGTGAAGCCTGTCGACGTCAACTGCATGGCCTGCCTGGTGACCGGCGTGGACACGCCCATCGGCTGGCGAGACCCGTTGGGCATTGTCCACCGCGTGCGCTGGCGGACGCGCGGCGGGTGCTACAAGCTGTGCGACTTTCGCGACGACGCCAAGATGCGCGACGGCGCCAGGCCCATCGACGTCGACGCGCTGATCTCGGTGGAGGAGCCATGAAGGAACATATGAAATCCAACGACACCAACGTACTGATCGGTAAATTTGTTATCGTCCGCTCCAATGGCGCCGGAGTTCTCGCAGGAACCCTCGAAGCAAGGAGAGGGGACGAGGTGGTGTTGAAGAACGCCTATCGCATTTGGCAGTGGGGCGGCGCGAACACGCTAACCGAACTTGCCCTGCGAGGCGCGAGCATGGAGCAAACCACCCGTATCAGCGAGCCGTTAACAGGATTGCAACTAGTCCTCCACGTACTGGAGGTGTTAGAGACTTCGGCGGATGCCCAGCGCAACCTTTCCACCCCGAGGTGGCTGTGACTTCTTGGTTGGTCAACGACGGCAACGGCAACGGCTACGGCGACGGCTACGGCGACGGCTACGGCGGCGGCAACGGCAGCGGCGGCGGCAACGGCAACGGCAACGGCAACGGCGACGGCAACGGCGACGGCTACGGCGACGGCTACGGCAACGGCCACGGCAGCGGCGGCGGCAACGGCTACGGCGACGGCAACGGCGACGGCAACGGCGACGGCGACGGCTACGGCTACGGCAACGGCGACGGCAACGGCGACGGCAACGGCGACGGCGGCTTGTTCACCGAGGACCTCACGATTCGCCATGAGGTTCTCGGCGGAAACAAAACTGCATGTGGCATGTCCGTCTTCGTGTTTGACGAATCACAGGTTCGGAGTGTCAGGGACGTCGACTGCATGACTTGCCTGGTCAAGCGGGGCGCATGCCCATGAAAAACCAACGAACCCACGCTCTCGGCGTCCCGCTTCGCAGGCCCGGCAAGTTCCGCAGACAGGTCCGCATCGACCGCATCACCCACGCGTACAACAACGGATACGTGAAGACGCAGACGCTGTGCGGGATTCTCTACACCCACAAGGAGCACCTGGTGAGGAACCGAACCATGCTGGCCCGGCGGACGTCGAGGGACGTCGACTGCATGACATGCCTGGTGCTGCTATGATCGTCGCCGGCATCGACCCCTCCTACGACCGAATCCTGGCCGCCTACCGGGGCGATCTGCAGGTCCGGATCAACGAAGTCATCCACGGCCACGACGGAAAGGCAGGCCTGCCTCGCACGCGGTGCGGCATTCGCTGGATCGCGGGCGTCATAGTGCCGCAGACGTTCCCGCGGGGCGTTCCCACCGAGGACGCCGTGGACTGCATGACGTGCCTGGTGCTCGAGGCGCGATCATGACGCCGAACCTGCGCCTGGCGAACGACGCGGTCGTCCACCACAGGGACCCGGACATGGTCTGGATGGCGACCCTGTGCGGCCTGCGAAGGACGTCCGAGGACCGCGCCGCCCACAGGCTGACGCAGACCGCCGACGCAGTCGACTGCATGACCTGCCTGGTCCTCAAGGCGCAGAGACCCCCGTGACGCGAGACGTGGACTGCATAGCCTGCCTGGTCAAGCTCGCGCGTGGGTGTCCGACGACCGGACGGGCGAGGATCCCCCATTCTGGGGCCGAATCATCGTGACCGGCGGGATCACCCGCGCGACCCACAGGCCTGGCGGCGATGTCAACTGCATGGCCTGTCTTGTCAAGCGCGCAGAGGGATGCCCGACCTACGACTGCATGGCGTGCCTGGGGCTCGTTAGACGGCCCATGAGGGCGGATCAACCTCGGGGCCCACGGGACCAATCGAAACGGCGGACAGGTCGGGAGCCGCGGCAAGTCCGATACCGACCGTCGCGGTGTGGCCGAAGGCGGTGATCGTGGACAAGACGATCGGGTTGTTGAGATTGACTCCGCTCAACGAGAGCGCGACCGCCGCGGCTTCCCGAGGGTTGTCGGGATTGATGAACGTCTTTAGCGCCGCGGGATTCGACGAGCCCGGGGTCACCGGGGTCGTCAGGTCAGCCTGACCCGCGACGTTGGTGACGGAGAATGGGTAGACCAGCGCCTTGGTGACTCGAATATTGGGCATCGGACGAAGACTACGCATGGACGAGTACGGAACGCAAGGGCCGGCCGGCTCAGGCCGGTTCCCAGGTAGCCCCGGGCACCTTGTCGAAGCACTGCGCGTAGCACTTGCCGTCGCTCGGCGCGGTCCCGACGCCCGCTGTGATCGCGGCCGCGCGCTGGCCGGCGTCGAGGGCGACGTACGTGACGTTCGAGCCGTCCGCCGGCGTGCGAACGTTCGCGGCGGGGCACGCGACCGTGGCGATGTTGTCGTTCAGGAAGGCCTCGAGGTCCGCCTGGTCGACGTTGCTCACCAGGTGGCACCAGTTGTCGTTGTTGGGGTTGATTCCCGGGGGATGGAAGTCCCCCATGGTGTGGTGGACGATGGGGCCGATGTATCGGGTCATGGACCCGGTTCGTACCACGCGAGGTTTACGAGGTAAACACGGAGCGCGAGGCGTCGACGCGCTAGAAGACCTTCACCGTGCGGCCGGCCATGACCCACAAGGTCACCAGGATGCCGCACCACATGAGCGCGCGGCCGACCTCCGCGACCTTGGTGTTCGACGCGAGCGCGTGGATGAGCACGCCCACGACCGCGACGAGCAGGGGAACGATGGCGATCATCGGGAGAGGCTAGCATGCTCGACGAGTGTGGGACTGTGCGTTACGGCTTCCCGAACCCGAACGTCGAGCCAGTCGCGAACGACATCATCGAGGCTGAGCCCCTTGCGCCGTGCGAACGCCGTGAGGGCTGGGATCAGCAGCGCGGGGAGTTGGACTTCTACCAGGGTCGCCATGCGCGAAGAGTACCTGTCGACCAACGGCATGCACAACCTGCTGCGTACGGATAAGGAAAAACACATGCTGACTATCAAGGAGGCCAGGGAGCATCGCGCGCCTGCGCACGGACGGGCTCCCATGGCACATCAGGCTCGAGGCCAACAACCCGAGCAGAGGCGGTCTGCCGCCCGACGGGTTCAAGCACGACGGCGGGCGATACGCGTCGTCGCCCTGCACGAGATCGACGAGCAGCTGACGGTGGACGGCGTCCGACGGCGGGAGCCGCACCTGATCGACAGCGGCGGCAACTGGAGGCCCATACTCAAGAGCGTCGAGGACCATGCCGGATAGTCACCTGGTGAACTGCATGAACTGCCTTGTGTCGCCCAGCATGCAGAGTCTCGAGATCGAGCTTGCGTCGCCGGACTTGCAAGTCGCGCGGATTCGCGGGGTCACGCACGCGGTGCGGTCGAGAAACGCGAACCAAAAAATCATCGCGGGGTGGACCCTGTGTATGCTGGAGTTTCGACGCGTCGGCGACAGCAACGTCGAGTGCAACGGCGAGAGTTGGGCTATTCCGATTGAGTGAGCAGCGAGGGAGACTGGTCCATAGGGCGAAGGTCGTCTCGCCTGAGAGTGCGCCCCGAGTCCGTTATCAGCAGGGCCCGCAACGCGCGCTCCAAAATCGTTCGGTCTGCGTTCTCGATACGAACGAAACCGAACGATGGCGCGCCCCACGCGACCACGAAACCCTCCCAACGAGGAAAGGCGACGGCGCCATCGGTCCAGGCAACGGAACGGGCTCGCTCTCCGTGCTGACCATTGGTCATCTCGTCGAGAAGTTCAAACTCGTCCGCCCACGGAACACAAAGCACGAAGTTCGCGAAGTGGTGCTCGTCGGCCCACACGTTCGCCTCGCGGGCCGCGGTCTCTACACGCCTGTTGAACGTCGAGATCATGTTCATGGTCGGCACCATAGTTGTGCGGGCGATGGGTGTCTCGGGTTGCTCGTCGTTCATGTTTACTAGGTAAACACGTCTCGCGATGGCGAACAAGTCAGTAGGGTTGACCAAGCACCGGGCGCTCACGGTCCCCTCGGTAGCTCCGGCCCTTGATGCGCGGTCTGAAGCGCGGGACGCGGATGCGCTGCTCGCCAAGCGCGCGGTCCTGGAACTCACGGACCTTGTCTCGAGGCAAGAAGCCGTCGACCAGGAGAGAGACGCGAAGCTCGCGGTTGAGGGCCGAGATGCGAACCTTGACCTGCTTCTTGGTGCGCCGGCCATGCAGATGGTCCTGAAGAACGATCGACCATTCGCGGTCGGTAAGGGGTGCGTGCCTACCCTCGTGCTCGCCGAAGGCACGGAGACCGAACCAGCTGCGGATGACAGCGTCCTCCTGGGGCAACCAGCGGCGAGCCCAGCCCTGGCGTGCTTGGGAGGGGGGCCGTTCAGCTTGGGGTGTTTTCCCCACCTGAACACGGCCCTCGTTGACCGCGTGGAGAAACGAGGCAAACGCCGCAACGGTGGCTGGCAGGGCCAAAAGAGGCCCCATTTCGCGCAGGAACGACGTGGAGTAGAAACCGCGACCCTCACGCACTGTGATCTCCTTGGAGGGCTTGAAGAAGCCCAGGCGTGCTTCACGGCGTACGGCCAGCGCGACACGTACCAGGTCCCGCTCAATACCCGAGGGGAAGACGGTAAGGTCGGGTCTAAACACACAAGGGGGCAGAGCTGTAAGCCATCGACCACGACCGCGAAGCATGGGGACTCCTGCAAAAATCTTAGGAATTCCATGTGCTTCACGTTCAAAAAAAGTCAGGGCAAGGTCCGAAGCCCAGTCGTCAACGTGAATGTCGTTCGCGTACAGGATGTGTTTGGGCATAAAAAACGACCAACCTTCGTTTAGCAGACTTAACCAGGGGGTCTTATATCGAAAAAACAAGGCTTAACGGATTCGCATAACTGTTTGTAATTATTACAAACATGGCCCCAGAAATAGGGCTTAGTATAAACAGCTTGTTACATCATGTAAACATAAAGATCAGTTGACAGGGCCTAATTGCTAATTCCCGTTATACACGTATAAAAAACGGAGTTTCCTTGAGTAAACCTCCCTTGGCACGATTCGTGGCGCTCATGTAGAAGGGTTACCTGTGCAGCCTTTCGGTATAAGGACATACAGGTAACCCTTTCCTTGAGTGAACCCCAAAATCACCTCGCGCCTAGGGAATATGTATTTAGCCCCTTCACCTCAATCATTCGCCGCAACCCCCGCCAACCCCCTTATATTATATATCACTGTAATCTGTAATAGGTAGGTAGGTAGGCGAAGCCGCTGTTGAATCCGTGATGCCTTTAACCGGCATTTCGTGGTGTAAAGCCCTACCGGTTGCCGCGGCTAAACGAAGCAGGTTTTTCGTTAACGAACAACAAAGGCGAGAACTATGACATGCCTGCCCTAGACACTCACAGAAAACTGAGGCCGCACCCCACCGCGCGGCTTGCGGATAATCTCCCACCTGCAGGTCTTGTGGCTCGGTACATCATACCTGTAGGCCAAGGACCGAACGCGCCCCACCTCTTCTGGGTGGACCGTAAACCGAACCGCGGATTCGATGCGGGGGGGCAGGCGACGTTCCGTTGGCGGGACCGCACCTACAACGTCGCACGTGTCCTGCTTCAGCACCGGCTCAAGCACCGGGTGGTTCGTGCGGTGAACGCGTGCGGTCTGCCTCAATGCGTGAAGCCCGAGCACTGGAGCGTCGAGCCCGCGTTCCTGGGCGTGGTCGCGCGGCCGGCGGGGCTCGCCACGGTCAAGGTCGGCGACGCGTGGCGGCTGTCGATCGGCGGCGCGATCGTCGATCGGGACATGGTGTTCGTGGCGACCATTCAGCTCCGGGGTAGTCTTCGCCACATCGTGCGAGCCCTGCGCGAGGACGCCGAGACCGCGTTCCTCACGGCGTGCGGCCAGCTCGCCGACCCCGCGCTCGTGGTCGCGTCGTCGGAGGACGCGACGTGTCCGGGCTGCGTGTCGTGAGCGGTCTCGCGCAGTCATTCTTTCGCAAGGCGGGCGTCGTTCACGTCGGTCGCGTGGTCGGCAACTGCGTTCGGCTCCTCTGCGATCCGTTTTCTCCGTCGCTGAGGTCCTCCGTTCTCTACACGGAAGATCCAGTCGACTGCATGAACTGTCTGGTGAAGGAAGCAAGGAGACTATGATGAAGACCGCAACGAGATTCGGCGTCGAGAAGTCCGACTCGGGCATCGCTCTCACCTGCTACGAGGGCTTAGAGAATCGTCGCGCGTGGGAGGCTCTTCGATTCCCCGTGCACCCGAAGCATGACGACGCCCGCTCGGCGCACGACGTCGACGTCCAGTTCACCGTGATTCTCCCGAGCCTGTGACCATGGCGACCAGGAACGCGGTGCTGACCGCGATCACGCTCGAGGTTCGGTGTCCTCACTGCGGTGCCGCGCAGCCGGCTCCCGACGGGTCGGAGGTCATTGACGTCCCCACAGCCAAGGAGATGTGCACGGGCGATCGCATCCTGTGTGTGGCATGCGATGAGCCTATTCGTATGACCTGGCACGACAAGGTCGTGACTGGCTGATCGAGCGCGTTCGATGCGTCCAAAATGTTGCTACCAAGGAAACCCTCTCATGAATGACAATCGTTGTTATCTGTCAAATGTCGTCTCTGCATGGTACGGCGTCGACTTGGTCGCTGGCCACTGTGAGGTGTCGTAATGGCTCGCCGTCGCCTTAGTGTTCACCTGTCAGCGAAGCTGTGCTTACTCATGATTCCGTGCCTGGGGATCACGGCGTTTGTGATCTCCTACAACGAGACGGAGGTTGTTTCCGGGCTCGTGCTCAAAGAAGCGAGAACAGCAGCGCTACAAGGAGCGGCCGCTTATGGCACAGCTCTGGACGCCGCCGTGGATGGCGGTGCTCTTTCACTGGATGAAATACTTTCTCCAGAATTGGAAGTGATCGTGTACCCGTTTCACGTCGAGGAGACGAGGTACACCAACAAGTTAAGTAAGTACATGAGGTCTCATGGTGTACAGAAATGGCAGGACGCGGCCCGTAACGCGGGAGGATTCCTGTTTTTCTCTGGAATGAGCGTCACTGGACTCGTTCCGGTGACAAATTCATTTCAGGATCTACCGCCACGTGGCGACAGCACGCCCGAGGACGCCGCGTGGGATCGCGCGTTCTCTAGGGGTGGTCGGCAGTACCGTGGGGGCGAGCAGAAGCGGGCAGTGGAGTTCGAGGCTACTGCTACGGAGACTACGCTGGTGCAGCCGTATAAGCGTGACACTGGCGAGTGGGCGTGGGACGTCGCTGCTCCGATCTTGGTTAAAGGCCACCATTTTGGTGGTCTCCGCGTCGGGGTCTCCCGCGACGTGATCGATCGACAGAACCATAGACTGATCCTTGGGCTTTCGCTTCTGTTCGGTGTGTTGGCTGTTTCGTTCACGGTGTTCGTATTCTTGTTCCTGCGTCTCTCGATTCGGCCACTGGTCGAGCTGTCGCAAACGGTCCGGGAGTTGAGCGTCTGCTCATCATACGAAGCGCTCGGTGTACGCATCATTTCCACTAGTGATGATGAAATCGGCGAAATGGTGGACAGTGCTAACCGCCTAAGAGTTAGCCTGTACAAGGCTATGGAATTGATAGAAAAGGGACTGCTATGATCATCGTTACCGGACTCCGGCTCGTGTTTGCGTTCACTGCGCTTCTGTTGTCGTCTGTTGCTGCGGCTGGTCCAGTGGACATCGTCTACCGCAGCTTTAGCGCATCAGCTGCCATCGGCCCGCCGGCAGATGTGTTCGCCGCGGATCTGCGCGACGTCACGCGCGTCTCGCTTGGACCCTCGAACGAGGTTCGCTTCGTTCGTCTGCCCGGCACACCGTCCATCCCGGCCCGGTTCGCGGGGGACATCATGTCTGCGGTGTCAGCCAGTGCAGCCCATGGAGGCTTCGATGCGGCATACGTCTCGGGTAGCGATCTCAACCGCGCTTGGGGGTTCATCGTAAACTCGGGCGTGCCGTTTGGTCCGACATTTGACGAGTTCCTTGGCTTCCTATACGGACGGAATCTTGTGCAGGAACTTCTCGATCAGCGCGGCCGCAACGTCGTGGCGATCCCGATTGTCGGAAGCACGGAGCAGCTCTCGGGCTACTTCCCCGAGCCGATAGGCGATGTGCGGGGACGCCGTGGCATCGGCTTGACCGGGCTATGCGAGCAGCACTGGGTGCTACGCTACCTGCCGCCGGGCGAGAACGTGATCAACCAGGCCTGTGATGACCTCGTTGCCAGCGGCTACATTCGCCACAAGAACCTCAGCTTCATTCAGGCGGTCGCGGGCGGAGGTTCGCTCGTTGATGCGGTCAAGGCCGGAACACTCAACGGTTTTGAGTTCGCCACGCCGCTTGACGACGTATCGCAGCTGTTCGGCTCGGCCGACAATCCGACCACCGTCGGGATCCGTTACGTCCATGCGCCAGGCTGGCACCAGCAGTTTCTGATTACATGGATGGTCATCAACAGGCAGGTGTGGAGTTCACTCAGCGCTGGGCAGAGGGTGATGATCGCTACGGAGGCTCGATGGAGCGTGCTTTCGTCCTATGCGCAGAACATGCGCCAGCAGGGCCCCGCGCTGAAGGTTATCCTCGATTCGGGTGTGGTCATGTCGCAGTGGCCAGCTCGAGACCTGGCTCGACTCCGCGATGCGACTATCAAGGCAGTCAATGCCAGGGCGACCGATCAGTCGCTCTCCGCCGCGGACCGCTCCGATTATTCCAGGGTGCTCGAGGCCCTCAGGATATACGTGCGCGCGAATGCCGCGTACTGGGACACCGCTATTGATACACACGGCAGGTTCTCCGGATGGGAAGGATGGACACCGTGAAACCGATCGCGATCTTGTTATTCGTATCCGCGTGCATCGACGCGCGTTCCAGCGCTGTGCGTTCCAGCGCCGTTGATCTGTGCGGCGATCCGCCTGTGATCCGTGGGACAGCGGTCTTTGCGACCACTGTACAGGACCAGAACTATTTCTGCTTCCTGGATGACGGTCAGTTGCAGCTCGAGGCGGACATCAGCCTGACTCGTCAGTGGGTGCAGTGTGTTATCGAAGCCCGTTGACGCCGGGCTCGAGGCCTTCGTCGAGAAGGTGCTGCCGACGGCCAGGCCTCGGTGTGTTGTGAGGCCTCGGTTCGTTCACAATAACGTCGTCCACCTCGGGCACCGCGTGGACACCGAGGACGGGTCTCGGGTCTACTTCCTGTGCGAGAATAAGATGCTTCTCGGCGCGTTGTTCGGCGGGCCTGGACACGACAAGCTGCCGATGTACGAGCCGGGCGTTGAGGCGTTCCACGTCTTCGACGACGCGGATTGCATGACGTGCATTGTGGTCGAGGGGCGGCGTCGTGGCTGAGCGCGTCCTCTACGAGGGTATGGTCCACTTGGCCGAGCGCGTGATGATAGGCATTGACTGGAAGCAGGCTCCTCGACGCGGGAGCCGTTCGTCAGGTTTCTCTGCACCGAGCTGCTTCACCCTGTGAAGTCGGCCGAGTTCGCTCGCGCCGACGTCAACTGCATGTCGTGCCTGGTGACCCGGGCGCGAAAGGAGACAGGATGAACGAGGACAAGCAAGGCGTGTGGAAGGTGACGCACGTGAAGGACGACGTCGAGACGGTCCTGCTGGTCACCGCGATCGGCGAGCGCGACGCTCGGCGGCAGGCAATGGAGCACATGTATCCCCCTGACAACGGCAACAACTGGACGGTCATGTACTGGATGAAGATACGCAGCTGTTCGATCAGCTCCATACCTTTCCGTCCTGACACGCCGTACCGGCTGTACGCGCTCAACCGTCGCACGGGCGAGATGACGCCCTGAAAGGTCGATGACCAATGTTCGCATTCGGTGACAAGGAGTGGCCCGGCATCGCCAAGCTCAACGAGGAATCTGGCGAGCTGGTGCAGGTGATCGGCAAGCTCATGATGACGCACGGCAAGGCCGAGTACTGGAACGGCGTCGACCTCCGGGTCAACCTCGTCCAGGAGATGGCCGACGCCGCCGCGGCGATCGACTTCGTGATGGAGCACGCGCTGACCGAGGTCGAGCGTCACACGCTGATCGCCCGGCTCAAGGAGAAGTTCGCGCTGTACGAGACGTGGCACGCGGAGCAGGCTGCGCCGTGACGTGCCTTGTTCGCTTGGTGCCGCAATGAGGAATAAGCGCAAGCGGGCGAACGCGGTGATCGTCGACGGCATCGTTCACGCGATCGGCAAGCTCGAGCCCGAGCAGCGGTTCGTCGCCGCGATAGACGAGCCCGCAGCCAGGCTCTGGATGGGCGCGCTTGGGGAATACCCGCTGCGTCGAAGTACGCGTGCTCAGCGCAAGGCGGACAAGGCCCGCGCGATTCGCGAGCGGCTCGAGCCGCGGGTGAGCCTGCTGTGCGACGCGCAGCCCCGCATGATCCTGGCGTGGCCTGGTCAGACGCCGTTCCGTCTGCCGCCGTGGCGTCGCGTGCCCCGCACGCACGCGTTGGTTAACTGCATGGCGTGCCTGGTCGCAGGGAGCCGAGCGTGAGGAAGTCGATGCTCCACGGCAACCGAGCGTGGCGGCCGATCCGCGCCGTCGCGGGCATCGTGCACCACGCGACTCCGCTGACCAAAAAAGAGGCGGAGTACCTGTTTCGCCTGGCCGACACTGTCCGCGCGGTCGTCGAGTGCGGAGAGTGCGGTGCCAAGGTCGGCGCGGAGTGCGTGCGCAAGAAGGACAAGCAGCCGATGGCGAATCACAGCTACCGGGTTCGCCAGGCTCGCCTGCTGTTCGAGCAGCGCGTCCTGCCCAAGCTCGATCGTCTGCACCAGACGCTGTGCACCGCGGGGTCGGGACCCGGTCACGTGGTTTTCAACCAGGCGGACGACCCGGACGTCGATTGCATGTCGTGCCTGGTCGTCATAGCCAAGCAGCAAGGGTGACAATATGAAACTCATGGTCGCGATTCTCGTTGTGCTTTCTGCCTGCAAGGCCCGCGTGGTGCAATGGGACGGCATTCCTGCCGACATCGTCAACGTCGAGACCGTCTGCCCGGCGAAGCCGTGATGCAAGGCCTCGATCGAACGCTGGTCACCGAGGGCTATCCGACCGAGCCCGGCCTGCACCTGCTGTGGTCGGATCACAACGGGTGGCCGGTCATCGCCATCGTGCGCGTGCAGGTTGGCGACAATCGCGCGGTCACGTGGTGGCAGGGCGTCGGCGGCACGGACCGCTGGCAGGGGCTTCCGAAGATGTTCCGCTTCGCCTACGACAAGTACCTCGGCGGCTCGCGCTGCTCGCCCGCGGCATTCGCTCACTACGAGGCCTTGTGGGCTCGAACGTCCGACGAGGTCAAGGCGATGCTTGCCAAGGCGCGCTTGTGAGCGCGCCTTTCCTCGGTCACGACGATCCCCTGCCCGGCGCCATGAGCGAGCTGGTGTCGGCGCAGTCGTCGCTCAACATGCACGCCGACCCGATTCCGGGCGCGACCGGCTACGTTAGCGAGACCGACGCCAACGTCAAGCACGCGATGGAGCACATCCACGCCGCGTTCGAGCTGCTGGACAGGGCGTGGAAGGCCCGCGAGGCCGATCGCACGAAGTTCCATCGCGCGCAGCAGAAGCTGTCCGAGCGCTCGCCGAACGCGGGCTGCGCCGAGTACGCCGGCGCCGCCGCCGCGCTGCTCGCGCTTGATCGCCGGGGACTCTCGGAGTCCGACGAGGCCGAGGCGCTGCGGGACTCGATGGACGCGCGGTGGTACGGGATGTCGGGCGCTGACCAGGCGCACGCGCGGGCGCTGGTCGCCCTCCTGGCCGAGCAGTTCGAGAGCGCCGGGCACGATCCCGGGGACGAAGCTCGCTAGACTCGTGGTTCACGAGATAAACTTCTCAGGAAAGGTCGGTGACGCATGAGCTACGTCAGGAGCGCGTTTTTCGTCGTGCTGGGCCTCGTCACGGGGGCCGTGGTTGAGTTGTCGATCGTGCGCGCGGTTCGCGACGAGAAGGCCGGGCCGCCGACGCTGTCCGTCCATCACGAGCGTACGTCGACCGTCCGCTCGCGGTGCGACGAGTGTCCTCAGCCGGGCGACGTGATCAAGGCCAGCGTTCGCGGGCCCTCGAGCATGGTGCGCGGCGTCTCCGTGTATCGCGAGGAGGGGTTCGTCAGGAGCTGCTTCGGCTGCGACGACCTTTCGATGACCGCTGACCTGCTGGGTCGCTACCTGGTGGTCGGGTTCCAGATGAGCCGCGCGGCCTCGTGCGTGCTGCCCTGCGGGAGCTACGACGGCGATGTCGTGGCGCTTCAGCGATGCGGCGCGGTCTTGGTCACGTCGGAAGTCATCATTCGATGAGCGAGTGCCAGGGCTTTCGCTGCGACCGCTGCGGCGTCCGAACGCTGGCTTCGGAGGACGGCTCCAACACCCCGGACGGCTGGAGCGTGATCAAGGTCATGCGAAAGAGTCCGTTCCACGCCGCGCTAAAAGACCTCTGTCCGGAGTGCACCGAGCTGGTGTTCTCCGCGCTTTACGTAAGGACTGTCCCATGAACAACAAGGCTCCGACGACCACTCAGATTGGCATGCCAGCCGTGTCGCGCTCGCCCGCGCGGATCGCGGCGGACCCGGTCCGTCTTCTTCGCTTCGCCCGCAAGGCCGCCATCGTGTTCGCCGAGAGCGGTGCGCCCAACACCGCCGCGGTGTGCGAGGCCTACGTCCATGCGATGGCGGAGAACCACCACCTTCGCCGGCAGCTCGCCTCGGTCCAGGCATGGAGCGAGGAACCGACACGGCGGGTCAACTCCGAGGACCATAACCCGTTGTCCATTCCCGAAAAGGGCTCCGCCAACAACGTGAACCCAGAGCGGGAGGAGGCGGTTCTCGCCTTTGGCGAAGGACCGTCGCAGCCGTGACCGGAGATGCGCCCAGCGGTACGTTCGAGGAGGCGGTCAGGCACCGCGCGAGCGGTGTCGGGCTCGTTCCGATCGGCCTGATCAAGCGGCTGACGCCGGCCGAGTGGGGTCAGATACGAGTGCTGACCCAGGGCGGGGCTCGGCGCCTCGTGGCCATCTACGACGCGGCCCCGCCGATCGCGTCGCGAACCAAGACGCCGACGATGGACTCGTCGGCGATCGATCGGCTGCTGAAGGAGGTCGAGCATGGGCATTGAGCACCAGGAGGCCGAGCGGCTGGCCGCGCGGCTCGAGGCGACGGCTGAACGAAAAGGAAACCAGAGCATGACCAACGAGTTCCCGCCCTTCGCGAAGACCGTGGCCGCGTCCTTTCAGGCCGTCACCAAGGCTCCGCAGGCCTACGTCACGGGCGTCGACGGCGACGCGCTGTACCAGCGCTACCTGGCCGCGTTTCCCGAGGGCGCCAACCCCATCTTCAACAAGCAGACCGAGCACGAGTGCTCGTGTTGTCGGCACTTCATTCGGCGCGTGGGCAACGTCGTCTCCGTCGACGACAGGGGCGTCATTCACACCATCTGGGACGAAGCCGCTGGGCGGGCGCCGTACCCGTACGATCGCGTGGCATCCGCGCTGCGCGACGCCGTGCTCAGCGCGGACATCTCCGACCTCTACCGGGTCGGTCCGAAGGAGAACAGCTTCGGCGCGGCCACCACGAGATCGCTCGATGCCGGCGGCAAGGTGCTGACCTGGAACCACCTCTACACGGACGTGATTTCCAAGGTGCTGCAGGCCGCGTCGCCCGACCAGGTCCGCGGCGACTACCGCACGACGGTGCAGGTGTTCACGCGCGGCCTCGTCGAGCTGGCGCCCGCGGCGCTGGACACGGTGCTGTCGCTCATCGAGGCCAACAACCTGTACCGCGGCGCCGAGCACAAGGCCGCGGTCGTGGAGTTCCAGAGGGCGCAGCGGGCGTACCTGACCAAGGACCCGCGCGAGCAGTCCATCTTCGCGTGGACCCACGCCACCGGCCCCGCGTCCCGCTTCCGCAACACGGTCATCGGCACCCTCGTGCAGGACCTCAGTGAGGGTGTGGACGTCGAGCGCGCGGTCGCCTCGTTCGAGGCGAAGGTCGCGCCGAGCAACTACAAGCGGACCTCGGCGGTCATCACGCCGGCCATGGTCAAGAACGCGATGAGGACCATCGAGGAACTGGGGCTCGAGTCCGCGCTGGAGCGACGCTTCGCGACCATCGCCGACATCTCGGTCAACGACGTGAAGTGGGTCGACGGCAACGTCAAGCCAGCCATGAAGGGTGGGCTCGGCGATGTCCTGATGAAGGCCGCGGTCACGGCGAACCCCCAGAGCACGAAGAAGGACGAGGAGCGCGCCGAGGACGTCGGGCTCGAGGCCTTCGTCGAGAAGGTGCTGCCGACGGCCACGGGCATGGAGGTCCTGTTCAAGGGCGGGCACCTCGGCAACCTGATGTCACTGACGGCGCCTGTACACCCGGAGCCCAAGCAACTGTTCCGCTGGGACAACGACTTCGCGTGGAGCTACGGCGGCAACGTCACCGACTCGATCGCTGAGCGGGTGAAGAAGGCCGGCGGCAAGGTCGAGGGCGCTACGTTGAGGGTTTCCCTCTCCTGGTTCAACTTCGACGACCTCGACCTGCACGTTCACGAGCCGCCGGGTCGAGGCATCGCGGGCGTTCGAGATCACATCTACTTCGGTAACAAGCGCGGCGCCAGCGGTGGCGTCCTCGACGTCGACATGAACGCGGGTGGTGGCCGCACGCGCGAGGCCGTCGAGAACGTCGTTTGGATGGACAAGATGCCGAGCGGCCCCTACAAGGTCGTCGTCAACAACTACTGCCTTCGCGAGACGAGCAACTCCGGCTTCGTCGTCGAGGTCGAGTGCGCGGGCAAGCTCTCGCACTTCTCCTTCAACAAGACCGTTCGCAACCAGCAGAATGTCGAGGTCGTGACGCTGCACATGAAGGAGGGTGTCATCGAGCGCGTCGAGATCGGCGACGCCGCGATCACGGCCTCGAACATCGCCGTGACGAAGTGGGGCCTCACGACCGAGCAGTACGTCAAGGTCGACGCTGTCACGCTGAGCCCCAACTACTGGGGCGACAACGCCGTGGGCAACAAGCACACGTTCTTCGTCCTGAGCGGGTGCAGGAACGACGAGCCCACCCGCGGCATCTACAACGAGTTCCTGCACTCGCGCCTCGAGCCGCATCGCAAGGTGTTCGAGGTGATCGGGGACAAGACCAAGTGCCAGCCCACGCACGGGCAGCTGTCGGGCCTGGGCTTCTCGTCGACGAAGCGTACGAGCTTCGTCGTCCGGGTCCAGCAGGGCAGGACGCAGCGGCTGTTCAACGTCCACGTCGGGGCTTAGATGAATCCGCGCGCCATCATTGACGCGGAAACGCGCGGCTTTCGCACGCGACCGATTCGGTGGCGACGCGCGACGGAACACTTCGTCAGCTCTCACTGCGGCTTCTGGCACATCACACCGATTTATGGCGGATTGACGCGTCCAGAGTCGTACGAGCTGTGGTTCGGTGCGAGTGCGCGCAGACGGGTCGGAAGCGGTCAAACGCAGCGCGAGTGCAAGGCCGTCGCGGAAGACCTGTAGTCCAGTTTCAACCAGGTTGACAACAGAAAGAGAAATGACCATGCAGAACATCTTCGAGTACGCCACCCGCAACAAGCTCCGCTTCACGTCCGTCCGCGGGGTGATGTCCGTCGAGCAGCTGTGGGACATTCCGCTCCGCTCGCGCGATGGGTTCGATCTCAACGCCGTCGCCAAGGCCGCCAACAAGGCGCTCGGGGACGCGTCGGAGGAGAACTTCGTCGAGACCACGAAGTCGGCGGCGCACGCCTACTGCGAGGCGGTCCTGGAGATCGTCAAGTACGTCATCAACGTCAAGGTCGCCGAGGAGGAGGCCGCGAAGACGCGCGCCGCCAAGAAGCAGGAGAAGGAGAAGCTGCTCGCCATCCTCGCGGAGAAGCAGGACGGCAAGCTGTCCGAGCTGTCCGAGAGGGAGCTGCAGAAGCGCATCGCCGCGCTGGACGACTAATCCTGCGCTTTCCTCTTGGGTTTCGGCGCCGGTCGCCTTAGTTTATCCGGTAAACCATGCCAAAAAAGACCAAGGCGCCCGGCGTCAAGCGTTCCCCCGAGGACATCCAGAAGTTGATGGACAAGTTCGTCGGCTTCGTCAAGAAGAACCCCGGTCTGCGCATCGAGCAGATCAACGCTCAGCTTGGCACGAGCACCAAGGACCTGGTGATCCCGGTCCGGCGACTCATCGCTGCCAAGCAGATCCGGACCAAGGGGGAGAAGCGAGCGACGACTTACGAGGCGAAGCGCTGACGTGTCGCGCCTGTTCGAGCCCAGCTTGGTGTACCCGTCCGACTCCGAGGGCGGGCGCTACGTCGAGTTCGAGGGCCCCGTCGTCGAGGTCGGCGCGCCCCTCGACGCGACCAGCGACTTCCTGGAGACGCCGGTCACCGTGCGGACCGAGAAGGGTGACCTCCGTGGGTGGGCGAGCTTTCCGGCGCGATGGGGAGCGCCCGCGGTCGGAGACCGAGCGACCATCAGGGTGTACGACAGCGGGGGAGGCTGGTACCCCGACGACAAGGTCACAGGCTGGATCCGTGGCGCAGCGGTCAGAGCGGACGGCGCGTAACCGGTTTATTCCTGGTGAAAATCCAGGCGGGTCCACCGGCCTCGAACCAGGCCTTACAGGGAGTGCGGGCGCGTTGGTCAACGTGACCCCGCGTGCGCCCCAGGTTACCAAACGTCAGGGTTCAAGGCGTGACAGCCGGAGAGACGGCGCTTCGACCGGGTAGCTTAGCGGCAGAGCCCGTGCCCCGCCATGATGCTGCGGGACAACCACGGAACGCAGGTTCAAGTCCTGCCCCGGTCACGCTACGATAGGGATCCGATGCCCCTCCCTCGATTCTTCCAGCTCAACGACCTCAGCGACGAGCGGCACTGCCTGGTCGTCGCGGAGGACCTGGATCACGCTCGTCAGGTAGTTCGCGACGTCGCCATGGAGTTCGACGGCGAGTACGCGTACCGCCTCGACGAGGCAGAGGCTCGAGGCATCGCCGTGTGGATGGAGCTGGCTGACACGGACGCGGCGCGGAACTCGGTGCGCACCAGCCTGAGCGCGCGCGGTCACATCGCGCGGCCGCTGGTCCAATGCGAGCTGTGGGAGTGGTTCTCGACGATCGATTAGCTCAGCCGGACAGAGCGGCGCTTTCCTAAAGCGCAGGTCGCAGGTTCGACTCCTGCATCGATCACGGAGGCATTGATGGCGAACAAGCTGAAGGCACAGAACCAGGAGATCCGGGCCGAGATCGCGAGGAAGATCGCGGAGGACCTCAGGCGGAAGAATCCCGGCTGGTCGCCGCAGAAGATCAACGACGCGGCTTTCAAGGCCGCGGATCTGCAGATCAAGCAAGGCTATGCGAAGCCACCCAAGCCGTTGGCGGCGACCCCCGAGCCCAAGGAGGCGGAGGCGCGGGACGCGCTTGCACGAAAATGGGCCAAGGCGCTGGCACGGCAGAATCCGAGCTGGTCCGAGCAACGCGTTGGAACGGCTGCCTACAGGGCCGCAGACGATCAAATGCGACGAGATGCAGGCGAGGTCACGGAGGTCGACGCCTCACACGGTTCGCGACGTTGAGCACCGTCGACGTGGTCGTGATGGACGTGTTCGACTCGACGTCGAAGCTCTGCGCGGATCTCGCGAGGGCGCTGTGCTCGCGCGGCTACAACGTCAATCACCTGCGCGAGGCGTCGGCCAAGAAGGCGACGCGCTACCTGGTTCGATGACTCGCCCGACGGACGCAGTAGCGGTCACGAGGACCAGAAGGCCGCCTCGACCGCCGCCTCGACCGCGACCACGTCCAGCTGGGGTTGCACACGCGGACGACGGATGCGCACGGTGATCGCCTCCGGGTCTGAGCGCGCGTCTTGCGCGGGGTCGAGCGGGGCCCGCAGATTTTTCGCGCTCTGTCGACCTACAAGTCCCTGTATCAACGAAATTAGGCGCATGGCATTGAACAACAGCAATAACGAGACCAAGAGGACGGCCGCGTTCGAGATCGGCGACAAGGTCGAGCACACGAACTCGCATCGAATCGGCGCGGTCCAGGAGGTCCGTCCCTGGCGTGACGGCACGCTCGAGCTGCGCGTGCACGTCGAGGCGCTCGACGTCTGGTGGAATTCTCAGCACGTCAGGAACCTGACTGAGGAAAACGTTATGAAGATGCTAGAGGTCACGATCACAATCAAGCTGAAGGTCCGGGACACCGACGATAAGCTCAGCGATTGCCTGGCTGCCATGGACGCGGCGAAGGACCTTCTGGCCGAGACGCCGGGGCACGTGCTGCTCCGCGCCCGCCAAGGTCAGTTCGGCGGGACGCTGGTGTCGATAACGCGGTTGCGGCGGATGCGGTGGGGCGGGATCATGGACGCCGGCGAGTCCTCGCCGCCGCTCGCGGTCGACGCGTCCGTCGAGGAGTAGTCGATGCCTCGCGAGACACCGAAGCTTGTCCTGACGTCGGCGAAGGCCGCCGCGACCACGTACTCGTTTCAGACGACCGGGGATGGGTTCAGGTCCTGGGCCCTGTGCACGGTCAACGACCAGACGGGTGAGCTGCTCATCACGAGCGACTGGGGCAGCTGGTCGCATCGCTGGCACGCCTCTCCTGAGGCGCTCGGCGCGCCGACGCTGACCGCGTTCATCGGCGGTCGCGGGGACATCGACTACCTCGCGCGCAAGCTCCAGAAGGAGGGCCGCGCGGGCGTGTGCTTCTCCGCGCTGAAGACGGCGCGGGAGCTGAACCGCCTGCTCTGCGCCCGGCGGCTCGAGGATGGTCGCGAGCAGCTGGAGAACCGGCGCGAGCCGGAGGACTGGGGGCGCCAGCGGGACCGCTACACGGAGGCCGGGCTTCCCCTGTTCAGTCATCGCACGGTACCGACACCGAGCTGGAAGGATCCGACGCGGACCGAGCGGCTTCGGTACCTGACCGCGGAGAAGGCCCGCGAGCTGTGGGACGCGATCGAGTCTCTGGGCGACGAGTGCGATCGCAGCTCGGACCTGTTCTGGGAGCGTCTGCCCTCGATCTCCGGGTTCACCGACTACGTCACCGACGATCCCTGGGGGCACGGGCAGACCGAGCAGACCTTCGAGGACAAGGCGCTGCGCGACATCGTGCTGCCTGCGCTGATCGCGGCGTGCAAGACGGTAGCGGCGGCGCGCGAGGAGGCCCCGTGAGCGACACGTACTACTACTACTACTACTACTACTTCGAGTGCCTGAACTGCGACTGCGGGCGCGACGTCGTTCTCGACATCCGGGTCAAGGATGGCGGGAAGGCGTTCATCGCCTTCGACTGTCCGGTCTGCCGCAAGCCCATGGACTTTCGCGGGCGGGACGCCGCTGACGCCGACGGCTACCCGGTCCGCGTGCAGCCTGAGCTGGTCCGCGAGATGATCAAGCTCGTGTGGATGCAGGTCGGCAGGATGAAGAACCCGTGGACCAACGTCGCGATGTCCGCCGACGACGATGCGGCAATCCAGCGCGCGCTGACTTGGTATTCGATGCAGATCGAGCTGGGTCGCGCGATGTTTGCGGTCGTCTGCGGCGGAGAGACCGCGACCGAGAAGCTCCTGCGACGGGGCCTCGATTTCCTGCGGGGGCGACCGTGACGATCTACGACCGAACCGGCGACGTCGTCACCATCAACCGCCTGGCCACGATCGAGGACGTCGAGAAGCTCGAGGGCCGAGACTTAGACGCGCGGGATCTTGAGGCCCTCGAGAACGGGTCCTACGTCGTCGTGATGCAGGACGACGGGTCCGAGCGCCTGTATCACCAGGCGTTCTTGCGGGCTACGAACGGGTCGGTGGAGATCGGCCAGGTGATCGACGCCATGATCGCGGCCCAGGACGCGGTCATGAAGGCTACGGCGTCAGCACCCGCTCGGTTTCCGCCGACGCACGTCATCGACCAGGCCGGTCAGCCGTACGGGTCGGAGCGCCGCTGCTGCAACCGTTGCGGGCAGATGTTGGTGCCGGGCATGATCGTCGTCGACTCGGTTGCGGCGTGGTCGGATCTGCCGCCGGAGCGGCGATGCGACAGAAAGGAAGCTCGATGAAGGCCTACGAAGAGTTCCACTCGACCCGAGAGGAGCACGGCCTCCTCGAGCGCGAGCTGGTGATGCAGACCGTCCGCGCGTGCAAGACGATGACCTACCGCGACGACGTGCTCGAGTCGCAGATGCGCCTGTTGCTGACGAAGGAAGGCAGCGGATGAACGGGTACCTTGCGTGCGACTACTGCGGCAAGGAGATCGACGACACGCCCGAGGACAACGTTTGGCACGGCGTGACTCCGTACCCCGGCGATCCGGACCACACGGGGCTGTGCCTCGCGTGCGGCGGGGACCCGGAGGCCCGTGCGATCCGCAAACGCATGGGTTGGGCGTTGACCGCGTTCGTCGACGCCCGCATCCCGATCATCCGGAACGCGCTCAAGCCCGCGAATCTGGCGAGCTTCGAGAAGATGACCTACGAGGAGAAGGCCAACGTGGTGACGCGGATGGTCGTCCGCGGTGTGATCGTGTGACCGTGGTGTCCCCTCAGGACGCGCAAGGGCTGGCCTGGCGCGCAGGCGAAGTGATACGCTGCTTATCTCATAAGCGGAGGACACCCATGGGACACGACATACGCTCGACCCCGGAGGCGTTGGCGCAGGTCCGCGCCGTCATAGCGACAGTGGAGGACAAGAGCGAGACCGTGCGGCACGGTCGAGCGGTCCGGAAGTACCGGGAGGAGCGCGAGTTCGCTGGCGCCGAGGACCCGCCGTGGTGGGTCGACCTCGGTGGCGAGGGCGAGCCATGCTAGCCCAGGCCGTCGCGTCGGTGGCGGGGACTCGTCGATGAGCCTCGGAGCCATCACGCCGCCGGGCATCGGATTCGGGGCTGGCTGGAAGAACTCGCGCGCCAAGGCTCGTCGCCGAGCCGCCATCGCCCGATGGGCCATGGCGCAGCAGGCGATCGGAGACGCGGAGGTTACCGCGCAGATGGTGACGTCCTATCAGATTCGCGCTCTGTGGCGCCTCTGCATGGACGGTTCTCCGCTCGCGGAGGACTGCGCGGTCGCTCTTGGCGAGCTTGTTCTCGCCGACGGAGATCTCGACGACAACAAGGCTATGGCGATCGACAGGATCGTCGACGCCATCAACACGCGGGTCCGATCTCGCGCCAAGGAGACCTGACATGCAAGCCCTCATCGTGATCGTTCTGTGCGCGGCCGCCGGGGTCATCTACGTCATTTATTGTGTCCGAAAGGACCGTCGCGTCGAACGAGAGCTTCAGGTCGTTGTGACGACGCTGTCTCCGGGACCGAAGGTCCGCGAGATGACGACTATGAGGCCTAACCCGATGCGGTCTCGCAGCCTGGCTAGTGGATCGCAACCGACGTTCACGCCGGCCGAGGTGGACTCGGCCGTCCTGGGGCGCGCGGACACGGAGCTGCACCACGCGACCCCAGCCTGCGCCGGGGCCCCGTCGCACGATACGTTCAGTGGCGGGCATCATGATGCCTGCTCGACGCACGACTCGTCGTACGGCGAGGGGTTCGACGGAGGCGGTCACCGCGGGGGCTGACCCGGATGGCGACAGCTCCTTGGTATAAGCAATCGAAGGAGAGCGTCATGAAGGACGACGTTACGCGTCGCGTCGCCGGCCCCGCGGTCGCTGCGTTCGACGCGCAAGTTGAGGCCGAGGAGGCCGGTGTCTTGTTCACGCCCGATCAGTGGTCTTTCGCGCGCAGGACCCGCCTGGATAGGTTGCCGACGCCGCGGGCGCGCGGGTCGGTGCCGCCGCCGACGACGACAGCGCCCGCGACGTCGGAGCGCGTCACGCAGGAGATGGCGGCGGAGGATCTGGAGAGCCTGGTCCGGCGCTGCAGGAGAAGCCTGGCGCACACCTGCCCTGCCAGGCCAAAATAGCGCATGTTTCCTCGTTCGCGCGTCGGCCGAAAGCCGGATGACTCTACGCGCGATGATCGACGGCCAAGGGCGGACGTTGCGGGCAGGACGCCCTCCGTTGAGCGACGAGGTCTTTTTTCCCGACTCAAGGAAAGCGAGACGGCATGGCGATAGCGAAGACGGACGGCGTCAATCTCGGACAGGCTCAGGCGATCGCCGGGACCGAAGAGCCAGATCCACGACGACAAGGACCACGCCTCCGGCGACTTGGTGATCAAACGCTGGTTCGCGGAGAAGGAGGGCTTAATATGATGCGACTAATACTCATACGATTCGGGATTGTACTAACGATATCATTGCTGACGTTTATGATTCTACATTTGCTTTCCTATTCAAATTTAGACGATGAACAGAGGGGGTTAATCGCTGGCATGGTCGCCGGTATTCTTACCGGAGCCGTTTCGACTCACATGAAATAGACAATGAAGGAGGGATATACGGTGGAGAACGAGGAGTATGTGCCCACGCTGGCGGAGTGGGATGAGCTGGTCCTGCTCTGGAATCGATCCCGGACGATGTTCTCGAGCACTCTCGCCATCGGCGTCGTGCCGAGGGCCGCGTGGGTGACGAAGAACTTCGTCGAGGCGCACCCCGGTCGGGCGCCGCACCGGGCCGTGTACGCCTGGTTGACGAAGAACCTCGAGGTCGCGCGAGGGTCATCTCCCGCGTCCGGTCTCAAGGCGACCGTCTGGCACGACGAGCCGACCGCGGTCCACAAGCGAGCCTCGAAAGGAACCCCGCATGAGCACATCACGACGTCCGCTGGCCCCGACGCCCCTGAGGCACTGGCCGCCTGTCCGCGCGTCCATCGACAAGGATGACGTGACGGTCATCTTCACGACCGGCGAGCCCGACGGCCTGGACGGAGCCATGGCGACGTGCGCTAGCGCGGCCGAGGCGTCGGCTCTCGCGCAGTTCGTCAATAGGCAGAGCTGCGTCCCGGTGACGCCGACGCCCACGCCTGATCAACGGCGAACGAGTCGCGGATGAGCCCCGCCGCGCAGGACGTCGCGGCCGTCGCGATGGTCATCTACGGGCTGATCGTGCTGTGGGTGGCGTTCCGACCCAAAAAATAAGTGTAGGGTTTCGGGTTGGTTCGCCGCCTTACCGGTGCCGGCGGCCCTATATTTTGGAGGTGACGACCATTACGTGCCCCAGCCCCAAATGCCCGATGTGCCAGCGCGAAAGGTGCCTGGCGTGCGATCAACTCGACGACCGACCCCTGCCAGGATGCGCGCACGACCGTCTCGAGCGTCACGAGAAACCGCATCTCGCCGTGGACCGATCCCACACGGTCCGATTGGACGAGGGGAGCGAGTTCCTGGAAAGCGCGCGGGGTGGCCGGACGCCGACCAAGCCCATGCTGCGCCTGACGGGCGGCTCGATCGACGCGGACTTCGCCGACGCCGACGCGGCGGCTGAGTTCCTTGAGATGGTCGCGCGCGTCCTGCGCGAGAAGAAGAAACTTCGAATCATCATCGAATAGTAATGCGCTACTACCTGGACACTGAGTTCGACGAGGACAAGGATCACCTTGTCCTGTTGAGCTTTGCGCTGCGCGCCGCCGACGGGCGCGAGCTGTACCTGGTCTCGACGGACTTCAGCACTGCGACATGCACCCCGTGGGTGCAGGCCAACGTGCTTCCGCATCTGCACGCGCTCGCCTCAAAGGGCGACCTGCAAGCTGCGTACCTCATGTCCAAGGACCGGTTCGCCGAGCAGATCGAGCTGTTCCTCTGCAACGACGGGAGCCCCGAGTTCTGGGGCTACTACTGCGCCTACGACTGGTTCCTGTTCTGCCGGCTGTGGGGTGGCATACTTCGAATGCCCAACCGCTTCCCGAAGGTCTGCTACGACCTCGAGCAGCTCGCTGGCGTCCTGCTGCCAGGCGTGAGCTACAAGAGCGACAACCCGCCGGAGCAGCCGGAGCACAACGCGCTGGCCGACGCCCGCTGGAATGACCAGCTGTTTCGGTGGATCCTGGAGAAGGCAGATGCGCAGGCTGAGCGCGACGGTCATCAAAGCCCCGAGCTGCGGCGCGGGGTCGACTCGTTTATATCAAACGCGAGGTTCACCAAATGAGCGACATCGACAGGCTGCAGGACGCGGTGATGGTCGCCGTCGCGAAGGCGGCCGCGCATGGGGGCACCGCCCTGGGCCTCGGCGACGCGATCGACTCGATCCCCAGCGCGCTGATCGGGCTGCGCCACGCCGCGCGGCTCGACTTCGTGGATCGGTACGCCACGGCCAGCAAGGCGCTCCACGGGAACTGGACCAGACGGGTCGGGACGCCGGGCTACGCGAAGCCGCTGTGGATGGCGATCGACAACGCGATGACCGCGTTCGCTCGGGAGGTCTCCATCAGCGTCGGCTTCGAGGGATCGTGGGTCCCCGTAGAGCGCCCCGCGCGCCCGGCGCGGGTCGGGGACTATTACAGGTTCACCTACCTGAACGAGCCGCAGTTTGACAGGGTGCTCCGCGTCGAGCGGACGCTTGGGGATGGCCCGGAGGGCCTGGTGTTCTTCGAGGACCACAGCCTCGGCAAGCAGAAGAACCTGGGCAAGCCGGGCGCGGAGAGGGTGCCCGTGTGATCACGGCCGACCAGCTGCTCCTTCACATCGTCGGCGACTACGTCATCCAAAGTGATTGGATGGCCACCGAGAAGACCAAGCGCAGCCTCGCCGCTCTCGCGCACGTCGTCTCCTACGCGCTGCCGTTCCTCCTGCTCACGCGATCGATCGCCGCGCTGGCGGTGATCGCCGGCACCCACTTCGTCATCGATCGGTGGCGGCTCGCGCGGTACGTGTGCTGGGCGAAGAACCGCGTCTGGCCCGGCTGGCGACCGTGGTCCGAGTGCGTCGGGACTGGGTACCCGGCGGATCGGCCGCCCTGGCTCACGACGTGGCTGATGATCGTCGTCGACAACACGATGCACGTGGTCATCAACGGCGCGGCGCTGAAGTGGCTGGCGTAGCCCCGGCGCACGACGTGCCCGCGGCGGGGACCCTCGTGCAGATATCGTACTGCGCCCGGTGCGGCGCCGCGTACTTCGACCGCGGGCCGTGCGTTCCCGACGGTCAGGAGAAGATCCGGCGTCGCGCTCCGCCGTTGCCGAGCCGACGATAGGGATGGACTTGCCGCGCGCGGTGCGTATCTTGTCCTCATGGGCCTGCCTGTCAACCACGCGCTCCGAGGCGTCGCCGAGCCGACGCTCGACGAGGTCATGCGCCTGGTCGAGTTGGCGGACACCGGCGGGCACTGGTACTGGCTCGGTGATGTCGCCAGGGATGGTCTCGACCCGGTCCCGGTGATCAAGCGGGACGGTAGCCAGTGGGTCGTCGTCCGGCTCCTGGTCCCCGCGACTGGACGGGTTCGCCGCGTGAACCGCTGCGGGCTCCGCACGTGCGTCAACCCGGACCACTGGGCCGTGGTTCACGTCGAGGACGGGGTGACGCTGACCGACTTTGACGGCGCCGGCTGGCGTCGAGCGTGAGTTCGGCTAACGCGATAGTTCGACCATCGGACGCGGTTTGTCGTCGGCGCATGGGTGCCTCAATTCGCTGCACGTAGGATCGCGCGAGCTGGTCCATCGTGTATATGGTGAGTTGTCCCGTCTCGATCGAGCGATGCGAGCCGGAGCGTGGAGGTGCGCGCGCGGCGTCGGCGGGTTGGCGTGGCGCCAGGGTCGGGTTCCTCCTCGCTCGAGAGACGCCTCCGAAAGGAACGACCCAATGAGCCTTCCCGAGAGCTTCATCCGACCGCCGACGCACGAGGAGACCGCCGCTGACGTCGCGGACGCCGCGGCCGTCGAGAGCCCATCTCCGGCGCCCGCGGCGCGGCTGGTCGCGCGGATGTTCTGGTGGCTGGCGCACCACGCCGTGGCTCGACCGCTCGCCCTGGTGTTTCCGGTCCGCCACATGTTCCGGTTCTCGGCGTGGACGCTCGGCCGGCGTAATATGTAGGCATGAACCACGGAAGCCGACGGGGGCTGATCGGCCTCCCCGAGGGCGCCAGGCGCCCCTCTACGCCGATCGAGCGCCTGACCTTCAGGCGGGACGGAATCACGCACCGGGCCGCCAAGCAGCGCGGCGCCGGCTGCATCGGCGGAATCGACAACTGGTGGCTGGAGTCGTGCTGCGGCATCCAGGTCGTCATGACGTCGATGGCCTCGCCGACGGGGCTCGTCGACTGTATGACGTGCCTCGTGCTGTCCGACTTTCTGATCGACTAAACAAGGAGATTCGATGTGATGGACGTCGACTGCCTGTGCTGCATCCCCGCCTCCGCGCCCGCGCGCGTTCGCGAGGACGGCTCGTGGAGGGACGCCGCCGGCGTGGTTCACGCGGTGAACGCGACGGGGGTCGAGCCCGACATCGACTTCGGTCGCGAGACTGCCTGTGGCTCCGCTTCGTGGGATCCGGACAGCCCGCGTGACTATCCGGCCTCGACTGACGAGGACGTCGACTGCATGACGTGCATCGTCAGGCTGGCGAGGCCATGCCGAGCGTAGCGGAGGTTCTGCTGCGCGCGATGACGATATCCGACGACGAGCAGCGCAGGTCATTCCTGGTGGACAACCCGGTCATCGTGCGTCGGCATGGAATGGTCCATCGGGTCGCCGGGTACGAGCGTAGGTCGGCCACCTGGATGACGTTCTGCGGAGTCTCGTACGAGGGCAACGCGTACGAGGACGACGTCGGCGAGGGTGAGATCGACTGCATGACGTGCCTGGTGGCGCGGCGATGAACGCTGACGACGCCTGGGCGCTCGGTCGACTCGTCGAGTTCCCGGAGCTGGAGGAGTGCACCTCTGTGCGCGTGACGATCGATGGGATCACGCATCGCGCGCTGAGCGAGGACGCCACCGGATGGCGGACCCTCTGCCGGTCGCACCGCTTGGCTGTCTTCGGCGGCCGCGCGTACGCCATCATCGGTGTGCCGCTGCACACCTACGACTTCTCTGCAGCCGACGTCGACTGCCTGTGCTGCATCCCCGCAGGGGGATGACCTATCATTTCGTGGTGAACCCCCTGTCTTTTTTGGCCATCCTGGAGCACGTGGAAGCCGCCGCGCCGCGCCGCCCGTGGACCACGTCGGTCAAGACCGCGGAAATCAAGACGGGTCCCCGGACGTTCTTCGTACACGTCCGGGTCCCCGATAACGTCGCGGGTCGCCTTCGCGAGGTACAGAGGCAGGTCATCCCGGACGCCGCGCGTCACCAGGAGATCGACCACGTCACGCTGGTACACGTGCCCAAGCCCCGTGAGGACGAGCACCGTCCGGATCGGGTGAACGAGGCGATCGACGCGCTCCGGGCCGTCGGCGCCGACCACGAGCCGATTCGCGCGCGGATCCAGGGCTGGGGCTACTTCGACGGCGCCGAGAAGGATGGCAAGGGCACGACCGCGCTCGTGGCGCTGCTGGACGCGCCCGGGCTGGAGCACCTGCACGTGGGTATGTCGAACGCGCTCAAGGAGCACGGCATCAAGCCGAGCGAGGCCCACGTGTTCACGCCACACATCACGCTGGGGTACCTCGAGCAGCACGGTCGGGCCGATCGACCGCTGCCGCCGCTGTCGGGCAGCTTCACGATTGACAGGGTGCACGTCGCTACGCGCGGGCACCACGAGGTCCCGTTGACGGGCGGGGCGGGTCTCGCGAAGGCCGCTGCGCTTCATGTGCTGAACATGAAAGGAGTTGCGTAATGGCGATGCCTACTGCTGTCAAGTCGTGGGCGGCCGGTCTGCTTCCGAACCAGCGAATCACGTTCGTTTCGCTGTTGACGACGCTCGGGACGTACATCACCGGGATCGCGAATCAGCTCATCAGCAGGGGTTATACCTGCGTCGGATCGAGCAACGGGGTCACAGCGGCGATGGACGGCGTCAACCGCTGCACCACGCCTTCGGGCTTCGCGGTCCGCGCTGCGAACACGACTACCGCGCAATCATGGATTGTAATCTCCGACGGCGTAACGCAGACGCTGTTCACATTCACCGGGGCGTCCGATGACATCGCCCGGATCTCGTTCTCGCCCGGATCCTTGTTCGTTGTGGCGGGAACCGCGACGTTTGCCCCGACCGCGACCGACGAGCAGGTATTCATCAGTACAGTATCGCTCATTGGCGCTACCGCCTCATCGGACCGCGTGTTCACCGTCTGGGTGGACAGTACGCACCGCCTCTGGCGTGCCGCTATTTTCCGTGCCAGCATCGTGGCGGCCCCGCTGATCGGCACCGAGTTGTTCGACGCATCGCCATTGATTGGCGTCTCCGCGTTGCCCGCAGTGTGGGGCTTTGCGCAGGCCGCGAGTCTACTCGCAGCAACCAACAGTGCTGGTGCATACAGCGCGAATGCGGTCGGTGGCCTGTGCAAGACGAGCGGGAACGCGAGCACGCAGCTTGGCGGGACCATCCTGGCGATCAATGGCGCCTTAAACGACCCGGCTATCCTAACGGCCAATGGTAGCCTGTTCGCGGTGCGGTCGCTCGGGCTCGCAAGTGTAAGCGGTGGGTGCGTCGGCATTGTCGGCAACCGGTTCGACTGGTACGCCAGCAGCGACTCCCAGGTCTGCGGCGCGCTCGGCGGCGCCGCGACCGGCAAGGACTGGGTGCAGCTCAACAATTCGTCTTCTGGCGCCGCCGGAGTTCTGTGGCCTTGGGATGGTGTAACCGCTAGCTGCGTGACGGCATGACCATTAATGGGACTCAGTTAACTGATACAACGGTGTTTCTGGGACGGTTGTGTTTACACGGCGGACTGCTTTTAGCCGATCGGCCCTCTATAATTTTGCTGTTGACCAACGGGATCAGCCGGGGGATGACTTTGATTGAAGCAACGCAAGGCATAGCCAAGCATGTCTCAACAATAATTAGAGACGCTAGCACGGGGCTCGGAGCCAACCTCACGCCTGCTCTGCTTGCGGCCCTGGTTGTCCAACTAAAAAAAGGCGGCCTCACTGTTTACGCAACCGTAGCCCCCGTGTTGACAGCGGTCGGAAGCTCGGGATTGCTGGACTTGGCATTGACCGGCGTTCATCTCGACACCTTTGGGGTTTCCGCGATTAATATTACGGGGCCTGGGATCGTGCCCAATGACGATTTATTTATCGATGTAATCGCGGTGAATAAAACAGATGTGGTTCGCGGTGGAATGACCGCTCTTCCAAACGTTGTTGCCGCCGCCAGCGGTGGACTGCCTACCATAGGCGTTACGATTCCAAACGCAACCGCCGGAACGTCGCTTGGTTTGGCACTAAAACAGAACGTCGATGATGCAACCGCCGGCGTCACCACCGCTGTGAACTCACACACTGACACCGCGACGTCTGGCGTCACCACCGCTGTGAACTCACACACTGACACCGCGACGTCTGGCGTCACCACCGCTGTGAACTCACACACTGATACCGCGACGTCTGGCGTCACCACCGCTGTGAACTCACATACAGATGCTGCCACCTCAGGTATCGCCTCGGCTGAAACCGTGCGTGACGCCGTGTTGAATGCGTTGATGCAAGACCATGCTACGCCAGGAAGCGTTGCTGATGGCATTGCCATTGCGTCTGGTCTTCTTCAGGGAAATTTTTTGATGGACAACGTCAACAACACAGACTCCAATGGGCAAACCGCCGCGCGGATCCGGTTATGGCGAAGCTCCGCGGCGCTTGCGAGCGCGACGCCTGGTGGAACAGGCGAAGGAGAGTTCGCTATGTTTTCGGTTTCAACCTCGTATTCGAGCCCGGGTAAGATTTTAGTTCATCGCGTTACGAGAATCGCATGAGCGGCTCCAGTCTTGTAACCAAAGGACTCGTTGTTCCAGGGGCCCCGGCGAGCGGGCCTTCTGAAATATCCATCTTACCCTCGGGGTTTGCCGTCCGAACGGCGTTCTCGACGATTCAATCAGGGGCCCGGGTGACCGTAGTGGTCCCCACTGCGATCAACACCTGCCTCATCGCCGCGGAGAACATCACCGACAACCTGCGGGCGCAGCAGGCCAGCGATCTCGAGCTGCCATCGCTGTACAAGCGGGCGTTCCTCGTGGCCTACGAGACGGACGAGATCGCCCTCGTCCGGAGGTGACCGCCATGGATGACGTGGAACCCCGCGCTCGGGACATCGCCAACCTCCGGATCGAGGTCAGCACGCTGTCGGAGCAGGTCAGCGGGGCCTCGCTGCCCAAGGCGCTCGCCTCGATCCGGTGCACGGTGACGATGGCGGCGATCCTGGTGTCCGTCGCACTGCTCGCGTCGTCCGCCATCCACGCGTGCGCCGCGCGGGAGGTCAGGGATCTCCGCGGCCGCGTCGAGCGCCTGGAGGCCCGCGAACCGAATACTCCGATGCGTTGACCTTCATGATGTTGGATGGCGTGGGGTCACGCTGCTTTATCCCCTGGAAATGTTTATCGGACGAGCAAAGCATGGGGACGCTCTTGCACCTCGTTTCACGCTCTGCGAAGAATAGGTGATGGTTGATGAAGACCCTCTCGGTACGTATTGGCGGGCCGGTGATGGTTGAGACGAAACCAGGTCGGTTTGTTCGGCCAACTGACCCCGACGGGTCTCGTGATGAGTACGAGGCGCGGTTGCGCCTCGGTGCGTGTTCACCTCTTGAAAAAAAGGATGCAAAATAATGGCAAGGCCGGACTGGGACACCTACTTCATGCGCGTGGCGTACCTCGTGGCGACGAGGGCGACCTGCGATCGCAAGCACGTCGGTGCGCTCGTCGTCGATCCCTACCACCGGATCGTCGCGACCGGGTACAACGGCGCCCCGTCGGGCATGCCGAGCTGCGACGAGGTTGGGCACGAGCTGAACGACAACCACTGCGTCAGGTCGCTTCACGCCGAGTCCAACGCGATCGACTTCGCGGGCCGGCTGGCGATGGGGTGTACGATCTACGTCACGGTGACCCCGTGCTACGACTGCGCGAAGCGGATCGTCAACGCGGGCATCGCGCGGGTCGTCTGGGACGAGTTCTACGCGGGTCGGTACGGCAAGAGCGGGCAGGTGGGCGAGTTCCTGGGCTCGGCGGGCATCGAGACGTCGCAGATGGCCCCGGACCAGATGCTCGCGTTCAGGAGCTTCCTGAAGACCCTCGACACCCCGGCCGCCTGATCAACGTGCGGAACGACCAGCTCGAGGCGATCTCCCGCGCGGCGCTCGCGCACGACGTCGATCCGACGCCCTGGGACGACGCGCCCGCGTGGCGCCGCGCGGCGATGACCGCGGTGGCGCTGGCCTCGATAGGCGCGTCGGGGCTCAGCCGCGCGGATCACGCGTTCTCCGCGTGGTTCCTGTCGATGACCACGTCCGGGTGGAAGTGGGGACCGGTCTTCGACGAGCGGGAGCGCATGCACCCCGGCATCGTCACGTACGGCGGCGGTCTTCCGCGCGCGGACACGCCGCGCTGGACGGCCCTGGTGGACGCCGTTCGCGCGGAAGCTAAGGTCGTCGGCCTGTGGGTGACCGAGTGAGCGCCGTGTTCGTCTTCGGCAGCAACCTGGCCGGCCGTCACGGCAAGGGCGCCGCGCTGGACGCTCGGGTCAAGCACGGAGCGCGGCTCGGCGTCGGCGAGGGGCGGACGGGAAACGCGTACGCCATCCCGACCAAGGACGCGCAGCTGCGCACGAGGCCCCTCGAGGGTGTTCGCGCTTCTGTGGAGACGTTCAAGCGCTATGCGACGGCCAATCCTGACCTTGTTTTTCAGGTCACGCGGGTGGGCTGTGGGTTGGCGGGATACACAGATAGTCAGATTGGTCCGATGTTTTCGGATGCGCCGGATAATTGCATGCTGCCTGAGGAATGGGTTTGTTTCCGAATGTCTGAAAAAGACCAACATGGTTCGTTTACGGACAAAATCGCGCAGGGAGAAGTCATCGCGTTCACTGGTCATCGACCGGACAAGCTCGGTGGATGGAACCTGGCACATCCGGTCGTAGGCCAGGTCAAGCTCGCCATACGAGGCTCGCTAGTCGACCTTCAGCCGTCGATGGTGATATCGGGGATGGCGCTTGGCGTGGACCAGTGGGCGGCCCGTGAGAGCGTCGCCATCGGCGTTCCGTTCACGGCCGCGCTGCCGTGCGACGACATGGACGCGGCCTGGCCCCCGCGGTCGCGGGCTGAGTTTCGCGAGCTGCTGGCGCTCGCGGCGCGCGTGCACGTCGTCTCGCCTGGGCCGTATAGGCCGTGGAAGATGCAGCGAAGGAACGAGTGGATGGTGGACAACTCGCAGCGGCTCGTCACCGTGCACGACGGCTCGTCGGGCGGGACCTTCAACTGCATCATGTACGCCGAGAGCGTGGGACGCCTGATCCACCCGCTTCGCTGGCGGGAATGATCCGATTCGCGTTGACGGACGCTCGTGGTCTACCCGATAAACATCACATGCCGAAGATTGCAACCAAATTCACCGCTGACACGATCATCAAGGTCGGTCGTCGGAGCCTAGTCGTGAAGACGCCGATCGATCTCGCGGACATCCGCGGCGACGACGCGGGCGCCGTCATGACGGAGTTCGCGAGCGCCAAGGTCCGGGACTCGATGAAGGTGTCGATCGCCAACCTTCCGGCGTTGAAGAAGGCCCACAAGGCGTACAAGAAGGCGCATCCGTAGCCCGCGAGGAGCCGCGGGGCCCCTGGTTGACCTTTTCCGGGCTGAGGCTGGAACAGGTCAACCAGGGGTTTATCTTTTCCGGGCTGAGGCTGGAACAGGTCAACCAGGGGTTTATCTTTTTGGAGGGGAGGCCAAAAAAGGTCGCCAAATCGGGCAAAAGACCCCGAGGAGAAACATGCCTGATCCCAAAACCCGCGAGCTTCCCAATCCGATCGAGGAGACCATCAACTGGTGCCGGCACAATCGGCCTGACTGCGTCGAGCATCTCGAGCGCATCTACAGGACCAATCGCAACAAGTCGGACGAGAGCAGCCAGGCGTTCCTGCTCCTGATCTCGCTCGGCTTCGCCGCCGGGCGCGTGTTCCAGGCCGCGCCTGCTCACGATGAGGTCCCGCTGCTCAGCAAGTCGCCCTATCATTAGAAACACCCCACAAAGGGGCATAAGGCATTGAGGAGGAAAACGTCCATGAACGCTTTTGTTGCGGTGTTTCTAGTCATGTTTATGGCCGCCTGCAGCGCGGACGCGCAGGACGGCTCGGTGCTTCGAGGTCCCCCGGGGCCCGACGGGATGGTTGGTTCCGCAGGACCCGCGGGGCCCGCGGGGCCCGCGGGTCCTGCCGGGGTCGCTGGTCCCGCGGGCCGACAGGGTGATCACGGCGCACCCGGCGCGACGGGGTCACCCGGACCGCAAGGCTCGCCCGGCCCCCAGGGCTTTCCTGGGCCTCAGGGACCCCTCGGTCCTGTGGGACCCGCGGGCGCGTCGATCGTCGGCCCGTCAGGACCCACGGGCCTCCAGGGTCCGCAAGGCCCCTCGGGAACAGGCCCCGCGGGCCCCGCAGGACCTCGCGGCAATGCCGGACCCGCGGGCCCCGCGCCCATCGCGTACGCGAAGGACGGTCACCGGCTCGGGCTGTTCGTGGGCAGCGTCAGCTTTCCTACGGCCAGCGTTGGGATGACCGGCTCGTTCGTGACGTTCGGTACCGATGCGTTCTCGGTGTCGGACGGGCTGTTCGTGTCGATGGCACCGACGCCGATCTACTTCACGCAGGCGGGATGTCTCGGCCAGGCGTTCATCGCGGCGGCCGACGCCGACGGCGGAATCGCGAACCAGCTCTGGTGGACGACGACGCAGATCTACCAGCGGGGCTCGACCACGGCGACGAACATACAGGCCGCGTCTAAAATGGTCGCGGACACGTGTGTGGGCGTCGGCATTACGACGATCTCGACCTACGTCGCCTTCGTCCTCCCCGTCGCGTACAACATGAAGTCCACGCTGCCGTGGACGATCGTCATCGAGTAGCTCACACAAACGTCGCCTTCGTCCTCCCCCGACGAAGCCGCAGGCGAAACCGGGTCGAGTCACCTCCCCCACTGAACGCTCGACCCGTTCCGGTCGGAACTGCCCTACCGACGCTGAAGAAGCCAGGGCACGTGGAAGGCAGTAAGCGCGTAGGCTATTCCGGCCTGCGCGAGTTGTTACCAAACCGCCCTGTTCGGGCAAGGAGATATTATGCGTATTTCTCATCGCTGTGTTGTTTCGTTTATTGCAGTTCTGTTCATGTTGTTTATTTCATCCATGGCATATGCTGCGGACACGGCGGCACCTGCGGGCGCGGCTCAGCCTGTTGGTGCCGCAGGCATCATTGCTGCCATCGCTGCGGGTCTTGCCGCGGTCGTGACAGCCGCTGCTGCGCTGGTGAGCGCATCCCGCAGTGGCCGCGCAGCCGCGGCCGCGACCGAACATGCCGCGACCGCAACTGCAACTGCAACGGTGGCTGTTGCGCAGTCTGCAGCTGCCGACGCTCGCGCTGCGGCGGCAGAGACCCGCGCGGCCGCGGCTGCGCAGTGGGCTGATCGCCTTGCTAGCGCGCATCAGGATGGTGTGGTTCTCTTATTGACTTATCCCGGCGTGGCCAAAAGTTCACGAGAGCTGCTGACGACTAACGGTTGGCGCGTTCTGGCGTACGCGGTGACAGATGCAGAGCTTGCACGCGGCGAACTGCTTCCGGGCGGTGAGCGTTTGCTTGCGGATGTCGCCGCGGCCGACGCTGTTGTTGTGGAGGGTCTCGATGAGGCACACGTGGCTCAGCTGGCTGGCATGCGCGACCTTCGTGATCGTGTGCGGGCGGGCGCGTCGGTGTGCTTGTACACCGGAGGTCGTAATTATCGGTATGATCTCACCCTCTGGGGGGAGTGTGACCAGGGCGTCACAATGCCCGTCACAGTTGAGGCGGCTGTTAGAGGGTCGCTTGCTCGTCGCGAGGCGACTAGTCGTCGTCAGGGTATTCGTCCAGGTCAGTTAGCCGCCGCGCGAGAGGCCCTGATTCATTGTCAGTAAAAACTACAGGAGAGACCCAAATGAACGATCCATTCGGTGGTTATCAGCCTCAAGTGCCGCTTCGCACGCACCTCACGATGCAGATTGGTGGGTTCAGCTGCCAGTTGAACATGCCGGTCGCGACGCGCTCGCAGTACGTTGGCGGCGCCGAGGTGACCTCCCGTCTCGCGCCCTCCGCGCCGGTCGGGGTGCTTCGCGTCGACGACTATCCGGGATGCCCGGCCGACTGGGCTCGCAGCAACCATACGCGAGCGAGCTACTTCTTCGCGGCCCAGCCGGGCCACATGGTCTGGCTGGACCTGCGCGCGTGCGAGCAGAACACGCATCACGTCGCCGCGCTCATATCGGCGCAGGGCATCAACGCGATCACCGGCGCGCAGATGACCCCGCCGCCGCGCCTCGAGCAGCGACCGGCGCAGAACTACATCGCCACGACGTCGGTCAGCCCCGGTCGGTTCTGGCGCGACGGGTTCTGCGGGCGCGACGGACAGACCCGGGAGTTCCTGTTCACCGAGGACGTGGGGCGCGGCGTCGCCGCCCAGGTCATCGGCGAGGATCGCGTGCATGCGTTCGGCATCGCGCTGTTCAAGTCGGCCCAGCCCAAGCCGCGCCCGGCGTACAGCGGGTATCGCGGTGGCGGCCAGATGATGGGCGGCCTCGAGGGCGTGACCCGCGGCGCGAGCCGCGGCATGGAGGTCGGCGCCGGTGCGCTGGTCAGCCAGCAGGTGGAGCAGGACAGCAGCGCGCCGGGCTTCTGGCACGGGGCCCCCGACGCCGTGTTCGTGCTGTACTACGTCAGCGCGGAGGAGCTTGCGGCGATTGTTGGCCACGGCTCGACGCCGCAGTCCGAGGGATTCATTCCGGGGCCTGTCGGCAACCCCTGAGGCTGTCTCGAGACGGCTGACCTTCGGGAGAACGATAATCAGAGTCCTGATCGGACTCAAATCACGCCCTGTTCGGGCAAGGGACTAGACATGCTTTCAACCGAATTTGATGAATATGGAGTAGATTTTGCTGAGGGGCTCAAGGCACTGCGCCGGTGGGACCGGTCGATTGCGCCGAGCGTCAAACAGTATTATACTGACCGGTCATATTCGCAAGCTGTTCGCCGATTGGCTCGATATAGCCAGTCTGGTATGGATGCCATCGACGGCAGGATCCTAGCGGCGGGTTGGTGCTGGGCGTCGCCCCGCAGGTTCCATGATGCGCTCCCGTCGTTTCTGCACTTCTGGCAGCGGGCCGTCGACCGACCCGCTATCGTTGGCAGCAGCCATAATATCGTCGACCCGGCCGACGCCTATGCTGCGTGGACTCTCGGTGTGCCGGCGGCTGCCCTGCGATTGGCGTTGATACGTGTGATCGTCCAGGAGGCGGGACGGGCCCGCCGTGCCTCGCCTGAGGCGCCTTACCCGCGTCGCATCACTCGGACGAGGCACGATAAATTGGTCCGCGCGGGGCGCGCCGCCGCTCGGACGTCAGCTGGCCTCGTCGTCGACTCGGGCGGTCATCCGCTGCGCGGTCACACCCTCGGTCTCGACGCGTGGGCGGCTCTTGGTAGGGTCTCTCCAGAGATGCAGCGCGCCGTCCTATGGTCCGTGCAGTTCATGGCGCCCGGACTGATTCGATCCAGGGATCTCCCATGGGACGTCGCGCGCCGTCGGTGCAGTGGGCCGGTTGCCCGCTCGGCATGGGCGACCGGGCGGCGACAGGTGGAGATACTCTGCGCGCAGGGGCGTCTGGGGCCATGGTCGCTATGGTTGCCTAGCGATCGGCGCGCGCTCGAGCTTTCGCGCGGTGTCCCGCCAACTGAGATGGCGCGGTACGCCCTTATGCGGTCGCACTATCATATAGGTGAGCTTACTACGCGAGAGGCCGGAATTTGGGTGTCAGCGGGACGCCCTGAGATTAGGCAATGGTACGTTGACCGCGCGTGCGACGGAGTGCGGCCCGCGATGGTCGCTGACATGCGATCGATCGTGGGTTCTGCGCGCAGTCTGCGTGTGATCAGGTGGCTGGAGTCCGTCAGCCGCCACCAGGCGCAGTGGGACGCGCTGACGAGGCAGCGTCCGCTGCCCCCGGCGGTGGCGCGGCATGCCCCGCTCGGGGCAACGTACCAGCTGGCGGCGCGTGTCGACGAGATCACTGACGCCGACATCCCGTTGCTATCGGCGGGCCCGGTGGCTGTCCTCGAGCGCGCTGCGGCGCGGTGGACACGTGAGCAGGAGGAGCGGCTCGTTGCAGATGCAACGCCATTCGCCGAAGTCGCGCCGTGGCGCGACGCTAAGGTTGTCATTGACACGACGGCGACGATCATCGTGTCCGTAATTCGGACACCGGCGTCACTGGTGCAACTTGGGCGCGAGGAGGGGCACTGCGTTGGCGGCTATGCCCAGCTGATCTCGGCCGGGACCTCGGTGATTTGTACCGCGACGGATGGTTCGGGACTCCGGTCGACCGCGGAGATCGACCCGCGACGCATGCGCGTCGCACAGCACTTTGCGGCGGCCAATACGGCGCCATCATGGCTCTCAGCCCATCGTCAAGGATTGGATGCCTGGCTCCAAATGGGTCCAATACAGCACTACTGAAACGCCCTGTTCGGGCAAGGATTCAACATGCGAAACTCAGATCGTCAGTACATTCCCACCATGCCGGCCAAGCCGGCTCCATCTCTCTGGCAGCGCGTCCGCAGCGCCGCCTCGACCGCGGTCGCCGCGGTGCGCTCGGCTGGCGCACGGGTCATCGCCTTCGTCGCGCGCAAGGCGACCGGCGCCCGCGCGGCACTTTCCCGCGTGGCCCGCGCCGCGATGACTCGGCGGCCCTGGGTCCTGACCCGTCAGGGCGCGGGCCACGCCGCCACCCGCGCCACCGTCTGGTGCCGGGACACGTGGCACCGCGTGGTTCGTCCGTTCATGCGCGTTCGCGTGACCGTGCTGGGTATTGGCGCGGCCGTGATCGGGCTCGTTGCCGCGCCCATCACGACCCTCACGGTCATGGCGGGCGCGGGCGCGGCCCTGCTCGGGCTCTCTCGGCTCATTTCCGCTCTCGAGAGTTCGGATCGGCGCGCCGCCCGCGTCGCGCTGCTCGTCATCGAATACGCCGCCCAGGCGCTCCGCGCCGTCGCGTACGCGGTCGCCGGCGGCGTCGTGATCGCCATCAGCATGGTGTCGATTCCCTTCGCCCTGACGGAGATTGCCGAGCTGGTTCTGCGCTACCTCGACGTGCCGCATGCCACCTCGCTCGCGGCCCTCGCGTTCTTCGTGATGACCGCGAGCTGGGGGCTGGCCGTTATCGAGGTCGCCTGGCTGGCGCTCGTTCATGACAGCGTCCGCAAGCCGGGCGCCGGCGTGCGGCAGGAAATCCCGCTCATCCGCATCGACGCCGATTGCGCGTGGAATGGAACCGAGGTCGTTGATCTCGTTCCAGGCACCGCGTTGGCCAGCGAGGAAGAGATGAAGAGCACGTTCGAGATGACGGACATCGAGTCCACCCCCGCCCCCGCGGGCACCCCGTGCGTGGGTTGCGATCTCGAGGATCGAAGCCCCCGGTACCGCATCGGCAACATGTCGTCGCTGTGCGGCGACTGCTTCAAGTGCCTCGTCGACGACGAGCTGATCACCGCGGCTGACCGCGGCGAGGTCAGCGCGGAGGACGTGCTCGCCGCGGCTCGCGCGGGCATTCAGGTCCCGGCCTACGTCATCATCGCGACGGGTGCCCGCCTGCGCAGCACGCGCATCGACCTCGACCGCGAGGCGATTACTTGCCGGACCGAGGCTCGCGTGCTCAGCGAGCAGGACACGTCCAAGGTCCACTGGGCTGAGACGGGCTGGTGGTTCGACGCGCGGGGGAGCCGTCGGGCTCGCCGTTGGCACGGCTTCGTCGCGGGTCGCGCGGTCGCGGAAGTTGACTACGCGTACGAGCGCGACGTTCGTGGATTCTACGTCGTCTCTCCCTCGCGCGAGGGCTCGCCCGCGCGGGGGATGGGTCCGTACCGCGCGCTCGCGTACGCGCAGGAAGTCGCGGCTGACGAGATCGCGGATCGCGTCATGACGCCGATCATCAAGACGGCGCGCCCCCAAGCCGCGCCTGTCGCAGGGTTCGCGTGGTGACCGTCGACGAGGCGCTGCGAGCCCTCCCCGATCTTCGCGCGCGCGTGGATGCCGACGACGACTATTTGCGCGAGGTCATCCGTCGGACCGAGCGCGTGCTGGGAGACCTCCGGCCCGGCTCACTCTTTGTTCCGTACTCGGTGAACGGCTCGCGCCGACAGATCCAGCTCCGTCAGTCCCGTGACGCCCGATGGCACGTGGCATGGCAGGGTGAGGATGGTCACTCGGTCGCGCTGCTCAGCGCCCCGCGGGGCGTCCGCGTGGAGGCATTCACGTCGATGCCCTGGGACGGCCACGAGTCTCCGATTGCGCCGATCGAGGCGCTGGTCATCGGCGTCAACCGCGAGCTGTCCTCGGCCGTGACGAATCGCGGTCCGCTGATGGAGGTCGCCCGGCGATTGGAGGCCGTGATCGAGGTGGCCGCGCGCAAGCCCCGCGGCAAGGGTTCGGATTGACCCTCGCGTTTGACGACATCCGGCACGGGTCATGGTCGTGTCGGTGGGGTCAATGGCTGATTCTCGTGCGAGAGCAGCCGGCCGGCTGGGTCGTGGTAGTCTGGGAATTGCAACCGGACGCCTCCATGACGACTCGAAATCCAATCGCCACGGCGAAGGGCATGGACTCAGCGCAGCACGCGGTGACGCACGCGTGCGACGTGCTCAGATCGGCCGGGGTCACCCTGCTGGTGTCCGGCGTGCCCCAACGGCTGGAGAAGTTCCTCTCGTTCACGCCCGCGCCGCAGGAGGTCCCGTGAGGCTGTTCGTGGTCGAAGACCTCGGCGAGCGGGGCGCGGATGGGCGCTACGAGACGATGGAATCGCTCACCGAGCGCCTTGGCCGCGACTGGACGGCGCCCAGCGTCCGCGCGCTGGACGAGGCGCTGCTCGCGACCATCAACGTCGCCCACGTCGGGATGGTCCTGCGGTATCGGCGGGGGTGGGTGTTCCTGGCGGAGGATTCAACGTGAGCAGGTTGCTCTACCTCCCCATCATCGGAGTGATCGCTCTGGTGCTTGGTAGCTGGGAGCAATCGAGCGAGAACGTGAACGACGCAGGCTCGTGTCATTGTTCGCTCGCTCTTGCAGCAGGTGCTGTATGGGATCGCTCTTGGCAGCGGCGGTTCGCACTGACGCCGCGGATGACGCAGGGCATTCTCGGCGGTCACACCGCGGCGCGATGCGCGCACGAACTGTCGACGTGAGTCGAAGTCGAGTAGAGGAGGCGCATGTTTGCATGCACGAGCGGCGAAGCGTTACTGGCGGGATAACCCCGGCACAGGTGCAGCTTCGCCGCTTGTTTTTTTGGCCGATGCTTATAAGATAAGCATCCCCATGAAGGCCTCTCCGATCGTGAAGTGGGCGGGCGGCAAGACCAAGCTGCTTCCTCGACTGATGGCCCGCGCGCCCGCGCGATTTCGCCGGTACTACGAGCCGTTCATGGGGGGTGCGGCGCTGTTCTTCGCGCTGGAGCCCGCAGCCGCGTCGATCGGCGACGTCAACGTCGCCCTGGTCACCCTGTATCGCGCGGTGGCCTCCGAGCTGAGCGAGGTGATTCGCGTCGCGCTCGCGCACAAGGCCGAGCACGCCGAGGTCTCGTACTACTACGACGTTCGTCGCCGATGGAACGACCCGACGGTCCGCGCCGCGATGAGCCCGGCGGAGATCGCGGGGACGTTCGTCTACCTCAACAAGACGTGCTTCAACGGCCTGTGGCGAGAGAACAAGAGCGGCGGGTTCAACGTCCCCCGAGGCGACTACGCTAACCCCACGATCGTCGACGAGGACGAGCTTCGCGCCGCCGGCGCCGCCCTGGCCAAGGCTCGGATCACGTGCGGCACGTTCCAGGACACCACCGCGGACGCCGGGAGCGGCGACTTCGCGTACTTCGATCCGCCGTACGATCCGCTCTCCGAGACCTCGAGCTTCACGTCCTACGCGGCGACCCCCTTCGGCAAGAAGGAGCAGCGCGCGCTCGCCGAGCACGCCCGCGCGCTGGACGCCCGGGGCGTGTTCGTCATGCTCTCCAACAACGACACGCCGCTGATCCGGGATCTCTACGACGGGTTCGTGATCGAGACGGCCCCGTGCGCGAGGTCCATCAACAGCAAGGCGGAGGGGCGCGGCAAGGTTGACGAAGTGATCATCACCAGCAGGAGAGCGTGAATGAAGCGACCCAGAATCCTGATCGACGTCGACGGCCCGATGGCCGACTTCGTGGCGCCGGCCCTCGAGGCCATATTCCAGGTCACGGGCCGGAGGTTCAACGCCTCCGATCACGTGAACGGCTGGGATCTCTTCGCGGGGCTCGGTCTCTCCGACGAGGAGACCAAGGAGGTGTTCCGCGTCATGCAGGTCCCGGGCTTGTGCCTCGGGATCCCGATGGTTCAGGGGGCTCGCGAGGGCATCGAGGAGCTGCGTAAGTTCGCTGACGTGTGGGCCGTGACCTCGCCGTTCGGCGGCGAGCACTGGATGCACGAGCGCGACGCTTGGCTCGTCCGAAACCTGGGATTCCAGAAGAAGGACGTCCTGCACGTGCGCGGGGAGTCGAAGCACGGCGTGTACGGCAACATGCTGATCGAGGACAAGACCGAGACGCTGCGGGCGTGGCAGGCCGCGTGGCCGATGGAGACGGCGCTGCTGTTCGAGCTGTCGTACAATCGCAACGACGGATGGGCCGGCGCGGCGGTCGACGACTGGCCAAGCCTGGTCTCCTGGGCCTCGACGTTCTTCACGGGGGACCACTCTAAGGCGCGCGAGCTGCGGACTTGATCCTGGTCGTGCACTGCCGACGATCGCACTACGACGTCCTGATCGATCGGACCACGAAGTGGGGTAATCCGTTCACGCACGTCCGTGATCGGCAGACCCGCGCGAGCTTCCTGATTCCGACGCGCGACGAGGCGATCGCCGCGTACGAAGCCTGGCTGCTGGCCCAGCCACACCTGGTTGCCTCGCTGCCCGAGCTTCGCGACAAGATCCTGGGGTGCTGGTGTCGACCGCAGACGTGCCACGGCGACGTCCTCGTTCGCCTGGCGAACCAATGAAGGGCCCCGCATGAGCAAGCTCGAGGATCTCCTCACGGATTTGACGACGCAGGTGTCCCGTCTGGCCTTCGCCGTCGAGGCGCTCGCGAGCAACCAAGGCGTCCCATCGCAGCACACCCCCTGCAGAGGCTGCGGATGCCGACTGACCGCCGTCTTTCTACCATTCACCACCTGCCCCGTGTGCAGGACGGAGAACGCACGATGAGCGACATCGAATCGAAGCTGAGCGACCTCCAGCTCAAGGTCTACGACCAAGTCCGGCTCGCCGGATGGGACGGAAAGACCACGGACGAGATCGAGGCGACCCTCGGGCTCACGCATCAGTCGGTGTCGGCCCGGGTCAACGAGCTGAAGAACTGGAAGCCGGATCCCCTGATCGAGCGCCGGGGCGTCACGCGGAAGACCCGCGCGGGCCGTCCCGCGGACGTGTACGTGCTGGCGGGCCTCCGCGCGGCCACCGAGCGGAAGTGACTACGGGGGCGACGACAGCGCGAAGCGCGTCGCGGCTCCGACCTTGCCGTCGGCCACCAGCCCGTGCCCGCGTTGGAACGTCCTGACTGCCTGATCGGTCATCGGACCGAACACGCCGTCCTGGGAGACCTTCACGCCGTGAACTACGAGGTCGGCCTGCAGGACCATGACGTCCGTGCCGGTCATGCGCGGCTGCGCGAGGAGCAGCAGGCGAGGCTCAGCGGAGCCCGGACGCTCGGAGCCGGGCCAGTGAGGTCCTCCGGTGACGCAGTCGTCGCCGTAGCCGTGGTCGACGATGTTGTCGGTGGTGTTGCGCTCCTTGTACGACGTCCAGTCCATTCGATATCGCTGGATCGTGAGCCTGGCGAACCCCATGCCCTTGTTGTGGGCGATGGCCAGGTAGGCGCGAATGACGCCCCCCGGCCAGCGACGACCGCTGAGGTCCACGTGGTCGGGATCCGGCGTGGCGTCCGAGAGCCCGGCCGCGGCCCGGAGCCCTCGGCGGTTGTCCTCGGCCATGCGCACCATGCACTCCGTGGCCTTGTCGAGGTCGATCATGTCCTCCAGGCGGAACCCGTATCGCCGGGCCTCCTCGTCGCCGATCTGGTAGGGGCCCACCGACACGAAGCCGGGCGGGCACGACGCCGTCGCGATCTCGGTGTCCCACTCGTTCAGGCACCCGGCCTCGTGGAAGCAGGTCGCCACGTGGTATCGCGGGTCGACGGCGGTTTGGCCGAGGCGGGTCCGCGCGCGGACCACGGCGTCGAGCACCTGCTGGCCCGTCAGGCGCACGGCCGCGCGGCGGTCGGTGGTCGGCGGTAGGCCGTCGCGGACGTACTCCTCGACTCGGGATGGGAGTAGCTTGGTCGGGTAGTGCTGCTCGTGTTGGGGGTAGATGACCATCGCCACAAGGATAGGTCGAAAGGGGCTCGCCCACTTTTTTTGGCCCTTCTAGCCTATACTTGTGACGACCTTCCCGGAGGAGATTCACATGCCCCTGCTGACCATAGTCAACTTGCACACCAGCTCCGTGTCGTTTCAGGATCCGACGGGATTGTACGGCACCACGATTTCCGTGGCTGGATCGGCCACGTTTGGCCCGTCGTCGATCTCGCTGCCCGCGCTCGGCGCCCTCGAGTCCCAGCTGATCGCGGAGACCCTCGCCGGGAATGTCACATGGACGGTGGCGGACGACCCCTCGTCTGCAGTCGACACGTTGCCGGAGCACGAGACCACGGTTCTCATCACCCCATACAACGCCGTGGCGGGCGATCAGGACATTCTGACCAACCTGACCACGCCGGGCGCGGTGTCGGTGGTGCTATCTGCGTCCGCGAAGATCGGCCAGCTGGTCAAGATCATCGATCTCAAGGGTGACGCCGCCTCAAACAATATCACCGTCACCGTGGCCGGCGGAGGCACGATCAACGGGGGTGCCAGCGCAGTCATCAACGTCAACAAGGGGTGGGTGTTCTTGCTGAAGGTCAGCGCCACGGCGTGGGTGTCGATTGCGGCCGCGGTGGTATCTACGGCCGCGGCGGGTGGCGACCTTACGGGCAACTACCCCAACCCTACGCTGGCCGCGATTTTCGCGAGCGCGCCCCAGGCGCTGTCGGGCGCCGGCGCGGTCAATGTCACGACACGCACGACGCTCTTCACGTCGACCGGCGCGGCGCAGGCGCTGACGCTCGCGAATGGCACCAAGACCGGGCAACGCAAGACCGTTCATCACACGGTCGACGGAGGCTCGGGCGTTCTGACGCCGGCTACCGCGGGCAACTTCGCCACCGTGACGTTCACCAACGTTCACGACTGGGCCGAGCTGGAGTGGTCAGGCGCTGCGTGGAACGTCGTCGCCTTTGGCGGCGCGACCATTGCGTAGTGTCGGATGGCCGACCAGCATGCCGACACCGGCCGGCCGATGCCGGCCGAGCTTCAGTCCGACACGGAGCCGCGGTACCACGCACTCCCGACGACCGCCCGGCAGATCTCGCTGCGGAACACCGGGGTCAACACTCTGTGGGTGTCCTTCGACAAGGAATCGTGGTTCGACGTCGCGTGCGGGACTTCGTGGGACGACCGGGTCAACGCGCCAGGCTTCTGGCACTGCACCCAGGTCGGGCGGACCTCGCTCGTGGTTAACGCGCTTGCGTTGAACTTTGTTGGCGTGCGACCCCCGAAAGACACGGTGTAATATTCCTTACACTCATTACCCCAAACTTTCGGCCAACATCATTGCCGCGTGGGTTCAGCCGCCACCGCCGGACGCCGCGCCGTTTCTCAACTTCCCGCGGTTCTCGACTCTCAACAGGTTCGATCGCCCGATCGAGCCTGGCGAGTCGTCCGTTGTTCACCACGACGGACAGAACTTCACGCGCTTCTACGGCACCATCGCCGCGGACCAGCCGCTGGAGGTCACGTTCTCCTTCTCGAATGAGGAGACCGATCCCGACGGACGATGGGTCACGGACGACAACGTCGATCGCCTCCACTACGACGGAGAGGCGCTGCGCCAGCTCTACGCCCCGGACAAGCAGGGCCCCTCGGGCAAGTACTTCGTCATGATCTACGGGCGGTGGCTGCGCATCGAGGTCAAGAACGTGGGGAAGGCCCCGACCAAGGAGCTGCGCGTGTTCGTGCGAGCCTCGGTGTTCTGACCGTGCTCGTGTGATAAGCATCGGCATGGCCAAGCACCCCGTGCGATCTCCTGTGGGCGGCAGCGTGTGGGCGCACTCGGTCGGGGTCGGCCAGCAGGTGGTCGAGGGCGCCACGCTGATGATCGTCGAGGTGATGAAGACGGAGTTTCCCGTCGAGTCGCCCGTCGCGGGCGTCGTGACGTGGCTGGCCGCGTGCGGCGACGCGATAGACGCCGACGCGCTGGTCGCTATCGTAGATTTTTTTTGAAGAGAGATGACAGACGTCCCAGTAGACCCGGTGTTTGTTCACCTAGAATTGGTGCGCCTAATAGTTGTTTCGCGAAGGCGGGCGCATCGTGATGTAACGCGTTAACTGTCGGCGCGTGCTGCAATACGTGGGGAGGTAGGTCACCTCTTAGGACGTTAGGGCCTTTGGTCAGTTGAAATTTGCCTGGCGAAAGGAGTGGTTTGTAGGTCGAAAGCGGCTCAGCGGGTATTGCTTTCGCATCAATGACTTTTTCGTAAATTGGAGAATTTCCAACCTCCGATTTTCCGGAGTTTTTGGGTTGGTGAATTTTTTGGCCTCTTGGGTCCTCCGATATATGAGGAGTCCATGAGCCTTGATTTTCATCAGGGATTTTAGCTAATTCATATGCGTTTAAACGTGCGGCGCTGGTTCCAGACTGACTTAGGCTTTGCGCGTATCCGCTAGATACGTTCGGGATCCCTGAAAACCACCTCGGGCCCGTTCCTTCGTGGCTGGTTGGATTTGCGCCCCGCCAAGCAATCCGATCAGGATGCACCCCTGGTTGGGTTGATGCGACATTAGGATCATCTATGAATGGCACATGTACGACGTCTGTAGCTTTGTGTCTTCCTGAGGATTGAAGTTTGTCGATTTCATCTGTGGGCCGTCCGACTGACCCTTTCAATGAATTCGGGATTTCTTTGTTTTGCCTTCTAAGCGCTCTGGTTTTTTCTCTGCCATCTTCGTAGGTCGGTGAAAAATCGTGCTGATATTTTTCGTTGGCCAGTTCTTGTGTAGGTGAAGTGTTGAAGTCGAGTAAATCAGGTGTCAACGCTTCGGAGGCGGGTCGCCAAAGTGGTCCTAGTGAATTGTTGGATGACGGCGTAATGGCGCGTCTTGCACTATTCGTGTTGCGCAGTGCTTGTTCAATTCTCGTCGTTTGGCGTTTCCCGATCGCAGTTTTTTCGTTCGCCATCTTCGAGGCTCTCGACATCGCGCGAGCCGCCATGACGCCCAGCGGGACCGAGGCGCCGAGCGCGAGGGTTTGGCCCGGCGACAGCGGATTCTTCAGGTACGGCGTCCAGCCTCCGCCGGTCGTGCGTCGGCCGGAGTGCAGGGTCAGCAGCTTCTCGTGACGGGACAGGCCTGACGGGTCGATGCCGGCCGCCTGCAACCGTTGGTCAAGCTGGTTCCCCCAGCCCTCACGCGGTCGGAGCTTCATGACCGCCCCGTTGCCCATGTCGACCTCGTCCCCGTCAAGCGTGTCGAATCCGAGGTCCGCAACCCCGAGTGACTTGTCGAGGTCCATCATGTCCCCGATGTAGGCCGCGTTTCCTCGATGATTGAGCTGCTCGCGGAGCTTGCTCGGGTCGCGGCGCAGGTGAATCTGCGCGTCGAACAGCTCGGGGTCGTGCGTGCGGTTGAGGAGGTAGTGCTCCATGATCTCGCCGGCTCTCGGGGCGTGCGGCATCTTCTCGACGTTTCGTCCGAGCCCGATGGTCGACTTCCACGCGTTGCCGGGCTCCCAGTCGAGCCCGTAGTGAGTCATTCCGGTCTGGTGCGCGAGTGCGCGAGCGAGCGTCGTCTTGCCTGAGCCGGGCGGCGCGTCGATGCCGATCCGAAGCGTGCGAGGGTCCAGCCCGCGGCTCGTCAGGTGCTGGTGTATCGCCTGCGCCTGCTGAAGCACCTGGTCGGGGATCGCGCCGCTGGTGTCCTGGTCCTGCGTGGAGCCCTTCCCCGCCATCAGGTTGTGGAGGTTCGACTGAATGCCTGGCTTGGAGGCCAACATGCCTGCGCCAAGCGCGAGAGGGATGCCGACGCCAACCGCGGTCGGTAGTGCGGCGCCTGTCTTGCTCATCTGGAATTTCGCTCGAGGAAATTGTCGCGGTCCTGCTGCTGCTGCTGCGGCTTGTCCAGGAGGTACGCCGCGGGGCAATACCGCGGTGGGCACGTCCCGCGGGGTCATTGGTTGTTGTGGCGCTATTGCTGCTTGACCTTTTGGCAGTACCGCTGTTGCTTGTCCTTGTTGCGGCGCTATTGCTGCTTGACCTTTTGGCAATACCGCTGTTGCTTGCCCTTGTTGTGGGCGGATGGCGGTGGGCTGCGCTTGTGCGTGTGCTCTTTCCTGTGCTACCCAATCGCCCCGGTCTGACCGCTGCCCGAACGCTGCGTCGATCCGCTGCTGCGCCGTGGGCTGCCCCGCAGGCGTGTTGTGCACCAATCTCCGTTGTTCCAGGACCCTGTCAAAGCGCGCTGGTGCCTTATCGGACATTGCTGACGTGGTGTGCTCCTCCCCCGCCCAGGGGAGACGATGAGCAAGATTCTGCATCGCCGACACTTGCGGAGTTTGAGGGAGCACGCCGGGTTCGCGCACGTAGGAGGACAGCCCCGGCTTGAAGATGGCCTGAGGCTGCGCTGCGATGTGGTCGAACGCGTTCGGGGCGAACGTGCGGCCTGCGCGCGTGCCTGCGTTCTGAAGGGCGCGCGCGTAGGTGCTGCCCGAGATCGCGAACTTCATCCACGGCTGCCAGGGCACGCTAGCCTCCCGCGGGGTTCATCATGGGCGGGGGAGCCGACGGCGCGCCCGCAAGCTCGGGGGCCACCGTGGACCCCGCGCCGAACGATGGAAGCGGCGGCATGGGGGTCGTGCCATCCAGCGCCGCGGGCGGTCCGGGTGCGGGAGGCTGCGCGGCTTCGGGCAGGACGTCCTTCCCGCTCTCGACGTCGGCGACGAACTGGTCGACCTGCGTGGGTGGGCCGAGCGCGAACTTCCGGAACGCGGCCCGGCGGCCCTCGAGATATGCCGACTTGATCATTGGATGAAGCTCCCCGGCAGCGGCGCGTACGCCAGTCGCCCGTCGTCGCTGGGCTCGCGCGCGTGCAGCATGGACGCGCCGACGGCGCCGAGACCCATCAACCCGAGGGTTCCCGTTGACGGAATCGCCCGCTTCGCCGCGCGTCCGATGCTGGATCCCATCGCGAGACCGCGATCCAGCATCGAGGGTCCCGCGGGGGACGCCGCGGGGACGCGCGGGATGGCTGCCGGCGGAGACGCGGCGGCCGCGGGAGCCGGCATGCTCGACGGTCGCATGCTCGGCGCGGACATCACGCCGGGCCGCGCGATCGGCAGGGGCACGTGCGGGCTGAACCCGGCCACGCGGATCCCGAAGCGGGTCAGGGCCACCTGGCCTCCCGCGTGAACCGACTGACGAATGGCGCCCGACACGCTAGCCCACCGCGATGAACACGACGGTGGCCGCGCCCGTCGTGGTGATGAGCGCGGCGGTTAGGAAGCCCTGCGCGCTGTTCATCCACAGGAAGTAGCCGGTGCCCGCGGCTAGGGGCCAGGCGTCCGTGCCGCCGTTGAACTTGGCGGTGCAGGTGCCCGCCATGCACTTCACCATGACGCCCTTGGCGCCGCCCGACGTGAGCGTTCCGAGGTTGACGGTGTCATCGGTGACCGCGCCGTCGTACTTGCGGATGAAGTCTGCCTTGGCTCCGTACGGAAAATTGACACCCAGGTCGATGGGGGCCGACGGTCCGGCGTCCTCGAGAGGGGTCGACAGCTTGCCTGCGACGGTGAAGTTCTGCGCCATGGGTCCGGGCCTCCACCACAAGTATAGGGCGAGACCGACGACGTCAGCGACGTGCGTTTCGCCCGAGGCCGAGGCCGAACAGCGCTCGACGCGACGATCGCATCTGTCCGACCTGCTGCCATGTCCGGGTGTCCGAGTCGTAGCGCTGCGCGTACCCGCCATCGCGAACCTCCCACGGACGACGACACAGGCCGAGATGGTCGTAGCGGGCGGCGGACGTCACGGACGGCGGCTCGCTCCACGCAGGGAGGCAGAAGTTCGACACCGAGACGCCGTCGATGGCGTACGTGTCCGCCTCGACCGCGTCGCAGATCTCCACCGCCCACCACGTGCCGTCGTCATCTTGAACGCCTCGCCGGAGCCACGGGTCCGCGAGGGTTTCGAGAATCTCGTGCGAGGCCGTGACGGTCCATGGGACGCCGTCCTGCGCGTCGAGCAGTGGGAAGTCGAACATCAGTGGGGTCCCGGATGGCGTGACCTGGTGGACGCCGAGCGCGCCTTCCAGCGTCGGCGTCCTGCGCAGCTCGAGGACCCAGTCGCCCGCGCGGGCCGGTCCGGACAGCGCGACCGCGCGGACGGTCGCGGACACTCCCCAGCACGGGAAGAAGTGCTCGAGAACCTGCCGCTGCAGGGCGGACGCCGCGCGGGCCAGCTCCGCGGGCTCGACCCCCGTGTCGACGTCCACGATCGCGATCGCGAAGCTCACTTGTACGCGAAGCCCTGGGCGTCGATGAACGACCGTGCCCGACGAGCCGACACGGACGGCGCGGCGGCCTGCGCTCCGGCCGGATGGGCGGTGAGCGCGTCGTAGGTCGCCTTGGCGGCGCAGGCCAGCGTGTCCTTGCCGTACTTCGTTCCGATTTCGAGGAGCTTGTCGGTCCAGCCATCCGCGCCGGCCTGGATGACTGCCATGACGTCCTGGAAGATCGTCATGCCGACCTCCGGGACGGTTCTGCCGATGTCCACGGTGGCGCAGTCGTAGGCGACCTGCTTGACCTGCGCGGCCTGGGTTCCTCCGCAGCTGATCGATAGGGCGAGGACGAGGGTGATCATGCACGTGACGAGCTTCATGGAGCGATTCCTTGCGTGTTCGTGTTGACGATGGTTCCAGCGGCCGCCACCGCGGCGCCCGGCTGTATCACGGAAGTGATCTTCTCGACGCCGTACGACGGCTCGGTCTTGGTCGTTGTGGTCGTGACGGGTCCGTTCGCTACTTTCATAGACAACACTGAGCTTTCGATGTACGAGAGCAGCAGCCTGACGACCGCGTCATTGTCCTTCAGGCCGAGCACGACCATAAGCTCGCGGAGGCCCTTCTCCCCCAGGTGTGACTTGAGGGTCGCCAGCGCCTGATCCCGCGCTGCCAGCAGCGCGGCCTTGTCCGCCTTGTCGGGCAGCGAGGACACGACGGTCTGCTGGACCTCCTGGACCACGTTGAAGGCGAGCTGCGCCAGACGATCGAGCACGCCGGTGACCGCGTCGTTGCGCACCTTGGATCGGACCCAGGCGCCGAGATGGGCCGCCGCCCACGTGACGAACACGGCGAACGCCGGCGCGAGCACGCCCTTGATCAGCATCATTCCGAACGTCTCGATCTGGTCTTGCATCAGAAGCTTCCTTTGTTGGCTGGGACGGACACGGACCGCCTCTCCGCGGGTCGATCTCCGTGGGAGTGGACGAAGCCCGCCTTCTTGGTCAGGGACTTGCGGTGCATCGGCACGATGATGTGGATCAGCTTGGCGCCCACGAGCGCGTCCGCGACGACGCCGCCGCAGGACGGGCACGGCACCGGCTCGTCGGACGTCATCCGCGTGAACTCGAACCGCTCCCCGCAGGGGCACTCGTAGTCGTCGATCCTGGGCATGTACCCCGGAATGATAGGTCAACAGAGGTCGGACGTGGGGATCACGTTGGTCTCGCCCTGGTTCGGGTTCGCCGGGTCCTCGGCCGCCACCGGGACGCCCCCGACGGATATCACCGGAGTGACCGGCGCGGGCGGGCGGCCAGTCAGAGGGTCGACGGCGACGGTCGACCCGCCGGCCGCCGGGGCGATCGGGCGCATCCCGGGCCCGAACACGGTCGCCTCCGCCTGCGTGACGACCGTGTCGATCGCGGTGAGCACGGACAGCAGAGGGTTGCCGTCGTCGGCGGGGCCGACCAGGGACCCGAACAGCGCGATGACCGGCGCCAGGTCGGCCAGTCGCGGCGCGCCGGCGACCACGCACACGCCGCACACGTATTCCCCGGCGTCGAACGGCGGACGCGCGGGGTCCGACAGGTCGCCGAGCCGTCGCGCCAGCTCGGCGGCCAGGAAAGCGTTGCCGCCCGTGTCGCTGGTGAGCTGTATGGCGTGCAGCGAGGGCAGCGGGCGGGAAAGGGAGGCCTGCAGCCTGTCGACGTCGGCGAGCAGGTCTCCCGCGCGGGCCGACAGACGCTGGGCCATGTTGGCGGCGTCCTTCATCGCAGCCTTGAGTCTCGAGGTCGGGCTCGGTCGACCCTCGACAAGTGACTCGAGCTGCGCCAGGACGCGCCGGACCACGTCCGAGAGCCCGGGGAACACGTCCATCGCGGCGCCGACCGATCGCCAGTCGGGCGGAGATCCGGAGGCCGTGGGGGGCGGCGCGGAGGCCGCGACCTTGGCCATGCCCGACACCTGGTCGAACGGCATGACGACCGTTCCCGACGGCTCGACCACGTCGATCTCCCACGCGACGCAGTAGTACAGCGGTGCCGTCGGGTCCGGCGGCGGATCCGCGTCCAGGAACCTCGAGTTGAGGCCCGACCCGACCGCGACAACCTCGGCTCCGGGCGCGGTCATGCCCTCCGTGAGATCCTGCGTCGAAAACAGGTCCAGCACGCCGCGGACGGAGGTCGCCGCGCTCTTGGTGACGCGGAGGACGGCGTAGCGCCGCACGGCCATGGACAGCCCCGGGAAGTAGGGGAGCGCGATCACGCCCTGCGGAGGGTCCCACGACACTTGGACCGCGATTCGACCGCCCGCGGCCGCGGCGACGGGACGAGCGATCACGCCCTGCGGGATCGGAAGGACCCGACCACCCGCGCCCCCGCCGGATCCCGCGGGACGGACCAGCTGGTCGATCACGGAGGCCGCGTGCGCCGCCGATGCGTAGGACGACGCCCCGGCCATGATGACGGTCATCGTCACGGCGTCCGACTGGTTGACGAACTGAGGCCGGTTGGGATCCCCGACGTCGAACAGCGACTCGAGAAACGCCCGATAGAATCCCGCGTTCCCTCCGATGCCGGAGACGAGCGCCTGGTAGGCCTCGGCCGTGCCGGCCGTGGGTCCGAGCCGAACGTCGAGCCACGCCTGGAGGTCCTCCACGGTGGCGGGCGCTCTGGGCGGCGGTTGATCGGGGATGATTTTTGAGATGGGGATTAGCGCGACGTGAGCTTTGGTGCCGGTCACGAGCGCGTCGAGAGCCGCGACGATTGCCCCCGCGGCCACCGATGCCGGATCCGGCAAGTTGGGCAGGGCGGGCACGGACGCGACCGCGTCGATGCCGTCCTGCATCGCCTGGATCGCGCCCGTCGCCAGGTGCGCCGCACTCCTCACGGCCGTGATGAGGTCAGCTGGAATCAGCTTGCCCGCGTCTATCACGCTCCACTGCGTCATGTCACTCCTCGAGCAGGCGAACGGTCCTTGCGATCGCGGTCATTCGTTGAGCAGCCTCGAGACGGTCGAGGCGCGCCTTGAGGGATAGTAGGCGAACCAGAACCTCGCCAAGCGCGGGTCGACCCTTGGACCACCCGGGGTCAGTCATTTCCGACCTTGGTGGACTCGTAGGGGAACCCCTGCGCGACGAGGATGATGAACTTTTGCATCAGCGCCAGCTGCGTCGCCAGCCCTATGGGGTTGCTCGGCACGAGGGCCCCGATTGCCGTTACCAGGTGGGTCATGAACTCCGCGTGGTCCCGCAGGTACGCGTCGAACAGTGGCAGCGGGTGGCGACCGTTCGGCCCGAGCAGCACCTTGCTTCCGTCGATCCCGGCCCTTCCGGAGGCCTTGATCCTGGCGTCGCCCGTGATGTTGACGTCCATGCCCCCGCCGATCTTCGCGGTCGCCTTGTCGCCGACGTCGAGGCTGGCGGTCTCGCCGACCTTCGCCGTCAGCTTTCCGGTCACCACGCCGACCGCGTCGCCGCCAACGCTCTCCGCGGAGTCCCCGATCGTCGATCGCACGCGATCGGCGCCGGCGATCACCGTGTCGGTGCCGCCCACCTGGGTGGTCCTGTCCCCGTCGATCGTCGCGATCTTCACCCCGTGAACCGTGACCTGGTCGTCGCCTCCGATGTCCGTCCTGCGGTCCCGGGCCACGTCGTGACGCGTCTCGCCGACGCCAGCGGCCCCGGACGACACGTCCACGCCGCCGTCGCCGTACAGCTGAACGCGGCCATCCGATCCGGCGTGCAGGCGAAACAGGACGCGGCCCTTGGGCTCGGCGATGACGAAGTCGAGGATGTCCCCCGTGGACCCGAGGTCGAGCCGGATGGTCCAGTTCTGCTCGTCCATGCCGGTCTCGGTGGCCTGCACGGATCCCGCGCGCAGGACGAACGACGTGCGTCCCTGGTCGTTCTGGACGCGGGACACCCCGAAGTCCGATATCGACTCGATTCGGCGGGCGACGTGCTGGAGCACGCCGGACATGCCGAACGATCGCGTCTGCGCGGTCGGGCTGCCAACCAAGGTCAGTCCGCCGCCCAGCACTGCGACGTGGTTGCCGTGGGCGCCCACGTGGGCCCAGTCTCCCTGGCTCATGTCGGTGGGCGCGAGCGGTGGCTTGTAACTGTTCCCACCGGAGGTCGCTTGCGTTGGATCCGCGTCCCCGTATCCCTCGACGCCGGTGAGCGAGGGTGGCGAGATCGCAGTTTGGGGAGGCCCGACGAAATCGATGCATCCGACGATCACGGGAAACCCGAGGTCCCAGGAGACGACGACGGACGTGCCGGTCTCGAGGTGATCGTAGCTCCCCCCCGAAGGCCTCATCTGCGGGACGTCGCGCAGCGGTTGACCGGCGTGAGTCCTGACGGTCGAGGTGTGGGTAGCGGAGTTGTACTCGACAACCACGCCCAGCTGCCAGCGCATCCCCTCCGGCGCGGTCCTGGAGAGTCCCGCGGCCCCGATGTTCGCGGCACCCGGGGTGTGGAGAGGATCGCGCACGCGGGAATCGTAGCCTAGTCGTCGCTCGGCTTCGACACGTTCATTGGAGGAATCGAGTACATGTCACGTCTTGCGTCGGGGAATCGCTGCCGGGACCAGTGAAACGAGAGGTAGAAGTTCACGATGACGAACGCGTTGACCGCGATCGTCAGCATGCGCACAGTCTCCCACGCGCCTTGGCCCATCGCGGTCAGCGCCGTCGTGATGTTTCCGTAGATCAGCGCGGAGATCGTCGCGCAGATCGCGAGGCTGACTGGGTTGCGCCGGCTGTGCCACCCGCGCAGGAAGCGGATGAGTAGGGGGACCCACGCGAGCGCGAGTGCCGTCGGGACGATGACGTAGACCATTGGACCTTCCTCACTTTTTCACGACGCTGGGATCCACCAGGGGAAATGTCCCGGTCGCGTCCTTCCCAAACATTTCCCGGTGTCGATCGAAGGTCAGCTTCGCGAGGTCGTTAATTTGCTGGGTGGTCTTCGCGAGCTTGATCTTACTCCGTCGGCCACTGCGAAGCTCGGCTCGCACGATCGCCGTCAGCACGACGACGAGCATGAGTGTTGAGATCCAGACCGCCATGGTGCCTCCGTTTACGCTACGTCTTTCCCGCCGACCTGACCCAGCCCCGTCCTCGTTCGCGTTCGCCCCATCGACAGCTCGTCCACGGACCGCGACATGATGGTGACGATGGTCAGCAGCTTGTTGATGCTCTCGGTGAACGCGTCCATCCGGCGCTCGAGACGCCACATGAACCACACCGACACGAATATCGGGAACCCGAACTCTCGAAGCAGCCCGGTGACGTCGGTCAGGCTCACGCCGGCCTCGCCTCCCCCCGTCGCGCCCGTCAACAACAGGACGATCAGGATCAGCAGCGTGACGTTGAAGACCCGCATGCCTCAGACCGCCGTGACGCCCGGCGACGCCGTGGCGTCCGCGTTCTCGATGTCGGTCTCCGTGCCGTCGATGAAGTTGAGCACCCTGTCGAGATCGGTCTTCACGATGCCGTTGCCTGCCGCGTGCGGGCGAACGCCGGCCGGCGTGTCTGCGCCGTAGGGCAGGAGACGATCCGCCATGCCGGACACGTTCTCGAGGATCAGATTTTGCCCGGCGTTGAACCCGATGGCGTAGCTGGTGATCATGCTCAGCTCCGCGTAGAAGCCGCCGCAGAACGCATGCGACTTGTCGCGGAACACGGTGGCGAGTCCGACCGGGACGAGGAAAAGCTCGCTGTCCAGGTTGATGTAGAACTTCTGCCCGCTCCGGTTGGTGTCGGCCGCCGGGTCATCGAACTGGCTGGGGTCGATCCCCCCGATGACCGCGTTGTGATAGAGCACGCGCAGCAGGTTCCTGCCGTTGACGAACAGGCGACCCATCGACCACTGGGTCTGCGCCTTGCCGGAGACGTAGAACGACCTGCCCGACCCGATCGCCATCATCGGCTGCGTCGGCTTGGTCTGCGTGAAGTTGACGGCCTGGAGCATGCCGATCGGCAGCATGTTCGCCGCGCCACCCTCCTTGAGGCTGTGCTTTCGCGCCGGCCCCGCGAGGGTGAGCGTGTCGTCCGGATGCGCGGCCGTGTAGGCCGCGTTGTCCATCACCCGCTCGACGTACGACTCCTGGAACCGCCAGGTATCGAAACTCTTCACTACACCGAGTGCCATGGTGCTCCTTACCGTCGAGCGAACTCGAGCCCTTTGACGTTACCCATCGTAGCGCCCAGCCCAGAGAGAATTGTGGTGAGAGGAATGTTCAGGGGCCCCATGACGGGGTGACCGACGATCTTGTCGATGACGTGACCGACGCCGTGACCGACGAGACCTCCGCCGAGCGTGCCCAGTCCCTGTCCGGCGACGTTCTTGGCGATGTCGCCGGTGGACTGGTTGTTGCGGATGCCATCGGCGACGGGCCAGCCCAGGCCGCCAAGGTCCCCACCGACGATGTCTCCGAAGTGGCTGCCCTGCTTCATTGCGGGCTGCAGCATGTGTGCGCCCTGGAGCGCCCACGGCGGAATGTCCATGGACGTCGAGTCGATCGCGTACGGCGCACCTGGTGGCACGTTCTCGACGCGCTCTCGGATGAGTTGCCCCCCGATGCCGCCACTGATAGCACCGAGTACGCCACCGAGTTCCGGGCCAAGTCCGGGGTACCGCGCGCCGAGGGCCCGACCCGCGTAGCCGCCGAGCGCTGGCGCGGCGACGGAGGGTACGATGCCTGCGAAGCTGGCGGTTCGCCGGAAGAACTGCTCGGGTCCGCTCATAGGATCCTCGGCGCGCCGGGCGGAACGCGCGGCAGGCTCGCCTTGGAGAGGTGCTTGACCAGGGCGTCGGCGGGCGTCTGCACGGGGCTGACGACGCGACGAAGCGCGTTGACCGGGGCCGCGCCGAAGCTCTCGAGCGCTGGCAGCACGCGGGGTGACACGGCGTTGAGCGCGCCGCGCGCGACCGAGCCGCCGGCTGCCGTGCCGAGGACCCCGAGGATCGTCTCGAGCGTCGAGGCCTCGCGAATGGCGAAGCGTCGAGCAGCCTTGAGGGCGCCATCTTTCACGGCGTCACGCATCATCCCATCGGTCCCTGGGACTGCAGCTTGTTGCCGAGCGCGCCTCCCGCCATGCTGGATGCGGCGTCGAACGCCATGCCGCCCATCCCACCGCCGATGCGCGGCAGGATCTTGCCGGCCATGCCGCCGAGCGCGGCGCCGCCGGCGCCCTTGGCGAGGGCTCCCACGCCGGCACGCGCCAGGGCGGGTCCCGCGATCGAGCCGAGCAGGGGTCCGATGAAGGCTTCCTTGACGCCGTATCGCGCGGCCGCGGCCCGCGTGCCGCTGTCCCGCGCGGCGCCGAGCTTGTCAGCGATGCTGTCCTTGTGGCCGCTCTTCTGCGCGCCGTACATCATGCCGCCCAGGCCGCCGACTCCCGCGCCCACGCCGGCACCCAGCTGCGCGCCGAGCCCCGGGTTGTGCGCGAGCGCGCCGAGCAGCGCGCCCAGGCCTCCGCCGCTCGCCGCGCCGAGCCCGGCACCTCCGACGCCGCCCAGAACCGAGCCGATGGCCGCGCTGCCCCGCTGGCCGTCGTCGGCACCCATGGCCGCCCCGATGGGCGCGCCGATGCCGGGGAGCATCAGGCCTCCCGCGAGCGCGCCGAGCCCGGCGTGGTTGGCCAGCTTGTGGCCGGTGCTTCCGCTGACCTCGACGTGGAGCGTCTCACCGGGCTGTCGTCGGGGGCTTCGCGCGAAGCTCTCCTTGGCGGCCTTGATGATGTCCGCGATGAACTGGTCGGTCGTTGAGTGCAGGGACACGTGATCTCCTCAGGCGACGAGATGCAGCTCGATGACGTTGAGGGGCTTGGGCAGCCCGATGCCGAGGTGGGTGACCACCCGATCACCCGACGTGGGGCTGACCCCCAGATCGTTGATCTGGAACGAGGTGAGCGGCGCGCCGATCTTGGCGACCGAGCGGAGCTTGAGGACGTCGCCTCCGGTGTTCAGGGCCGCCTGCAGGTACGTCAGGGTGTCCTGCGTGACGTTGTACACGCCGAGGAACACTTGGAGGATGTCGACGAAGAACAGCGCGACGAAGTCGAAGTTCTTGACCACGGAGTACTCGCCGCTCTCGAGCGTCGTCGTGTCCGTGGTCAGCTGGTGAATGGAGAACGGCAGCGAGGTCGGGGTCGACTGCGCGAACACGAACCACCCGCCGTTGCTGATGTCGGTCAGCTGGCGATCGGTGAAGTACGTGTTGCTGTCGTAGATCTGGCTGACGCCCGCGATGCCGAGATTGGTGAAGCCCTGCTGGCTGGGCAGGCCGGCCGTCATGCCGCCGACGGCGGACGCCAGGTACCAGCCAGGCTGCTTGCTGCCGCCGGTCACGCCGGCGACGTCGCACTTGTCCGGCCACACCAGGATCGTGCGCTTGGATCGGAAGGACTGCGACTGGGCCACCAGCTCCAGCACCTGCTGGTCCTTCGAGAGCGTGCGGACGACCTGGTAGTTGACGGTGGAGGTCGAGACCACGGCCCCGCCCGCGCGCTTGACTCCGTGCGGAAGCTCGTTGATGACCGTCGACGCGTCCGGACCGCCGTTGACGATCTGCAGGCGGTTCTCGCTGAGGACGGCCGCCACGATGACGGTCGTGAATGTGCTCGTGGCGGTGATGGTGGCGTTGGGGTCGACCGGGATGCGAACGAGGTCGCCGGCGGCCACGCCGCTGGACACGAAGGTGCCGCTGTTGTCCTTCAGGATGAGGAAGAGATCATCGCCTGCGGAGGTGACGACGCCCGTCAAGGCCGCGGACGCGATGCGCGGCGTCGTCCCGTCGGACTGGGTGATCGAGGCGGTCACGTTGCACGTGCCGGCCCCGGCGAACGGGGTCGAGACGTCGACCTCGAGGGTGGTCGCGTCGGTCACGGACGCCACCGGGTAGGTCCCCAGCGCGATCGTCCCCGCCGCGCTCGTGACCGTCACGATGAGCTTGTCGCCGGGAATGACGCCGCCGGTGACCATGCTAGCGATTCCGGTCAGCACGATCTTGGTCAGCGTCGCCGGCGCCGACGAGGTCAGCTGGGTGGACTGGCCCGTGGCCGACGGCTGGATCAAGGTCTTGGTGATCGGGAGCGTCCCGTTGCCCAGCACGACACGGAAGCGCTGCGGCCGGCCCGTGTTCTCGTCGGGCGTCGCGAGGCCGAGATTGTCGGCGTTCCACATCGCGAACACGGACACGTTGGTCGTCAGCGGCACGATCGCGTAGACGTCCGGCCGCGCGGTGATGTGGTCGCGCGCCTGCGTGTGGCCGGGCAGGTCGTCGGTCAGGACGCCGATGAACTGCACGACCGTCGTCGTGTTCTGGAGCGCGACGAACGCGGCCGCGCCGAGCGGGTTGCGCGCGTCCAGCCGACCGATCTTGGTCTTGATCTGATCGGTCGACTCGACCGTGTCGAGGTCGACCAGGTCCTGTCGCAGCGTCCGGTACTGCACGAAGACCTTGGCGTACGACACGGTCTTCGAGCCCTGTCCGACGACGGGGACCGTCACCGAGCCGTTGATCTTGACCGCGTTGCCGCTGATCGTGAAGAACGACGGATCGATCTTGACGTCGTTGATCTGCCGCTCGATCCGATACGTCTGGCCGCTGCCCGGGGTGAACCCGGAGGACGGCAGATCCGCGGTGAACCGCAGGCTGGTGTCGCTGTCGACCGCCAGCACCGTGCGCGCGATGACGTTGGTCGTCCCGTCCTTGACGATCACGCGGTCGCCCGACTTGACCTGTCCGACGCCGGCGGTGTTCCACGTGGTGCCGGTCGCGGTGAAGGTGTTCGGCGTCGAGGCCGAGGTCACCCCGGTTCCCGCGGTGTTCACGATCGCGCGGGCCTCGTCGAAGAACACGACGACGCTCGCCGCGTCGAGCAGGGCGCCCGGCTTGTTGCTGGGCGGCTCGGCTACCGTGATCACGGCGGAGCCGACCGGCGTCGCCGTGGAGGGGTTGCCCTCCAGCGCGCCGTAGTCGCTGACGCGAATGTCCGCCTTGTCGGCGTTGGTCGTCGTCCCCGGTTGGAAGTAATCCTGAATCCAGTACGCCGGGCCGACGACCAGGCAGTTGAGATCCGGGGTCGACGGAGTCACCGTCGGCGTCGCGATCTCTTGGAAGACGAGAACGACCGGTCGAATCAGCGCCATGGGTGGGTCTCCGCTGCCATTTGAACGTTGGAAGTATAGGACAGCGCGGGGATCATTCCCTGCGCCGGAGCGCGACGGCCTCGAAGAACTCGGTGGCCGACGACGCGCCCGACGACGCGATCGCGGTCTCGATCTCCTCGAGCAGAGGGCCTGTGGGCGCGTTGGTGTACCGCACGTTGTTTTGGACGGTGAACGTCACGGGGGTGATGAACGTGCCCTTGTCCCTCGGGAACGGCTGGGTGCGTCCGACCGTCGTCGGGGTCATGTCGTGGAAGCCGAACTTGCCCTGGATGAGCCTGTTGCTGGCGAGCAGAAAGATGCTGACCTGATCGCCGATGATGGCGCTCTCGAGCCGCTTCGCCGCCACGCACTCGATGAGAATCGGAACGGTCTCAAGGTGCCAGAAGCCGGAGAGCCCGGTGACGTTGTTCTTGCCGACGAAGTCGCCCAGCACGGTTCGGCTGTTGACCTGATCGTCGGCGTCGACGTAGACCGCGGGTCGCTTGTTCTTGGCCGGGTTCTCCTCGTTGAACGCGCTCTCGATCTCGATCCGGCTGGTGTTGGGATCCGGGTCCCACGGCCAGGGAAAGTCGGCTCCCACGGTCACGCGCGCGAACCGCCGGCGTATCACCTCGACGAACACGCCGATCACCGCCAGCTTGGAGCCCGGTCGGATGCTGTCGACCTGCCGCCCCTCGGGCGACGGCAGAACCTTGGGGTCGGGGACGTATCCTGGATGGATCAGGTCGCTCATCTAGTACAGCCCCGGGCTCTCTATGAGGTCGACCGGGACCTCGTACTCGACGGCGTTCCTGCCGAGAAGCGACGCGGTCAACTTCTGGTGTACGGTGACCCCCTTCAGCTCGGTCGGCGTCATGCGCTGGACCTCGTAGCGGTCTCCCGATCTCAGGTCGACAACGACGTCCTTGTACTCCAGCCGTGGGAAGTCCAGCAGGATGTAGTCGGCGTACTTGACGTCGGTTTCGCCGTGGGCGGAGAGCTGCGTCTGGACGGTCGCTGCCTCGCGGCGCCCTCGCACGCGCACCGGGGACCAGTATCCGTCCTCGAACCCGGTGCCGAAGCAGGTCAGGCAGTGCTCCTGCGTGGCCTCGCGCAGCGTCGGATCCCAGCAGACGGGGCAACGCGAGCCCCAGCGACGCCGCTTGAGCAGCGACAGCGGAACCCCGTTGAGACGGCGAAACCCCACCGACAGATCGCGTAGGAGCTTGCGCTTGAGGAGGCGTGTCCGCTTGTCGAGCCCGGGTTCCACGGGCACGGCCGGGCTCGAGAACGCCGCGGCCCCGCCCGAGGGCGGGGTCACCGTCACCTTGTAGAATATCTCCCTCGACAGGGAGAATAGGGTGACGGGTTCCCGACCGTTGGCGTTGCTTGGCGGCGACGGCGGGAGGCCGAACGCCTCGTCGACGAAGTTGTAGGCCTCGCGGAGGCCGACGGCTATCGACTCCCACGGGCCGGCGGGTCCGCCGGCGCGAAACACGTCGACGAAGAATGCGCCGCTCTCGTCGGACGCCACGTCCCACTGCACGAATACCTTCGTCGGGTACAGCGCGGTCGTGCGCGTGATCGACACGCTGCTCACGGCGCGACGCTCTCGACGCAGGTCGAGTCGACGGCGTTGTCGACTCCGTTGAAGGCTCGATCGATTCGCTGCGAGCCCTCGTCGCCCCAGGCCACCGGCGGCGTCCTTACCGCGGCGCGCTCTTCATACGGGTTGACGGAGGGTCCACGCTTCTCGGATCCCGGCTGGACCAGACCCGAGACTTTATCGAGCCCCGAGGTCATCTGGGCAGGCTCGTCGGCGACGCTGTTGATGCCGAGGTGTCGAAGCAGGTCCGCGAACGCGGACGACGCCTGCTCGTCCGCAGGCCTGCCGTCGCGAGCCCGGGCCAGCGAGCTGTCCGCGCTGGTGGCCGAGCTGTAGTGCGGGCTGGTCGAGGGCCCGCCCTCCTGGGCGTCGTCAGCGGTCATGCCGAGGTTGAAGTTCGCGCGCTTGATGGGCACCGGGCGCTTGCAGGGCCCGTAGTGCTTGGGCTTGCGGCACGTGCCGCAGACGTCGCTGGCGGACAGCTTTCGCCGCGGCTCCATCCGCGTCTCGCCCTGCTCGTGACGATCGAAGGTCTGGCTGAGCACCGCCGGCGTCGACGTCGGCGATGGCACCGGCACCGGTGGCGGCGGCGGCTGGCTCTTCAGGACGGCGCTCTGCTGAACCACCGGGTTGGTCGTGGATGGCCACGCCAGCTTGTGGCGCCGCAGCGCCGCCAGCTGACCGTCGGCGTACGCGCGCTCGAGGACGCTCACGGGGAGACCACCGCGCCCGGCAGCGGCATGGACGAGGTGGCGAAGTCGTCCTCGTTGCGCTGGAAGGCCCTGTCGATCACGCTGCGCTGCCTGCGTCCCTGATCGACCGGGTCCGCGGCACCTGCGCCCGCGCCATCCGTCGAGGTCGACGCGCCCATCCCGACGTTGAACGCGGTCTTCGCCGGCGTGACGTCGCCTCCGGTCAGCCGCGAGGGCGCCGATCCGGGCTTGGGGATTCCCGGGATCTTGGGCACGCCGATGCCGGCCGACGCGAGCGTCGGTTGACCCGGCAGGCCGAACGTCGCCAGCGCGACGCGGCCGCCCTGCAGCGCTGCCTGCCGTAGGTTCACGAGGTGAAGTCCTAGCGCTTGACGAGACCCGCGATCAGGCCGTCGAGGCCGTGAGCCTGCGGCGTCTGGCTCGGCAGCAATCCGATCTCCTGGGCCTCCTTGTAGACGTCCTCGAGGGACGCGTAGCCTGCTTCCTTGATCGCCTTCTGGACGCCGATATCACGCGCGGTTTTGATGTGGCTCATCGAAGTCTCCTGGCTGGATTGTAGCTCATCCGATGACCTCCTGGCCGTACGTGCCGTCGGCGCGCCCGGGCGCGAGGTGATCGACGTCGGAGACGTTCCACAGCCAGTCGGGCATGTTGGGATCCTGCCCGCCGGGGGCGGATGCCGGCGATCTCGAGGGGTACTGGAGTCGCTCGGTGCCGTGGCTCTGCTCGTCGCCGCGCGGCGCGACGCCGGGGCTCGCGCCCATGGCGCCGGACAGCTTGAAGCGCGCCAGCGCGCTCGCGACGCCGGCGCTCCGTGCCGCCCTCAGGCTCATCGGTTGAATCTCGACACGTTCCGGTACCCCGATCCCAGGGTGCCGTACGCCGACTCGAGGTTGTTCTGCGTCTTGACGCCTCGCGCCTGCTCGTCCCACTCCTCCTTGAGTCCCTTCGCGAGCTGCGAGTACAGCGCGGACTTGTCGTCGATCCCGATCGGGCTGACGTCGCCGTCCTGCACGGTGGCCTGGTTCCTCGCCTGGAGGAACGACTCCGTCATGAGCAGGAACCTCGCCGTGCCCACCAGGAGGAGGTAGCGCAGATGCCGGGGGAACGACATCGGAGTCAGGTTGGTCTGCGGCGTGATCCCGTTGTAGGCGCTGACGGCCATCTCGAGCGCGAAGTTGACTTCCTTGTCGGTGAACTGGACCTCGTCGAGCAGGATGTTGTTGTCCGCGCGGTCCCGGAGGAACATGCGAACCTGGTCCCTCGAGAGGATGACGGGCGTGGTTGGCGTCGCTACGACCGGCATCAGCGCACGAACGTCCTCTCCAGGCTGGCGACGACCCGAGCGATCTGCGCGGCTGCGTTCGCGGTGCTCACGATTTTGATGGCCTGGTAGGGGAACACCACCACCTTGAGCTTGGTTTCATCCAGCGCCAGAAACGTCACGCCGGTGGCCTGCTCGATCGTGATGTCCTCCCCGGCGACGGTCGTCGGGAGGTCGTCGTTGACCGTGGACGGTACGAGGTTGCAGAGCTTGACTACGACGTCGCTCGCGGCACCGAAGTCGACGTGGATCTGCGTGCACATCAACGGCTCGTTGGCGTTCCAGAAGAACAACCCGCCCTTGGCCGCGGCTGGGTACTTGTACACTGCGTTCGCCTGGCTGAGCGGGCTGTCGGCTCGAACGCCCGCGGCCTGCGGAAGGGTCCCGTCGAAGTTGCCCGCCGCCGAGATCCTCTGCTGGATGACGGTGGACCAGCTGAACGCCTGACGAGAGGCTACCGGGGTGACGGAGGGTGACGCCATACCGTTGTATTGTAGGCCATGAACAAGTGCAAGGAGCTTGAAGTCGCACGTAACATGGAAGCCGCATGCACGTTAGGAGCTGGCGCGCGGTCTCGTCGGCATCTAGATGGGCGTAGATGGGCAGAGGCCGATGTCACCATCGGCTCACGTGAACCCCCTCGACGTCTTTGGCGTGGCGATGACTAGGCGAAGGTCTCGCGCGTGTCGGGCCCGAATTCGTCCGACTTCTCGAAGCGCACGACGTACGAGAAGCCGGGGTTGACCAGGATCGGATTTCGCCATCGCCCGCCCGCGTCGGTTGTGGTTACGCCCACCGGACGCGTCAGGTTGCCGGCCGCGTAGTCGCTCTTGAAGTACACGCGGATCTGCGCGTTCTCGATCGGGGACCCGCCGGGCGTCACGTACGACAGCTCGCCGGGCAGCTGGTAGTCGTGATCGATCTTGGTCGTGTTCTCGAACGGCGGCGGAGGCACCGCGGACGAGCCACCGAGGCCGACGTCGAATGGGCTCCACTGGATCGCGTCCGATACGGTCCCGTCCTGGAGCACGACGCGGAGACGGTAGAAGTAGGTCTGCAGCGCGAGCGGGATCGTGTCGGACGGGACGAGGGCCAGGTTGACGGCGGCGCGCTCGAGGCGAAACGACAGGCCGGACGGGTTGTCGACGGTCGTCAACTGCACGGCGTTCGTGCTCGAGTCGGGGCTCGTTCGGACGAGGAACTCCGCAGTCGCGCCGAGGAGCCGCTCGACGGGAAGGGGTTGACCGTTCACGTCGACGAGGTCGACGATCTTCGAGAAGGACGCGCCTCGGATGACATCGATTCGATTAGACATCGTTCTTGCTCCTGATCACGCCGAACAGGTGGACCTGTTCGGACGCTCGCGACTCGATGGACGGCACCACTACGCGACCCTCGAGCTTGCCCGCGGCGCGTCCGGGCGGGATCGACGGGACCACGGCGGACACGCCCTCCCCGACCTGCGTCTGCACCTCGGACCCACGCAGCGATATCGCAGCCGGCACGATCGGCACGGCGTAGGTCACGCGCGTCTGGAGCACGGCTCCGACGAGCACCAGCACGGCCGGCGTCACCGCGTCCTGCGCGCCGGACGTTACAAGGTCCTGCACGTTTCCGCCCAGGAGCGTCACGGCCGCGGGCCCCACCGAGACCTTTCGCGCGACGCGAGCAGGGACCTGTCCTCCGGACAGCGAGATCCCCGCAGGTTGAATCGCGACACGCCGAGCGACGGCGACCGGCACGACACCGCCGACCAGCGCGACCAGCGCCGGCGTGATCGAGTCCTTCTGGCTGTTGGACACCTGGTCCTGCACGTCGCCGCCGACGATCGACAGGGCCGCGGGCGCCACGGACACGACACGCGTCACGCGATCGGGGACGCTGCCGCCGACGAGCGCGATCGCGGCAGGCACCACCGTGTCCATGCGCTCGACGCCTTCGACGACCGTCCCTCCCGTGATCACCAGCGACGCCGGGGTGACTGCGACGCGGTACGCGACTCGCTCGCCGACGACCTGACCAACCAGGGAGGTCGACGCAGACGTTACGGGCTCAGAGAACGCCGGTTGGATCGCGACCAGACGGAGCTGCGCGCCCTGCGCGGGCGAGTGAGTCCACGTGACGCTGCGCGTGCTCGGGCCGGCGCCCGCGGGGACGTACAGGTACGCCATCGCGCCTTGGACCTCGCCGAACTCGTTGTTCACCAAGTACGACTGCGCGACCGTGAATCCGCCATCAGGCACGGCGGTGTACGGGGTTCCCACGCCCGGTGACGGGCTCGAGAACGGTGGAACCACCGGGGACGATCCCCACCAGTAGGCGACGAGCAGGGCCTCTCCGTCGATCGATATCGTCGGGCTGATCTGCTGCGTCGTGCCCGACGCGTTGGCGACGTTGTTGTGGACCTCCGTGACCCGGGGATGTCCGCCGGCGACGACCGCGACGAGCGCGAACGTCGTGTTCTCGTCGCTCGTGGTGACGGGCTGCGTGAAGGTTTGCCCGACGTCGCCGACCATCGGGGCCGGCGTGAGCGCCACGACGGTTCCGTATCCCGGGAAGTCGGGATAGTCGACGACGACGCCCACGATGACCGCTGAGGCCACGTTCTTGCTGTCGGTCCACGCCACGGACACGTCGCTGCTCTTGCCGCCGGCGCACAGCAGCACCACGGCACCCGACGTCGGGGTGTCCACGGTCACGCTCGATGAGCGATTCGCGAAGGCGAAACGCTGGAAGTCGACAGCCGTTGGGCCGAGCGAAATCAGGCCGCCCTGACCCTCCGGCACGCTTCCGCCGGCGATCGTCACGAGCGCGGAAGACACGGAGTCCGCGTAGGACCTCTTGACCGACACTGATCCGCCGACCAGGGTGACGGAGGCCGGCGTCACCCCGTCCGAGTTTCCCCCGCGCCCCTCGCTGACGCTCCCGCCGACCATGGTCAACGTCGCAGGCGACACGACGTCCTTGAGGCCGAGCTTCTCGCCGATCGCGCCTCCCGCGATCACGATTGCGGCCGGCGTGATCGTGTCCCCCGACACGCCGTCGTCGATCGCGCTCACGCCGCCGATGAACTCGAAGTTCGTGCCGCCTCCCTGGCGACCGATCTCGAGAAGCAGCGTCGGGTCGAGAAACGGGCCGGGGAAGTCCACGCTCAGCGTGGTGTTTCCGGTCGTCGCGCCGGTGACCGTCGCGGTCAGGTGGCCAACGTCGGCGTCGACAACCAGCGTGATCGGCTGGCCCGGAGACCACGTCAGCGGGAATGAGAAGGCCAGATTGTCGTCTGGGTTGGTGTACAGCTCGAGGTTCTTGTCGTTGAACCAGAGCCCGCCGTGAAGCTGACCGAGGATCGCGTGGAAGTTGCCGCCGGTGTACGCGACGCTTCCGTCGGTCGGCGTGATGACGATGCGCCACTTCCCGGCGTTGATCGTGGACGCGGCCGCGTCGAAGGTTCCCCCGGTGAAGTCCTGGGGAACCGTCGTTATGTTGAGGACGACGGTCACGACCGCCTCTCGGCTAGGTCGCGGTCATCGTCCAGAGGTTGGACGACAGGATCTGATACGTCTCGCCGGTTACGCCGTTCAGCGTAATGGAGGACCCGTGGTCGATGAATCCCAGCACGGGCTTGCCGGACGCCGTGTCGTCGTAGAACACGACATAGCGGAACGCGGCCATGCTTCCGGTGTTGGCGGTCCAGGTCGGGTTCGACGGGGCGATGGCGATCGTCTCGACGTTGCTGGACCTGGACTTGGTGCAGTTCACGTTGACGCCGCCAGCCGCGTAGCCGTTGCCGGCCGAGATCTCGGTGATGTCGGTCTTGACCGCGGTCGTCGCCTGGACCGGCGCGACGTTGGTCAGCATCGCCTTGATGACGTTGGTGCCGAAGACGTGCGCGCCTATCGACAGGTTGTCGACGAGGACGTTGACGGGCAGGAAAGTGGCCATGACCGATTACCTTTCCGGGTCGGCTACGAGCGCCGACCAGCCTTTCGGGAGTCCGACCTGCCGGATGGCTTGTTGGACCCCTCGGGCTTGGTGGACATGTCGGTCATCGCGTCGTCTTCCGGCGGCTGGGCGGGGCCGACGTCGTCGACATGATCGGCCGCGCCGGGTGGGCTGACGCTCTCGACGGACGACGCCTCGGAGGTCTCGGGCGGGGCCTCTGTCCCGGCGGCTTCGGGGTCTCCGGACGGCTCCGGGTCGTTGGTGACAACCGGGGCCTCGGGTGGGCCGAGGTCGCTGGGCGGATCGTCATCCGGGACGTCGACCGGAAGGCGGGCAAGGGTCACCCACTGCGCGGCCACGACGCGCTGCAGAACCGGATTGCTCCCCTCGCGGTCCGGAACGTCCCGATGCGACGGGCCGTTCAAGACCACGGGAAGCCCGTGCTCGTCCTTGACCGCTGACAGGTCAAGGACACCAGGGCTGGTTTTGGCGATCCTCAGCATGCGATCACAGGGGGAAGTCGATGCGCTGGAAGGCCAGGGTGTTGCCGATGCCGATGCCGGGAGCGGCGTAGCTCCAGAACTCGATCAGATCCGCCTCCTGTTTGATGTACAGCGTCGCGTCCTGGAGCAGGAAGAACACGCCGAGGTAGTTCTGCGGCGCGAAGATGTACGCGCTGCGGCGGCCGATCGTCGGATCCGTCGACGGGTTGTCGATGATCTCGTTCTTGATCGAAGAAACCACTGGGATGCCCCAGAGCTTCTCCTCTGCCTCGATGCCGAGGTCGTAGTGCCGCGACGCCACGTCGTTGCCGACCGAGGTGGCGGGCAGGTCGATGGCCTCGTAGTACAGCTCCTTGGACATCAGCATCTTGCCGATCGGCTGCTTGCGACGGACGAGCGCCTGGAATCCCTTCTTGAAGGCGGACGAGCCGAAGCTCGCGGCCTGGGTGCGCTGGGTGGCCAGGTTGAGCGCGATCAGGCCGTTGATCGTGTCCGTGAACTTCTGGTCTTCCTGGTCCGACATGTCCTTGACGGAGTTGTCGGACAGGATCTTCCTGATGTCGTTCTGGTACGTCATCAGGTTCCACTTCCGGGTCTTGAAGTGCTGGCTCTCCGTCTTGCCGAAGTAGACGGCGAAGCGCTTGCCCCGGAAGAACGTCGAGCGGCCGCTGCCGTTGAAGGGAACGAACGTGGCGATGGAGTCGGGCTCCTTCTCCACGATCTTCTTCGGCATGTCGCTGTTCTCGTCGCGATCCAGCTCGTCGTCCTGGAGCAGGATCGGCTCGATGATCTCGCGGGCGAAGCTCTCCTGTCGGAGCCGCTGGCGGACGAACGCGCTGCCCTCGGCCTCCGCCTCCTTGGTGCGGCCCTCCTCGAGCTTGCGAACGAAGTTGCTGTTGATGTACTGGGCCGAAACCTGCTGGGTCTCGGTCTTGTAGGCTGCCGACATTCAGATCTCCTGGGGGTCTTCGAGGGTTGATGGTTGCCCGGCCGAAGGCTACTTGGCGGCCGTGTCGCCGCCGGAGTAGTAGACGACGATCGTGCCATCGGTCGCGGTGTTGTCCTCGAGGACCTCGCCGATGATCTGGTTGTTGGTGACCGCCGGCTGCCACTTGCCGGCGGAGAACGTGAGGCGCGTGCTCGGCGGGTAGCTGCCCGCGCCGAGGTTGCTCGGGTCGAGCCGGAACACCGCGTTGGCGCGGAGGCAGACGGCCTTCTGGAGGAAGGCGCCGGCTGGATCGTCGTTGCCTTCGACGACGACCCAGGTGGAGATCGCCTCGACGGTCGACCGATCCGGGGTGGTGGCGGCGATGACCGCGCCATCGGTGCCGAGCTTGACCACCATGCCCAGGACGATGGAATCGAAGGTCCCGGTGGTGACGTGGATCGGGTACGTCTCGTCGATCGCACCCTCCTTGGGATACCCGCGCAGAATGTCGAACTTCGAGTTGAGCAGCATGTCAGTTTCCTCCGTGGGTGCGAGCTACGAGAGAATCCAGTTTCCGAAGCGGCCGAAGGCGTCGTCCGACGCCTGCTTGATGCCTCGGGATTCGTTGGTTTCGGGATCCGCAGGCGAGCCGAGGGCCTCGACAACGCCAGACTGCTTCTGGAGCACGTTCTCGACGTACGCCAGGACGGACGGGTCGGTCTCCGCCAGCTTCCGTCGGATGTCGTCCGGGATGGCCTCGCCGTGCGCGGACGCGTGCGCGGACGCGACTTTGTCGACGCGAGCCAGACGAACGGACTCGGCGGCGGCTTGCTTCTCGCCCTCGACCGCATCCACGTACGTGGCCACGGCATCGAACACGTTGGCGACCTTGCGAAGGTTCACGAGCGCCCTCCTGCGAGCTTGCGCAGCGCGGTGATTCCGGCCGCGGCGGTGATGATGCGGACGGACTGGATCCTCCGGTGAGCGTCACGCAGGTCCGCTTCGGCGCGGAGGTCGCTGGCGATCTTCCTGAGCGCGTCGGAATCACGCATGGCCGTCACCGTCCTGTCGCAGGGCGGAGGCCATCCGGCGAAGCGCCTGCGCGAGGTCCGTGCGCGGCTGCGCGGCGGCTTCCTTGACGGCGGAGCGCTCCTCGCGCCGCCGACGATCCGCCTCGCGAGCGCCGCGGACGGCGTCGTCGATCGCGTCGACAATCCTGGTCATTGCCCCGGCTCCCTGGTCATGCTGTGGAGACCCCTGATGATGCTGGGCGCGGCGAGCCCGGTTGCGACGCCGGCGCCGTACCCGACGTTTCGCGCGCGGGCGCGTGCCTCGCGCTCGTGGGCGCGCATCATGAGCGCGATCGGGATGCCGGCCGCGGCGGCGCCCATGCCGCCGGCCGCCACCAGCGGGCCCAGGTCCGACGCCGTCCGGACAACGGACAACGCCGCGGCGCGGAGCCGATCAATCACGCACATGTCCGAGTCACCCGACATGCTCAGCGCGCGGCCTCGATGAGTCGAGCCGTGTCCGCGAAGCCGGCGACGAAGCTGTCGCTGGCCGTCTTGTGGATCCACTGGACGGTGCCGTTGTGGCCGTACAGCCACGCGGCCTCGGCGAGCTTGGTGAGGTCGATCTTGGTCTGCTCGTAGCCCAGGTCGTGGGCGTCGCGGACGATGTCCGGGTTCGCCGAGGCGAACTTCTCGAAGTCGTCGACGCCACCCGAGACCGCCGCGGTCTTCACGGCTGGCAGGGTTGTCGCGGTCCTCTGCGCGGCCTCGTCGTACTGGGCGAGGCGGGCCATGAATCCGTCGCACACCGCGGCGCCGTACAGGTTCGCCTCCTTGATGGTCGCGGCGTGCTCGTCCGCGACGACGCTCGCCGCGAGCTTGGTGAGGTCGTCGAGCGGCGAGGACTGCCCCGCCGTCTTGGTCGACGCCTCGACCTCGGCGGTCGCTTCCTTGAGGGCCTGCCGAAGCCCGGCCGCCGCGGCGTCGCTGGGCGACCCCCCGCTCGAAATGGCACGAGGAGACGGAGCCGCGGCGGCCGTCTTCTCGGCCTCGGGCTCCAGTAGCTGAAACGCTTGCGTGAGCATCATGTGCGGTCTCCGTTGCAACGAGATGATAGGGCGGTTGTCGAAAATCCCCAAGTCAGCCGATGACGACCGACCCCAGGAAGTCCACCACGTGCTCGACGTCGAGCACCAGGCCGACTATCGGATCCACGACGGATCCGATCTTCGCACGAGAAATGTCGAGCGCGCCCGACGAGGGCGATCTGCACTCGACCATGCTGATCAGCGCGGCCATCTTGGGCGCGGTCTCGGTGACGTCCGGCACGTCCACGCCCTCGGCGGTGCCCCGCGTCGATCCGGGGCGAGGAGACAGCGCGGCCTGCCCCAGCGCGCCGATGCCGACCGCGAGCGGGGCCCGCGCCTTGCGGAGCCACGGATAGGCCGTCAGCATCTTGTAGCTTCCCAGCATGAGCGCCGTGCCTCCCAGCACCTTGCGCATGTGGGCGCGCGTGACCGCGTCCTGCGCCTCGAGAGCCGCCCCCCTGGTGGTGACCTCGTTCCCCGCGTGAAGGAGGTCCGTGGTCGGCGCGGCGTCGGGGCGCAGACCCGCCCCCTCGGGCACGAGGCGCCGGTACAGCATGTCGCCGGCGTAGGCGCGCTTCTCGCGGATCCTGGCGAGGGCGGACGCCAGGGCGGCGTCGACGTTGGACGCCTCGCCGAGCTTGCACTCGTCGAGCACGTGGTCGAGCAGCGACGGCGACTCGGAGAAAAGCTCCAGCGCCGCGTCAGCTGCGGCCGCGAGGCGGACCAGAACGTCGTGGGCGACCCTGGTCGGCCGGCCGGTCAGCTGGCTGATGGCCGCCTCGGCGAACTCCGCGTCCTTGAGGACCACGCCGGCTCGATCCGCGGTCGTGACGACGCCGCGGAGACCCACGCCGGGTGACAGCGCCGCGGCCTGCACGACGCGAGACGGCAACCCCGGTGATCCCGACAGCCGGTCGCCCGCGTAGTCGCGAAACCGAACCGCGAGGTCCCTCTCGCCACGCGAAACGGTCGAGATCGCGATCGGCTCGCCGCGGATCACCTTGCTCATCTCCGACAGCTTTCGCGCCGCGGCCGTCTTCCGCGCCGCCGCGTCCGCCTCGACGCCGAGATCCGCCGCCAGGCGACCCCCGGCGTCCGCGACCTTCTTGAGCGTGTAGCCGATGCGGTCGGCCGGACGAAACACGCGGCTGATGTCGAAGAAGTCGGAGTCGGGGTTGTAGACGAAGTTCTTCGTGCCGTCGGGGTTGACCTGGTTCATCGCCAGCGCATGCTTGCAGTACTCGGCGCGGGACGGGGCCTTGTTGCCACACCGGGAGCACACGTCGTATTTGATCTTGCAATTGTGAACAGCGAGGCCCTCGATGAGATAGCTCTCGTCTTCCTCAACTTCGAGATTGAACACTTGCGTCTCTGCGTACTGCGTTTCGATTTCCCGTATCGGAACGCAAACATAGTCTCCAACGATCTTTCTACTTTCCTTGCGGGCCAAGACCTCCCTTGCCTCGACCTTTGCGCAGGTAGTTTTCAGCTTATATGCCCACTGTACACCGATGTGGATGACCCATTCAAACGTGTCTTCCGTGCTGAATCCGCTGCCAGCTTTGTGTGTCAGCTGATTGCAGGACGCGAGGATTCCAAGCCGAAGAAGCATGTGACGCCACTGAGACGCTAAGTCACTCGAAGCGGTCGATACCTTCAACCAGCCGTCCCTACCGCAACCATCTCCGTTCGCGTACGCACCAAACAGCTCGCGCTGCATTTCAGGCGGCCAGTGCATTACGGCCTTCGATAATTTCTTTTGGCGGGCTGATACGCCTCCGTGCGTGAGGCAAAGCGCGGCTAGCTTGTCATCGCAAATCATGATTCCGCGCGCTGATTCACAATTCGCACGAACATACGTCCATGGTGCGTTTCGCGTTCCGAACTCCGCGCAGAGTTGACAAATTTCCGTGTGGATTGCGTCAGACTGATTCGTGGTCAGTTCGATGCCGTAAGGCGATCCTTCTCGCCAAATGATGTGACCTTCCGCCACGTAATAGCCGAGCAGTCGAGCGAACGTACGGGACAGCTCAGGGGTTGTCGCTTCCGTTCGATCAATCGGAGCCAGCAGGAGTTGCGATTCCAGGCATGATGCGTGCGTCCATTCACCTTCGACGCGAGCGTCTGGCCGCCAGCGTACGTTGCCTTTGGCTCGTTCTTTTTCTTTTACGGAGCCCCACGCGGTCGTCCAAAATGGATGTTCGTCCGTTGCGTAGATGGTCGCGTGCGCTTCGCCGCGGATGGCGTGGATGTTTCCACGGTAAGGACGTTTGTGAGTGCTTGAGACGCGACGCGCTCTGCCTCGATGTGTAATGACCTCGTCGCCTTCGATGATCTCTTCGATGGCTTTTTGCGTCCCGTCAGCCAGGGTGACTCGGGCACCTGCCAAGAAGCAGCCCATCGACACTGCCGGGAACTCGCCCTGCTCGACGCGGTCCACCCACTCCGCGTCCTTTTCGTTGTCGATGACCGTCAGCAGCTCCACGCGGTGCATGCGCGGGTTCCAGAACGCGCGTTTGACGTAGCCCGACGCCTTGGCAGGATCCTTGTTCTGGTGGTGCTTGAACGTGTGCGCCGGGTTGGTCTCGAACGTCCGATAGGTCTGGGTCAGCTCCTGGCCCGGGGCGACCCACCAGCGCTCGCCGCGAGCCGTGGCCTCCTTGCCGCGGGCGGGGACCGGATACTCCGAGAAGCCGTCACCGTTGCGGTTGGGCCCGTAGGTCTCCTCCGCGCCCATGGCGAGGAGCAGCAGGTGGGTCTTTCCGGGCTCCGGGCTGACGTTCTTGATGTAGTCGAGCGCGTCGGACGCGTGCTTGGTCACCCTGCCGACGTCGAACCGCCCTCCTCGCAGGGGCAGCACGAGCTGGAGGGTCAGCTCTCCCGTCGGAAACGTGTCCGCGAACTCGATGATCTTCTTCACGGAAGGATTCCCCGCACCGCGCGCATCGCGTCGAGCCTGTGCCCGATGAGGTGCACCAGCGCGGCGTGCTTATCCGCGGCGGCGCCCGATCGGCAGGCGTCCTCGAGCAGGTCGTCGACGCGCAGGTCGGCGGCTAGCCGCTGCATCGGGTCGACCGGTCCCTGATCCGGCTGCGCGCGAGAGCGAACCGCCGACTGCAGCATGCCGCCCAGTGATTGCATGCCGCCGACGCCGGCCGCGGTCAGCAGCGCCTGGTTTCGGGCGTCGCGGACCAGGTCCTTGGCGTGCGAGTGCGCGTCCGAGATCAGGGCGTGCCCCACTCCGAGCGCCGGAAGCCCGAGACCGAGGCCCCACGCCAGCGGGCGCTTGGCCAGGGACAGCGTCTCCTCCAGGCCGGCGGTCTTGACGCTGGCGTACGCCCCGAAGTCGAACACGGCCTGCCTCTCGCGCAGCTCAGCCGCGCGGGGATCGCCGTGTCTCAGCGCGGCCCGCTTCTCGGCGAGCGCGGCGGACGCGCGTATGACGTCGGCGAGGTTCACGCGTCACGCGTCCCGCGCGGGCGACACCGAGTCGCGGATCCGACGCTCGCCCTCCGCGGACAGGCGCTCGCCGCTCGCAGCTGCCAGCGACAGGATGCCGCCGGCGACGAGCCTCGCGGTCTTCCTTCGGACGAACGATCGCGCGCCGATGAGACCCGCCACCTTTCCCGGGTGAAGCTCGCCCACGCCCGCGATCTCGCCGACGATACGATGCAGGCCCGCGGCCTTGACGATCGCGACTGTTTCGGGCCTCAGGAGGTTGTCGAGAGTGGCCATCGCTACTTGTCCTTTCCGCCGCCGGTAACCGAGCGCTCGGAGTCCGCGATCAACTTGATCGACATGTAGTCCGGCCCAGACCCCGACATCACCGCCTGTCGGAGGAACGAGCGGACCGCGTTCTTGTCGGTGGATAGGGTCGGCGCGAATCGAGCCATCGTATGGTAGGCCTCCATCAGCGTCCTGTCGTCGGCGGCGGACAGAACCGGGTCGCTCTGCTTGAGGTCGCCCAGGATCGCGTGGCGCGCGGACTCGTCGCCGGCGCGGCTGACCGACTCCATGGCCTTGTTCGCGATGTCCCGGAGGAGGTTCGCGCCCGTGGTGCCCATCTCCTTGCCGAACGCGGATATCGCGGCCGACCCGCCCATGTGCATGGGGTCCTTGCGCTCGCCGAACTCCCGGCCGAGGAGCATGCGCTTGATCGACTCTCCGATGCCCCCGCTGATCCCGGAGGCCACGCCCTGAAGCGGCGCCGCGCCAACCTGGCTCAGCCCTCCCATCAGGCCGGATGGCTTGCCTGAGTGCATGCCTTGGCCCAGCATCTGGTCCCCGACGTTGCCCGCGAACTCCCCGATCGCACTGCCGGCACGCCTCACGGGCCCGTTGGAGGACATGGCCTGCGTGAAGGGCAGCGCGAACTGCGGAGGCAGCGCCGCGACCTTGGACCCTGCCGCGCGATCCAGCGCCTTCTCGGTGCCCGACGCCCGGTGCACCGCCTTCTCCGCGATTCCCGGCAGCATGGCGCCGACCGCGAGGGGGAGAACGACGCCGGCCCGCTTCCGGACGAAGCGGTCCGCGCCGTGACGAGCGACCATGCCGACGATGTCTTTCAGCTGCACAGGGACCTCACGTGTGTCGCGGCGTCGCGGACTCGCGCGGCCTGACGGGCCACCTTGACGAGCGCGCAGAACTCGCGAAGCGGTGGGGTGTCGTCGACGACGTGGCGGTCTCTGAGCTGGGCCGTCTTCTCGAGAGCCTCGCGCCCGCGCAGAGGGAGCCCGCGCTCGCGTCGCATGAGGTTGATGACGGCGAGCCCGTGTGAGTCGCCCTCGACGGACATCGCGTCCTTCTCGAAGTCTTCGAAGCGAGGAGCCCCGTGCGCGAGCTTGAACAGCCGCGCCAGACGGCCGTAGCCGTCGTCGAATGCCATCTCGGCTTCGACCAGCTGGTCGTCGAACACCGTCGCCAGCTTGGCCAGGCGATGACCCTTGACCATCGCCTCCTTCTGCGTGTCCTTGTCGCGGGCCCTGGCCGGCGGCTTGTCGCCGGCTTTCGGCTCGCCGGAGGGTCCGCTGCGCCCCAGGATCGCCTCGCCCTCCCCGACGGGCTGCTTGCGCAGCGAACCCATCTCATCCGGAAGCGGCGCGTCGTCCCCGTCCGGCGGGGACGGCGCCGACGGCTCGGCGCCGTCGAGCTGCGGGCCCGAGTCGATGATGGACTTGATGACGGATCGGGTCTCGAGCGGCTCGAACTCGTGGGTCATGTCCCGCTGACCGTCGGCCTTGCGCGCCTCCATCATGCGCAGGAACGCCATCGTGTTGGCCGCCTGAACGAGGCGCTCGATCTGGTCGGCGTTGAGCTGGCCGTGAACGGCTTCCTCGACGGCCGCGTCGGCCATCTTGACCCCGCGCGCGAGGAATCCGTCGACAACGCGGCCAGCCATCTCGTCGTAGTCTTGTTCCCTGAGAGCCCGCATCAGTGGAGAACCTCCGCCGTCTTGTCGACGAATTCAATCGAGGACGTCATCTCTCGATGTTTGATTTTGAGCGCGACGCTCTCGGTCATCGGCGCCCGCTTGGCGAGAACGGCGGCCTGCGCGACCGCCATCTGCTGGTGCTTGAGGGCCTCGCGCGCCACGCCGCTGTCCAGTCCGGCCTCGCGCCCCATCAACGCCTTGAAGTGCCCGTCGACCATGGCCTGCGTCTGGACGACTCCCGGGTCGATGATGACCGGCAGGCCCGACAGGTACGCGACCGCCTCGACGCCGTACATGACAGCCCAGCGAACGTACTGCGTTGATCCCACGACCGCGTCGGGCGCCTCGCTCGCCTCGCGCACCCACTCGACCAGGTCGATGTGGTCCCGGAACACCGCGACGTCGAAGAACAGGTGACGGAAGGCCCTGATGACGTCGAAGGACAGTCGCGTCCGTCGGCTGATCTCCTCATCGTTCGAGGTCGCGAGCAGCCACCCGCGCATGCAATCGCACGCCTTGCCCGCGCTCAGCTCGAGAGCCCTGACCACCGACTCGTCGGCTGGCTGACCCCTGCGGGACAACCACAGCGCCCGCTCGAAAGGATGCTCCGGCTGGTCGCGGGACGCGATCGCGGCAATCGCTCGATGGTCGGGGTTACGGCGTGGCATAGCCCTCAGGGTCCTTCGCGCCCTGAACGCCACGCGCCAGACGAAGCACGATGTCCCCCAGGCTCTTGAACGTGGAGCCCAAGCTCTGCTCGAGAGCGTCGAACACCGACTCGCCCACGCGCTCCTTGAGATCCGACTCCTGCATCCACAACGTGAGCTGGACACGCGCGAGATTGTCGACCGCCTTCTCGAGGTTCGGCAGGTGCTGGCCGACAACCGCGTGAAGCTCCGGCGACTGCACGAGCGTCGCGACGGCGGCGACGTCGAAGATGTCCGGAGGCAGCGCGCTCGCCTGCTGAAGGAACTGCGGGTTGACCTCCGCGTCCAGCGCGTGCCCGTTGGGGCCGTCGACAGGCATCAAAGCGCCGGGCGCGGGGCCTTGTCCGCCCATCGGACCCATGCCGGAAGCGCCCATGCCCTGATCACCCATCGGGTCGCTCATCGGGTCCGCGCCCATGGGCGGCATACCCGGATCTCCACCCATCGAAGCCGGATCCATCGGTCCAGCACCCATGCCCGGAGCGCCGCCCATCGGGTCTGCGCCCATGCCTGGAGCGCCGCCCATCGAAGCCGGATCCATCGGTCCGGCACCCATGCCTGGAGCACCACCCATCGGATCGCCGCCGGGCGCCCCCGGCATCCCGGGGTTCATCGGCTGGCCCGTGGCGAGGTTCGCCGATGACGGCGGCGCACCCATCATCTGGGTCTGCGTCGAGGCCGACATCGGTGCTCCACCCGCGATCTCGTGCGAGCGCTGGACAAGCGTGGCGAGCATCTGCTGCTTGTCCTGGAGCTTCTGCATCTCGGCTTGGATCGCCTGGTCCATCTCCATCGCCGCCAGCTCGACGGGCGACGGAGGGGGTGGGGCCGGAGGCGGACCCATCACGGCCTGTGCCGCGCCGGCGGCCAGGTCGGGTTCGGGGGCGGGTTCTGCGGAGGCGGGCGGCTTCCGCTTCTTTCCGCCGCCGCGGTCGCCGCTCTTGTCGCCGCCCTTGTCGCCGCCCTTGTCGTCGTCAGCAGCCAGCTTGTCGACGGCCATCTGCGCGCGCGCGACCTGCTCGGTCGACACGACCCACGCGCGGGCCGAGCCGTCTCGCGTCGCCTGGTCGAGCAGCATGCCGGCGGCCGCGACCTTGATTCCGTAGTCGGCCGCGACCTTGCGGAGAGCCTGCACGCGACCGACACCGGGACGGCCGTCGACGGAGAACTGCCGAGCCCCCGCGTCTTTGATCGACACCTTTCGCGCTCCGACCGCGGCGAGCGACGACGACACGCATCGCGCCAGGTCGTGCGCCGACTGGAACCACGCCCTCTCGTCGAGGCGCTCCCGCAACGGAATCCATATGAAGTCAGGCGGGATGTACACCACGTCCGCGCCCTTCGGCATCACGATTCCGCCGAGCGGGCTGCGCGGGTCCGTGACCAGCGTTTTTTCCTCGGTGAATCCGCGCACCGCGGTGACCCGCATGCGGCGAACGCCGTCGGCGCCGGTGGTGACCGACTTGATGTCGAGCGGGATGGTGGCCTGGAACGTCGAGCCCTTCTGGCGCACGAACAGGCCCTTGCCCGCGCGCGGCTGACCGTCGACGTCCTTGAACAAGCGCTTGTGCAGCGGGCCGGACAGCTCGTCCGCGACCGAGTCGCGACCGACCAGGCGATCCGGCTCGATGTAGTCCCCGTCGCCGAACACGGCCACGTACTTCGAGACGTTCCACCGCCTGCGCGTGACGTAGTCGGTCTCGTCGGGCCTGCCCATCGGGTAGACCTTGTTGGCGCTGCGTCCGACGCCGCCGGGGCGACGCTCGTTGAGCAGGGGGTTGTGGCCCGCGACGGCAGGACGTCGCCCGTACTGCGTTCCCTCCCCGAGGACGTCGATCGGGTCGGAGACAACGAGCGCCGGACGCTCCTTGCCCGTGGACTCGTAGAGAACGTACACACCCGGCTGGTTCGGCTCGATCCAGCGCTCGTAGGGCTGGACCTGCACGGTCAGGTTGTGGGACGCGCGGTCGTCGCGAACCGCGTAGCCCTCGCGACGAACCCCGGCGTACGCCTCGCCCGCCTTGTCGCCGAACATGCGATGGAACTCCGACGGGGTGGTGTCCTTGTCGGCGATCCACAGCGCGCCGCCGAAGCTCTGCTTGGCGGCGACTTTCTCGAGGCCGGGGCGCAAGGCGTGCGACAGCTCCGACATGCCGTACGCGGCCGCGGCTGCCTTCAGGATGCGAGGATTGTGCGCGAGCACGTGTTGAAAGGCCGACTTGACGCGGTTGGACGCGGACCGCAGAAGAGGCAAAAGCAACTCGGGCTGCTTGTCGTCGCCCTCCTTGGTCAGGTTACTCGGCGACATGACCTGCTCGAGGTCCAGCATGGCTGACGCGTAGGAGAACCTGCCCGTGATGGGCGGCACCACGATGTTCCGTATGTCGACGTCCGTGTACAGCGTCTCGGGCGTCTTCACGCCGGTTCCCAGCGACGCCAGCCCGGCCTTGGCTAGCTCGTCCAGCCACCCCTTGTTGAGGGGGAGGAACATGTTGAGTGCCTTGTGGTACATGATGTCCAGCGGCTTGATCGCGCTGTTGGACATCACGACGGGGACGTACAGCGACTGGCCGTGGCGCGAGACTACGAAGGCGCCCACGCCGTAGCCCTTGTCGACGTCGGTCGACAGGACCTTGAAGGTCACCACGTCCGGGACCAGGTCCGGGACCCTCTGCGTGAGCAGCTGGTACGCCATCTCGCTCAGTCCGGACTCGAACAAGCTGGTGGCCTGGTCGGGACTTTGGCCCGTTCCTCCTTGGAGTTGCTGCATGCGCGGGCTGAGCGGGGGCATTGGTTCCTTGCTACGTGGCGGGAAAGCTCACAACTTTTGGGATGTTCGCATCGGGAATGGCTCTTGCCTTCTCGACCTCGACGACCTTCTTGGCGTGCTCATGTCCCAGCGTGTGCGTTGCGATCTCGGCGCTCGGCCTCCGGTGATGGTCGTGTGCGAGATGATGTTCGATCTGCCGGAGGCCCTCGTGACGGACGTGTCGCGGCAGCACGGACTACCTCGTGCCGGCTCGCATGGCGTGCTCGATGCGCCGGACGTGGTCGCGCATCGCCGCCTCCTTGCCCTTCTCGTCGTCGCCGTCCTTGTCGTCCTTGTCGTCTTTCTTCGCGAAGGGGTTCTCACCCTTCTTGTCGTCCTTGTCGTCGTCCTTCTTCTCGCCCTTGTCCTCCTCCTTGCGCATGAAGAACGGCAGACCGCTCTCCTCGGCGGCCTTGCTCTGGTTGTTCTTGCGGCCGTCGTAGGCGCCCGGGCGCGAGTGGGTCGCGTCGGAGCTGTGCTGCGCGTACCCGTCGGACCGCGAGCCCGGCGGAACCGCGGCGGGCGCCGCCGCCGCCGTGCGCTCCTGGACGGAGGTCTGCAGGCCCGTGAGGTAGGCGGCCTTCTCGGCGACCTGCATTCCCATGCACGCGCGGACGTGAGCCACCTTCTCGTCCTCGGACAGGGAGGCGGGAATGTAGGGGAAGCACTCGGCCGCCGTCTTCTTGAAGACGGCGATCCACGGGTCCTCGGCCGCGGCCTTCGACGAGTGCTGAGTGACCGAGTTCGATCCGCTCGGCGACTCGCTGGGACCGTTGGGCTGCGGGGTCTCGCGACCGATGATCGCCGGGCCCTTGGCCTGGCTCATCAGTTCGCCGAGTCCGCCCTGCATGGGGAGCACGGCGTATCCGGATGGACGCTGCGACATGTCCATCTTGCCCTCCGCGGTGGTCGGCTCCTTGTTGCCCTTGTCCCCACCGAGGATGGTGGTGCCCTCCGCGATCTTCCGCATCATGTCGGCGAGCGACGCGGTCCTGGACTGCTCGGTCACCGAGTTCTCTCCCGAGGGAGACTCGTGCGGGCGGTTCGGCTGGTCCTGCTCCTTGCCGACCGCCCCGGCGCGGGTGTCGACCTCGGTCTTACCGAGGCTGTTCTCGGCGTAGCCGGGCGGGCGCTGCGCCGCGTCCATCTTGGTCTCGCCCTGACCCGACTCGGCCTGCGTGTTGCCCTTGTCGCCGCCCTCGATCGTGCTGCCCTCCGCGCGCTTCTCGGCTTCCTCCATCAGGTGCGTGGCGTTGGCCTGCGCGATCTTCTCGAGGTCGGCCTGGTTCTCGACGCGGTTGAACGAGGCGGCCTTGAAGCCGGGCCGCTGCTGGCGGATCCTGTTCGACGCGTCGATGACCGTGTTCGCGATCTTCGCCGTCGCGTCCCCGGGGCTCGCGGGATCGAAGTCCAGCTGGTCCGCGACGTAGTCCGCGACCTTGATCGCGTCGCCGCCGTCCTCGAACTGGGCGCGCCCGCCCTGGATCACTGCCAGCGCGACACCGCGGGCGTATGCTTGCTTGAACATGGTCATCTAGTGCTCCTGGGTCGCGATCGTGTTTCGTTGTGGATGATAGGTCAGATCGTCGGTTATCCCAAGACCTTGGCCTTGGCCGCGCCCGCCGCCATCGGTGGAGACGGCGGGGCCGGAGGCTTCATCGAGGGCGGAGACATCGCCCCACCCATCGACTGGCCGTTGAGGGTCGGATTGTACCCGGCGGCGCCCGCCTGCATGTTGGACATCTTGTACCGAGCAAGAGCCGCAGCTTTGCCAGCTTCAAATGCGTTGTTCATGGGTTTGAAATTGTCCTCGAAGTATTTCTTGGCGACCAACCACTGGTCTGTGTGGTCTTTTGGATTTCGAGCGATCATGTCTCCGGACTTCGGAGAGCCGTTTTTTCGATCTGCGGCGCTGATGCTGACGTCTACAAGTCGTTCTTCTGGTTTATAGGGACGCAGCTCCGCTACGTCTGTTCGACGATACTTTTCAAATTCGTCTGTCACGGAAGGTCCTGTCTGGGAGTGGTCCCCAACACGTGGTCCAGCCCGCGCCCGACGACGTGACCGAGGCCCCTGCCGACCCCGAGACCGATTGGGGTTCCAATCATGCCGCCGGCGGTGCCGCCGTACATCATGCCGGCAAGGCCGCCCACGCCGCCGAGGAGACGCGACATTCGGCCCTCCGAGGCGTCCTGGCGCATCATGCTCGGCAGCGCCGCGGCGGTCAGCAGGGTGCCCGCGCGTCCGGCGGCCTGCATGAATGGCCGGCCGGGCATCGAGGGCCACAGGACGTTGCGCCAGTGGAGAGAGCCGCCGGGTGCGAACGTCCTGGCGCCCTCGACGAAGGCGTTGGGTCCCTGCCCGAAGGCGACGAGCTTGGCGGTGCCGGCCGCGGAGTCGACGAGGCCCTGGCCCAGGTAGGCCAGCTTGGCGGCGCGAACCCCCTCGGTGAGGGCCTGCACGATTGTCGACAGCTCCGTCGAAGGTTTTGCATGTTGGTGCGGCCGATGTCCGTGTCTTGCGAAGTGTTCGCGCATGGTGTCGACGGAGTACCCTGGGTCGTTCGGACCGAACACTAGTACCTTCCTTCCGGGCCCTGCCCGAACTCGGTTCCGGCGGCGTACGCCGGAACGGGCGAGTAGCCGTGAACGTCGGCGTGGTCGCCGCGGTGGGCGCCGGCCAGCAGGCTCTCCTTCAGGTACCGGTGACCAAGACGCGCCATCCAGTCTGGGTTCAGCAACGGGGTTCTCGACGCGGGCCGCATGAGCGGGGCCGCCATCGGAGCGTTGTCCGCCACGTTCACCTCGTGAACCCCGCGACGCGCGAGCACGCTTGCGACGTCGGGCGTCACCCGGGTTCCGGCGGTGAAGTGGAACGCGTCCTGCGCGAGCGTCTCGCCCGCTGCCTCGGCCAGGCCGACACGCCTGTGGGACGCGGCGAGCGCGGCGCGGAACCTGTTGTAGTCGATCACGTCGCCCTTCATGAAGGCGTCGTCCGGCCCCGGATCGATGATCTGGACGTGGGACAGCACGCTTCTCGCGAGCGTCTCGAGGTGGCGCTTGTCGACGTCCGCGCCGGCGCGCCGGTACACGTCGTGAAGAGCGTCGACCAGGTAGCGCCTGCCCTCGCCGAGCCCCTTGTGACGGACGATCTCGTCGGGACGAGGCACGCCGTCCGACAGCGTGTCGCCGGCGAACAACGGCTGGCCTACGGCCACCGTCACCCGCTGGTCCGGCGGGACGTAGTGGCGCGACCCCTCGACGGTGACGTAGGCGCCTCCCTGTGGGGCGGGCTCGACGATCCCGACCTTGCCGTCCCTGTCCGCGAGCACGGCCTTGTGGAGGAATGAGGTCGGTATCTCGAGGAGCTGGCGGACCCCCTTTATCCCCTCGAGCTGCTTCTTGTCGGTCGCGGCCGCAGCGACGCGGCCGCCGTGCTTGGCGTTCAGGCTGAACTGGGTCAACGGCTCACTGAGCGCCTGCGCCGCGCGCATGCCGACGTTGGTGCCCAGCACGTGCGGGTGTCCCGAGGGGTCGAGACCCTGGCAGCGCTGGCAGATGCCGTGCGGCGCCTCGCAGGTCATCGGCGATCGGACTGTGACGGGGTCCCCCTTCGCCGCGATTGACGATGCGAGCCCAGGAGTCACCAGACGACCGTCGGTCAGGTAGCGATCGATCAGGTGCGGATCGGCCGCGGCCATCTCGATCCCGTTCCGCGTGCCGCAGTCGAGGGTCGTGATGAGCTTGTCGCCCATATTGTTGACGAGGATCTTCGCCAGGTCCCCCGGCTCGACGACCGAGATGTTCGACCTCACCGCGTTGACTCGAGCCTCGCCGCCCGCGACCCAGGCGTCGGCGGGCGTCAGGCCCTCGGAGAAGCTCTTCTTGATCAACCAGGGCACCGTTCGGTCCCTGGAGTCCCTGGCCAGGACCGGAGAGCCGACCGCGCGCATGAGCTGGGCCGCGTTGCCGCGTCCGCCCGACCTCACCATCTCCCCCATCGCCCCCTTGTCGCGCTTGGCGAGCGAGAGCATCGCGTCCTGCGCCGCGAACAAGGCCTTCTCCCTGTCCGCGTGCGTCCTCGCCGCGTGGAAGGCGTCAACGTGCGGCGCCAGCATGGCGTCCCGCTCCGGGTGCGGCGCGATGTCGTCGAGCCCGACCGAGATGCCCTCCAGCGTCGCGACCTCGTCGCCGAGCCGCTTGAGCCTGGTGACGACCTCGGGATACGCGGAGGGATCGGACTTCGCCAGGCGAACCAGGCTGTCGTTGAGCACGCCCTTGGTCAGGGCCTGGTCGTCGTGTCGCCAGCCCTTCGGCAGCACCGCGTCGACGAGATGTTGTCCCAGCGTTCGCATGTCACATCGACGGCGGGTAGCCCGGGGGCGATCCATAGCCCTGCTGGGCCATCATGGCTCGACGTCGCGCCTGCTCATCCTGCTCCTGGTTGCGTCGGTGCCACATGTACAACCCGCCGGCGGCGAGCGTCGGCGCGAGCTTGCCCGCGTTTCCGATGGCCTGCTGTCGGTGAGTCGCGCGCGCGAGGTCCATGCTCTGCGGTGGCACGGCCCCTGTGATCAGGGTGGGGTTCATCTGTCCGCCCAGGCCGCCTCGCAGGTTGCGAAACAGGTCCTTGGCCGCGCCGGCCTGACCCGCGCCGAACGTCTTCAGCTTGTCGAGGATGCCGGCCGGCGCGACGTCGGCCATCTTGAACCTCGCCAGGGCGTGTCGGACGCCCGCATGCGCAAACGGGGTGACGTGTGTCGTCGACATCAGACGCCTCCAAACGCGGATGGGCCGACGCCCGATCGGCCGCCGGCGTCGCCCGCGGCCGTGCTGCTGGGCGGACCCCAGTTGGTCGATCGATCGAGCGGGTTCTTGGCCGCGACGGGCGCCCCCGGCTGCGGCGGCTCGTCGAGCGCCTGGAGCATTCGAGCCAGGTCCTCCGACGATCGTCGATCGCCGTACTCGTTCGCCTTCTTGGCGTGGCCCTTCGCCGCCACCGTCTTGCCCGCCGCGTCGAACCCGTGAAAGGTCCGATCCGGGATCTTGAGCCGAAGCTCCTCCCCCGCGCGCTTGAGGCCGAAGCGCTCCAGCGCGGCGATCGCGCCGGACGCTCTCGCGTGCTTGACGTGCTCGGGCAACGTCACGTCCTTGGGCGTGTGGTCCGCGAACTCCCGTGCCACCTCCGGGTGGTTGGCCCAGAGGTACTTTCGTTGCGCGTCGGATCGGAAGGGCACGGCACCCCAAGTATAGGCCGTCACTCGCCGATGTGGATATGGTCGTTCAGGGCAACCTCTCCGCGGTGATACGCGGCGCGGGCGTCCTGCAGGGACGCGAACCTCTTCGCCGTTCGACCGGAGGCCGGCTGGGTGGCCCTGTGGAGACCGAGCACGGCCTCCATGTCGGGCGCGACGTTGAGCATGCCCGGCCTTCGATCCGCGAAGATCTGGTGCGAGAGCGTCATCCGCTTGACGTCCTCCACGCCCGCGGGTGTCACCGGGGCGTGGATCTGCATCGCGTCGCCATCGTAATCCGCGTTGGTCCCTCGCTCAGCGAAGGGGTTGAGTGTGATCGTCTTGCCTTCGGTCATCCTTGGGTAAGCGCCGATGATGTTGTGGCGGGTCAACGAGGGCGCACGGTTGACCATGACCGGGCGCTCTCGTGTCTCGTTGATCAACTCGTCTTTGGCGATCGGCGCTTTGTCCTCGACCAGCTTTTGCGCGTCGATAGCCGAGTAACCCCGCCGTACGAGCCGTCCAATTACGAACTTGGAATACATGCCCCAGAGCATGTCGGTGGGTACGCCGATCTCATCCATGGATAGCGTGGGGTCTGGCGCGATGGTCGCGCGTCCGCTGACGTCCTGCTGGCGCTTCATGAGCTTCGATTGGAAGAACCCTGAGCCAGGCCGGCTTCCGGTGATCGTTGCGATGTATCCCTTGGCACCTCGGCGCAGCACCCCGGGGCTAACGGGGTCACCGACGCCGAACAACGCGCTGACAGCGTCGAACAGGTGTCTGCGCGGCGCGTGAAGCTCGGATTCCGGTAGGACCTTCGTCGAGTCCTTGAGCTGGTCGTTTGCCAGGAACGCGTCGCGGTACAGCAGGTTCGCGTCGCCGACCTGGAGCCTGCCGTCCTTGAGGGGAAGGATCGGTCGAATGATCGGCGGCGTGACAGGGACCTTGCTGATCACGTAGGCATCCGCGGGCTTCAATCCGTGCGCCTGGAGGGCCGCCAGGTACTTCGCCTGCTTGACCGCGTCGTCGAGCGCCGCGCCGCGCAGGTGCCTGGATCGATCGCGCAGCTCCTCGAGACGGGACGGCACGTCGATGCGGCCCAGCTCGCTGCGAAACCACTCTCCGCCGCGGCCGGTTCTCTCCGCGAACTCCTTCTGGGTCAGGCCGAGGAGCCGGCGCACGGGCTCCTCGAACACGGGGTTGACGATCGACTCGGACAGCTCGACGTGCGACCACTTGGTGCCGGCCATTCCGCCGGTCCTCGCGGGGTCGAACATCCCGCCGGTCTCCGGGCGCAGGTCCTTGGCTCGAATCATCTTGCTCGGGTCGGGCAGCTCGCCGGAGGACATCTTCAGGATGTCCGCGTCGGTGAGCGGCCCTAGGGCCAGCCTCGAGCCCGCCTTGGAGATCTTGACGCCGGCGCCCGAGAGCATCGCGTGCAGCTTGTCGTACGCGAACGGCGTGCGCGGGGCGGGCGCGGGGGTGCCGAGCTGCACCGAGCGCCAGAACTCGTCGTTGCGCTGGCTCTTGATCGCCGCGGACTCGCGGAGCACGGCCCTCGCGTTGTGCGCGACGAGACCGTCGAACTCCATCTTGCCGATGCCCTTGGCGCCGTCGTCGCCGCCTCGCGCGGGCTGCTGGTTGTAGTCGTAGCGCTCGGCGCCGTGCGCCGCCCAGTTGCTGTCGGTCGTCTTGAAGAGCTTGAGGAAGTACGACTTGCCGACGAACACGCCCGGCACGCTCTTGCCCGTCATCGGGTCGACCACCGTCTCCTTGTCCGACAGGCCGTTGCTCTTGAGCAGGCCCTTGGCGTATGCGACGGCGTCCCGCGCGGCGAACTGCGGGACGAGAATGGGCTCGCCCCGGTGGTCGGCGACCTTGCCGAGCGACGCCTCGACCAGCTGCGCGGGGTTGATGCGCGTGATGATGCCGGCGCTGGTGAGGATGACGTCGACCGGGCGTCCCTTCTCGTCATGAATCATTTGTGCATCTGGGATTATTTTGGCGACTACGCCTTTTGCGCCAAACCTGTTCGAGATCTTGTCGCCGACCTGCAGGGTCTCCTGCGTCTTGACCGTGGCGCTGTGGCGCTCGCCGGTCTTCGAGACGTCCGTCACGACTCCGGGGTGGTCGTGGGTCCACGTCTCGACGATTTCGGCGTAGGGACGAACGAGCGACTTGGAGAGCTTCCCCAGGAGCGCCGCGTCGCCCGTCGCCGTCTCGGGCCTCACGCCGATGATGATCGGGTCGCCCTTCTGCAGGACGGTGCCAGGCCGGGCGACGCCGCTCTCGTCGAGCGCGTCGTACTGCCGGGCGGAGTAGCGCCCGCCGAAGTACGCCCGATGCTTCTCCCTGCTGGTCTCGACGTCGCCCGCCTTGCTGAGCACGTGATGGAACATGTGCTCGGACGTGAGCTTGTCCGCCGCGCCTTGGCTGACCACGATCCCGTCGTTGGTGTTCAGGCCTCGGTACGGCATGTACGCGACGCGCAGGTTCGTCCCCAGCGCCAGCACACCGTCCCTGGTGAAGTTGGACTCGGCGAGCGGCTGTCCCTCGCGCACCAGGTCCCCCTCCTTCACCGTCAGCTTGTTGTTGAGGTAGGTCTTGGCCGCGAGCGGGAAGTCGTGATCGTAGTGCAGTCGAAGGGGGCCGTCAGCGGCGTGCTTCTCGCCGCCCGGAACGAAGTGAATGTAGTCGGCGTCGATCTTGTCGATGCGGCCGGCCGACGGCGCGGTCGGCACGATGAGTCGAACCATCTCGCGCTCGACCGACATTCCAGGATTCCAGGACTCGACCTGCACCAGAGGCGCCTCGCGATGCGTCAGAGGGAGCGCCTGGCCCTGGTGCTTGGACGCCATCAGGGCGCGGTTTCCCTGCATGCCGTTGAGGAGGGGAAGGAGGTTGGTCGTCGCGCCGTACATGTCCGACGCGTGCCGCACCTGGTGCGTCACCTCGGACGACGCGACGCGCTGCACGGATCCGTCCTTCATCACGTCGACGATTCGTCCCGCGCCGAGGTCGCCCCCGGGGAACGCGACCACGGCCCTCGCCATGTCCGCGGCCTTGAGGTACTCGTCCTTACCCGTCCGGACGTTTCGCACCGGCGCGTACAGGTTGCCGTGATCGTCTCGTCTCGTGCCCACGCCGACGCGCAGGTCCACGCCGACCTTGAAGGACTCGGGCACGCGCGTGGGATCGATGATGCCGAGATGCGTGGGATGGACGTCCCGCGCCTCGAGGGGAATGGCGCGCTCGGACGCGATCGCACCCTCGCCCAGCAGGGTGACGCGCGACGCCTCGTCGATAAGCTCCATCGGGTTTATCTGCATCGGGACCGCCGACAACGAGCTTGTCGTCAGGAACCCGGTGACGGCCCGCGTGAGAGGCGCGGCAGGCAGGGCGTCCTTGATCGAGCCGCGGCTGGCGTCCAGCTTCCAGCCCAGCTTGTTGCGCATGGCCCGGGCGTTCAGCTGCAGGCGCTCCTTGACGAAGTCGTCCACCGAGTGGAACGTCTTGAACGCGAGGCTGTCGCGGTCGTCCACGTCCGCGGCCTTGCGATGAATCTCGAGGATCTTGTTCGACGCGGCGAGCATCGCCTGTCCCGACGCCTTGTCGAACGGCGCGCCGAGCGTCACGCGGTTGACCTCCGGGTCCATCGACGTCGCGTCGAGGTACTCGCGAATGGCTCCGACGCGGGCCTCGGGCGTCGCGTGGTTCCGCTTGGCCGGGTGGATCAGGGCCTCGTAGAGACGCCCGACGTGGGCGTCAGGCGATCGAAAGGCGTCGCGATTGACGGCCGCGACCTGCGATCCCCAGCTTCGAACGATGTCCGGATGCGGGACGTCGAGGGCGCGAAGGACCGGGTAGAGCGCGACGCGGGCGGTCGTGTGCCCCGGCTGCATGTACAGCAGGCCCTTCTCGGGCTCCATCATGACCTTGAAGTTCGCGCCCTTCGACAGGTTGAAGGCGGCCTCCAGCTCCTCGTTGCCCCGTCGCCTGACGTAGACGCCCGGCTTGGTCCGGAGCTGGTTGGACACCGAGTACTCGGTGCCGTCGAGAATGAACGTGTGGCGCGGTGTGAAGTAGGGAAGGTGGAGCAGCGTGAATCCCTGCGCGCGACTGGTCACCGCGCCCTGGGCGTCGCGCACGGTCAGGTCGCCGCGGACGCGCTCGGACAGCGTCTTTCCCTCGAGGATGGCCACCTTCTGCTCGCGCGACGAGAACTCGCGCGGCTCGACCCTGGCGTCGGCCAGCTCGACCGTCCACTTGCCCGCCTTCATGGGGAAGGCCCTGCCGAGCCCCTGAATGGCCGCCTGGCGGATCTTCTCCCGGCGCGTGGCGCTGTCCTCGAGGACCGGCCTTAGAACCGGCTGCGTTTTGGTAGAAGCATCCGTCATGGGATCCTGAATGGCCTGATCTCGGCCTCCTCCGCGCCCCCGCCGCCACCCGCTGCGGGCTGCGGACGCTGAGCCGGCGCGTCAGTGAAGTAGGACAGGATGATCACGACTTCGCCCTCCTTGGTGAAGGTTCGATCCTCGAATCGGATCTTGCCGCGCCCGGCCCACAGCTCGTTGCAAAGCTCGTCGTACGCTCCGATGTCGCGCGGCAGGTTGAACACCTGGGTCGTCTGCCGGATCGGCAGGCGCGGGCCCTGCGCCAGGGCCTGCTGCGGAATGCCGAAGGGGCTCGCGATCGGGCTCTGCGTCATCTGGTTGGCCTGATCGATCACGTCCTGAAAGCCGCCCGGATTTGGCTTGTTCATGCCGCTATCCTATCTGACCCGAGGCGCCGACGCCGTCCATGTCGGCCCCGCCCGCGGTCGGATCCTGTCCGGTCCGCGCCACGCTGATCGCGGCGCGGTTCTGCTGGTTGACCGCGTTCTCCATCCGCTCCTTGATCAGCGCGTACATCGGCAGGTCGGTGGTCTGGAGCTGGTGCATCTGCGACTGGCGGGTGCCCTGGTCGAGCGGCATGAGCTGCTCCACGACGCTGTCGGCCTGGGCGATCATCTGCTGCGGATCGTAGGCGGCGCCCTGCTGGCCGAGCTGTGCCTGCGCGCGGACGCGGGCGCCAAGCTCGGTCTGGCGCTTCTGCATCTCGACCTGCGTCTCCGCGGCCATGCGCGCGTCGTCGAGCATCTCCTGCTTCCGCTTCTTGCGCTCCTCGATCGGGTCGACGTTGAACGGCTTGCCCATCGTGGTCTTGGAGATCCAGGGGCCGCCCTGGGGATCCGCCATGTTGAGCTGCATCAGCAGCGCCTTCTGCTGGACGTCGTCGATGAACCTGAACGGCGCAAGCTCGGTCGGCATCGGTCCCCAGCCGAGCTTGCGGCCCGCGTTGTCGGTGATCCACTGCAGGAAGTCGTTGAGGTCGCCGGTCTGGTGGACGAGCTGGTTCTCCAGGACGCGGAGCTGGATGCCCGAGCCCATCGCGGAGAACCCGCCGTAGATGAACTCCTTGGGCAGGCCCATGGCCGCGATGATGTTGTCCTCGGCGGCCTGAACCTCGCCCAGCGTCATGAGGGCGCGCGCCTGGCCGCCGAGGTGCGTGACCTCCGCGGGGACCGGGGACCACATGATGTGCAGCGGGTCGCGGCGCCAGCGCTTGACCGAGTGCTTCATCTCGTTGGTCCAGGTCGCCAGGTTCATCGACAGGAGCGGGTCGGCGTTGCCGGTCGACTGCTTCGGGCTGACGATGCGAAGCGGCACGATGTAGTCCAGCGCGATCGCCTCGTTGGCCTTGCGCAAGACCGCGGCGTAGAAAAACAACTTAATGGTCGACGCCAGCGGCGGGAAGCCCCACTGGGCCTCGATGCCCGCGGGCGCGTCCATCTTCATGTGGAAGACCTGGTTCTCCGCGAACTTGAAGATCTTGTCGTCCCTCATCGCCTTGAGGAACTCCATGGGCAGGCTGTCGATCAGGTGCTTGTTGTTCTTGGCGACCCGCTCCTTCATCTCCTTGGGGATCGTCCAGAAGTACTCGCTGTGCCCGGTGATCGGGTTGTAGTCGATGTCGACCAGCTTGGGGTCCCACCGGATGATCGCGATCTTGTCGGGGCGCGTGATCGGCTTGTCGACGACCGCGTCGGGGCCGACGTCGACCTTGGTCCGGCACGACGCGCACTCGTAGCTGAACGAGAGCTTCTTGAGGCGGAACTTGTAGCTGACCGATCCGGCGTTGGACAGTTGGCGGCACGCCGGGCACCGCAGGAACCGCACGAACGGCGAGTACATCGAGTAGAAGGCGTTGCCGTAGACGAACTTGTCGATGGCCGCCTTGATCAGCCAGCGCTTGGTCTTGAGCTTCTTGTTGTGCAGGTCCTCGTACTTGGACTTGAGCCCCTCGTTGGTCGTGTCGTACACGATGTCGGTGATGGGGTACGTGCAGAACTTCTGCAGCGCGGCGAATATCTGGCTGCAGTTGAAGTAGAGGTATTCGCACAGCCTGAAGAGGTCCTTCAGCTTCCTCGGCGCGAACGCCGTGAGGAAGTCGAACAACGGCGACCCGTGGCTCGACACGTTGTGGAAGGAGAGATCTGCGGCACCGGGATCGCTGTCCAGCATGGGGATGTTTATCCTATAAACTTTGTAGACATTGCCGCGCGCGTCGTGTAACGGTGCGCAGGAGGTTTTCCGCGTGAACCTTGAGATTCGAGTCGGCGCCGCGGGCAACGGGACGCCCGTGTTCATGGCGACCGGAAGCCACCCGGCGCTGGGTCGCCCGTTCGGGGCGGTCTACGACTCCGGTCGTCGGCTCTGGATGTACCCGGCGTTCTACCCGGCCTCGAAGAAGGTGCTGGCCGACCTGGACGTGATGTCCAAGGACTTCCACGTCACGTTCTCCGATGTCGCGCGGCGCCACGTTGGGGATCTCGAGCACGTCGAGGAGAGTGTAGCGAATCGAGCGCTCCCCGTGGGGTTCGAGTACGTGACGCGGCCCTACGATCACCAGGTCCTGGGGCTGTGCCACGCGTGGTGGATGCTTCGTGCCGCGGTGTTCTTCGACCCGGGGCTGGGGAAGTCCAAGATCGCGGTCGACCTCATCCGGCTGATGCGGCACGTCGGCCGGCGCGGCACGGTCCTCGTCCTTGGCCCCCTGGTCACCGTGACCAACTGGGGTCGGGAGATCGACCGGCACTCCGGCGGCCAGCTCCGGTGGGTGATCCTTCACGGGTCCCCGGACGAGCGCGCGGACATCCTGTCCTCGATCGTGGAGTCGCCGCCGGACGTCGTGCTTCTCACGTACGACGTGGCCCGCGTGATGTCCGTCGACCTCGTGCGACGGGTGCCGTACGAGGCGATCATATGCGACGAGTCCCATCTGGTGAAGTCGTGGGACTCGGGTAGGACGGTCGCGACCTACGACATCGCGCAGAAGGCGTCCCGGCGGGTCCTGATGACGGGGTCCCCGACGCAGGGAGACCCGCGGGACACGTACGGCCAGTACAAGATCCTCGGCGACTGCTTCATGCCGGAGGACTACGCGCGGTTCAAGCGCCAGTTCCTGGTGACGCCGAGCCCGCGGTCCCACGCGGTCACCGGGTTCAAGAACCTGGACGTGCTGAACGGTCGGGTGACGTTCCTGTCGCTGCGCAAGACGAAGGAGGAGTGCCTCGATCTCCCGGAGCAGGTTGTCGTGGACGTCCCCTACTCGCTGTCCAGGACGCAGAAGGTGCTGCACAACCAGCTCGTCGAGCAGATGGAGGTCGATCCCGACGTCCTCGCGATCCTCATGTTCGGGCGACAGGCGACGCTCCCGCCGGCGTCCCGCATGCCGCATCGCGCGGCCATGCTGCTCAAGCTGCTGCAGATCGCGTCCGGGTTCCTCATCACCAACCCGATCGACGACGCGTTCTGCGACCAGGCCGAGCCGGGCGGCTGCCGGTACCTCGAGGCCTGCGTGGAGGCCCGGGTTCGCCCGCACACGCCGCGCTGCCTGGTCGACTCGTCGCGACTTCCCGACGTGCTCACGACGTTCGACGAGAACCCCAAGCTCGACGCGACGGAGGAACTGCTCGAAACAATCCTGGTCAACCCGACCAACAAGGCGATCATCTGGTGCACGTTCGAGAACGAGCTGAATATCGTGTCCGCCATGCTCGACCGCCGAGGGTGGGGCCACGTCCGCGTCGACGGGTCCAACAGCCGGGAGGCCCAGGACCTCATCGATCAGTTCACCGTCGACAACGGGCTCCGCGTGTACCTGGCGCAGGTGTCGACCGGCGTCGGCGTGACGATCAACGCGGCGTCATACATGATCTACTTCGCGCTCCCGTTCTCGCTGATCGTCTACGAGCAGTCCAAGGATCGAAACTACCGGATCGGGCAGACGCGGAAGGCCACGGTGTATAGGATGCAGGGCGAGGGGACGCCTGAGCCGGCGATCGCGCGCCTTCTCGACGTCAAGATCGACGTCGACGACGCGCTCACGCGGCGCACCGACTGCCTGCGCTGCGAGCACAATCCCACGTGCATTCCGGCGGGCGTTCACCCGTTCGACGCCGGGTGCTCCGTGTACAAGAGAAACATTGACAGACCGGTCACGCGAGCCCGCTCGTTCGAGGGGGCCGACGCGCCGGACGAGACGGAGGAACCTTGAAGAACAAGACCACCTACGAGATGAGCGACATCATGGGTCTCATCACCAGAGACCTCGAGGAGAAGGGTCTCGCGCCCGACTCCGCGTCGGTCGAGATCTGGGGCCGCGTGGACGGAGCCCGCATCAGCGTAAAGGAGATCGAGATCGAGGCCAACGTGTCCTGGGTCGGGGTTCCCGAGCAGGGCGATGCCAGGGCCGCCGCGCCCCGGGCGCGCAACCGTCGCGAGCCGGACCTGGAGGCGGAGCCCGCCCCGCAGGACCTTCTCGATGAAGCGCCCCGACCCGGCGGCGGGCCCGCGCTCGAGATCGGAATCGACGAGGTCACGGCCGCCAGCACTCGCATCGCGCGGTCGGGCGGGCCAGGTCCGTTCTCGCCGGAGCGCGTGAAGCGCCGGCTGACGGAGGGCGAGTCGACCGAGTATCCGGGCACCACCCCGAGGGAGCGCTGATGGCGACCGGGATGGAGGACGTCGAGGATCTCATCGATCCGGCGATCAGCATGCCGTCCGAGGTCGAGCCGGAGATGTCCGACCTCCTGCCGCGCGGGTATCTGTCGGTGTCGCAGGCCGCGACGTTCATCAAGTGCCCGCGCCAGTGGGCGCTGCTGTACGTCGAGCAGAAGGCGCGACGGGCGTCCGCGCGGATGCTTCAGGGCGTGTTCGTTCACACGGCCGTGGAGATTGTCCTCAAGGAGATTCTGGCCACCGGAAAGCTCCCGCCGCTGGCGCTGGCGACGGACACGTTCGCGGACACCTTCGAGGCCAACAAGAGCCTCATCGACGACTGGGAGGACTCGCAACCCGGCCTCGTCAAGGACGTTGGCATCGAGTGCGCGAAGATCTTCCACCAGAACGCGGGACCGACCTCCACGCCGGTCTCGGTCGAGACCACGTTCCACGTGGTGATCAGGTCCGAGGACGGCAAGGTCCGGCTCCCGATCCTGGGGCGCATCGACAGCACGCAGGTCCAGGCGCACACCGACGCCGAGTACCAGCAGATTCGAGAGGACCTCGCCGCGGGGAAGCCGTCACGCAAGCCGCTGAGGATCCACGACCTCAAGGTGTCCGCGGACAAGAAGAACGAGGCCGACATCGAGAACAGCCTCCAGTTCGCCACGTACGCGCACGTCGAGGGCATCCCCGACGTTCAAATCGACAACCTGGTCAAGGGACGCGCCAAGGTCCCGAGGCCTCGCTACGAGAAGGTCACCGGCGTCATCACGCCGCGACAGGCCAAGCACGCGCTGCGAGTCCTCGAGGGCGCCGCCCGCTCCATCGCGCTAGGTCACTTTCCGTGCACCGATCCGGACAACTGGTGGTGCTCCTCGAAGTGGTGCCCCGTGTGGAAACATTGCAGGGGTGCCGACTGATGGTGAGCCTGAATGACCAGGTGGAATTCCGTGTTTTTCTGGTTTGGAAACTCATGGACCATGGCCCTGTTCTCGTGGCCATCGACACAAGTCAGTCCCGTGCAGATCAACATGTCCTCCTTGTTCGGGATGAGGCTCGATGCCTCGAGAAACCAATCCCCGAAACGTTCGTCGAGGAATCGAAGCTGAACCATCTGTACGGGCAAACGGTTTCAGACATCTCGAGCTTCAAGTACGCTTCTGCACTTTCAAAACTCCGCAACAAGACCAAGGATTACTAGATGAGCAACGCCAACAAGAGCATCCCCGCCACGCCCCCCGCCCCCGCAGCTGTTCCATCTCCGGTCGCTACGTCGCCGGCCGTCGCATCCGTCAAGCCACCGATCGCGGTCGTCGCTGGTGACGTCAAGGTTTCCGCAGGAAACGAAACTCCGGTTTCGCTGTCGGCGGTCTCACCCGCGGTGGTTTCGTCGGATGAAAGCGATGATAAAGACAAGATCCAGTACTTCATCATCGTGGGAAAGATCGAAACATTCCCGGACGTCTCCACGGCGGAGAAGTTTCTCAACTCGCCCGACGCGCCGGTGTGCACGGTGATCTACGGTAAAGTCTCGTTGGTCAACGAGTGGCATATCACCACGGGCAAGATCCACTCGTTCAAGACCCTCGTGAAGGCGCAGAAGTTTCTCAAGGAGTCCACGGCGCCCAAGGAGTTCGTTATGGTCCGTGGACGAATCACGGTGCCCGAGGTCCGGGTCTCGCTGCGCAGCTAACCGGAGTAACCTGTAGCCATGGAAAAGTACGGAGTCGATGTCACCGACACCGCCAAGGTGTCCGAGGATCTAACAGTTACCCGGCGCTGTGGGGCTTGCGGCTCCAGGCTCGAGTCGTCCTCGAACGTGCCCAAGTGCCCGCGCTGCGGCACCGAGCCGTTCGAATCGTCGACGACGATTCGGAAGCCGTGAGCGGAAAGCAGCGCAAGGGGTCCAGCGGCACGAGCCAGCGGGTTACCGGTGAGGTGGTCGGACGCCTCAAGGCAATCCGCGCGCTGTACTTCGCGGTGATGAACGATCCGACCTACTCCATGGCCGACCTGTCCGACGAGTTCTACAGCAAGGTCGGCGACGTGCTCAGCGGCATGTCGCTTGCCGACCTGACGTACTACAGGATTTCCAAGACGCGCGTGCTGGAGCACGCGAAGGACGCCTGATGCGACGAATCACCGCCAGCTCCCGCGTCCGGGAGGCGGGCCTGTTCCTACTGCGCGTTGCCACGCTAGGCTCGGCGGTCCTGGTACTCAAGGACCCCAAGGCTCGCGTGGCTGCGATCAACCAGCTCGGTCAGATGGCACGCCAGCTGATCGGATGACCTAGAGGACCTCATGAGCAACGCAACCGAGGAAGAGACGAAGGCGGCGAAGTTCAAGCCGCCGTTCGTGGCGTTCGCCGACATCGAAATCGGCGACAACATCAGCGATCAGAAGACGGGACGGATGAAGCTCGACCTCGAGAACTCGGTGGACCTCGAGTTCGCGCTCAGCATCGATCGGGAGGGGTTGATCTCGCCCCTGGCCGTCCGGGAGGGTGGACCCGCGCGAACCACCGGCAAGCGCAAGGTCGTGCTCGACTGCGGGTACCGCAGGTACGGTGCGATCGGGCTGCTTCGCGAGAACAAGGTTCCGGGGCAGAAGACGAAGGCGTCGTCCTGGAACCAGATCCCGGTTCGCTACGTGAAGGGCGACGAGGAGGACCAGGACGTCCGGAACCTGGTGGAGAACCTCCAGCGCCTCAATCTCGACCCCTACCAGGAGGGCGCCGCGATCAAGGCGTACATGGAGAAGCACAAGACGACGCAGACCGAGGTCGCCCACCGGCTCGGAAAGTCCGAGCCCTGGGTGTCCCAGCGCCTGTCCATGCTCCGCAACTCCAGCGACGAGGTGAAGCAGGCGTACGACGACGGCATCATCTCCGCCACGATGGTTCGGGAGATCACGGACCTGCCCAAGGACAAGCAGCCGGGCCTGGTCCAGTCCCTGCGCAAGCAGGCCGCCTCGGGCAAGTATCCGACTGTCGAGGACGTCAAGGAGGACATCGCCAAGATCCCGTCGCCGAAGAAGAAGACCGGGCGCAAGGCGAACACGTTCGACCAGGACAAGATCCTCCTTGCGAAGGAGACCTACGCGAACAAGAAGATCATGCCCCGCCCGCGCCTGGCCCTGTTGGAGGTGCTCGGCGCGCTCGTCACGCGCGAGCAGCGTAACGCGACCGACAAGACCAAGTACCAGCTCCAGACCATCGAGTACGTGCTCGGCCTACGTGACACCCTGTGAAGCTCGCGGAGTACGTGATGTCCCTGCGCGAGGGCGCGGACCCCCGACGGGACGCCTCGTCGGACCCCGTGGCGCGCGAGGTTGTCATCCAGCTTCGCGACCACGCGCCGCCCACGCTCCTGGGGCGGCTCGCGAAGCTGGATCGCATCGGACTGCTCAACGGCGATGTGCTGATGTCACTGATCGCGCAGGCGCCCATCGATCCGCTCAACCTGTTCGCCACGATCCAGCAGAGCAGCCCGGGCGAGTGGGCGTTCAGCGGGATCGACTTCGGGGTGGTGCGCGTGCTCGCGCGAAACGCCGCGGGGAACGTCGCCGCCGCGGTGCGCATCGACCTGATGGACTCGAGCGTCAGCACGCTGGTCCTCAACCAGGCGGGGCAGCTCACGCCGTTCCGGCGCTACGAGCCCGAGGGGGCGAGGATCCTGGAGCAGGTCCAGGCGATGTGTGACGCGGCCATCGCCGCCGCCGCTAGGGAGTCTGCGCCGGCTCGCTGACCAGCCCGAAGAGCGAAGAGTCGGCCTCGAGGTCGCGGCGAAGGACGTCGGACTCGAGACTGTGCCGGACGAGGCGGAGCGCGACGACCTTGATTTGGCGCACGCGCTCCGGGGTCATCGACATGATCTTCCCGATCTGCTCGAGGCTGCGAGGCTCGTCCCTGACGCCGAAGTGGAGGCGAATGATGGTCGCCTCCCGCATCGGTAGCCGGGACAACGCGGCCTCGAGCAGGTCGGAGAGCTGCTTCGCGTGGTAGTCGCTGGCAATCTCGATCCCGGAGCCAAGCTCCTCGTCGCACACGTCCTCGATGCGCACGACGGGGTAGGTGACGCACTCGACGGCGGATGCAGCCTCGGAGCGCAGGCCGTGCTGGGTGGCCGCTATCCGCTGGGCGTGCGCCTGCTTGCGCTGCTCCTTCTGCTTGTGTGTGGGGATGTGCACCGTCGAGCTGGACGCGTAGTCCTGGTCCATCATCTCCTTGTACACCCACGTCCCCGCGTAGGTGAGGAACCGGATGTACGGGGTTCTCTCGGGATTGAAGTGTCCCGGCTCGATCGCGCGCAGCAGGCCGAGATTGCCCGCGGCGATGTAGTCCTGCAGTGCGTTGCGATCGTTGGTCTTGCGGTGCGCCTGGCGGACCACGAAGCGGAGATGGCTCTGGACCACGATGTCCCGGGCCCGCGTGTCCCTGTGCCGCTGCCACAGCCGGATGAAGACCCGCTCCTCCTCGGGGTCCGTCACCGCCCTGGTGCTTCCTATGCTCGCGTAGTACGAGCGACGGCTGTCTTCCTCATTCGCCAGGCGGCGGACCATGCGAGGACGATCGTGTGTCCTTGGACGGAAAGACTGGCGCATTCAGCTTCGACCACACTAGCGGAGCGAGGCCGCGTCTTCAAGAGGCCTTCCACGCGTGGAACCTCCACGCGCGCCTCACGGCCGGGATCGACGCACCGGGGCGGACCCTCGAACGAAACCTAGCCCGCTTGCTTTTACGGCACCCGGGCGCCTAGACTGCGAGACCGAATCAGTCGAAACCATCGATTGAGACGATCACAACAACGGAAGTAAGGGAATAAAGGAATCATGAGCACGAAGAGCAAGAACGACAAGAACGGCGCGAAGACGGAGAACAAGACCGAGGCGAAGCAGGAGGTCGCGTCGATCCCGACGGAGACCTCGGAGACCGCGCTCGCGGCGCCCAAGCCGACCTCGGTAGCGCGGTCTCGCAAGCTCGCGCCTGCGCGGGGTCTCGCCCTGATGAACAGGGACCCGGTGGAGCTTGACGACGCCGTGGTTGCCGCGATGGACGAGCTAATCGCGCTGTCGACTGATCCCACGCTGCCGTCCCAGTACCAGAAGGTCGTCGCCGAGCTAGTGACGCAGGCGTCGACCGAGAAGCCGGGCATGGAGGAGGTCGTCCTCGGCTGGAAAATCCCGCTGATCCAGATCAACCAGCCGACCACGACCTCGGCCTCCAAGCCGGACACCGCCAAGCTGGGGGACATCTTCACCAGCGAGGGCAAGGTCCTCGAAAAGCCGTTCGGATTCCTGGTGTTCTCGCTGTTCCAGGAGAACGTCAACTTCCCGCAGGGCGCCAAGATCCCGGCGTGCACGGCGCCGGATGCGCAGCTTGGCAACACCTACGGCAAGTGCGTCGATTGCCCACACCTGCCGTACGGGATGCAGGGAGCCGGAGACCAGAAGGTCACGGACTGCCAGAACCAGATCACGGTCGTGATCGCAACCACGGACCTGTCTAAGATCTACATGATCAGGTTCGCGAAGACCTCCAGGAAAGCAGGATCCGCGCTGCAGTCGCTTGCTGGCGCCAGCGGTCGCATGTGGGACAACAGCTTCCTGCTATCGACGGAGAAGGGGACGGGCACCCAAGGCAACTACTTCATCTTCAAGGTGGAGCCGACAGGCAAGCACAACGACGAGCACGCACGTCGCATCGCGCAGACGCTGTGCAACCTGTATCGCGCAGAACGCGACCGGGCGCTCGCGGATCACTATCGCGCGGCGGCCTCGGCCCCGGCCACCGCGGCGGCTGCCGAGGCCTCGTTCGAGGGCAGCAAGCTGGACGCAGGTCTCGCAGGCGAGACGGAGTCGTACGACTTGGGGGAGGGGGCGACGCCGGCGGTGGGCGCAGGTACGGTTCGGACCGCAGCCAAGCCGATGTGACGCGTCGGCCGCGCCCTCGGCGGCCTTTGTCGACTCAGATCCCCTAGCAACGAGGTGCGGCCGTGGCCCAGGCATTGACCGTGACCCCGGCGGCGTTGAAGCACGCCGCGTGGTCGTTCTCGAAGATGGAAACAGGCGAGTCCTGCCCCGCGCAGTTCAAGCACAAGCACATCCTGCGGACGGCCGCGGGACCGTCGGCGCCGGAGACCGTGGTCGGCACCGCAGCCCACGGCGTCCTGGAGCATCGGGTCAAGGGCACCAGCGCCTCCGACGCAAAGAAGATCGCGCTCGCGAACACGCCGCTGACCTCGGACGAGCAGGACATGCTGCGCACGCTCGAGGACCGCATGGACTCGTTCATGCGAAAGTTCGACGGGTTCTGCAAACGCGAGGGCGTGAAGCGCATCCTGGTAGAGGAGGCGTGGGGAATCACCTCGACGTTCCAGCAGGCGGACTTCTTCGCCAAGGACGTCTTCTTTCGCGGCAAGGTCGACCTTGGGGTGGTCACGCGCCACGACGACCTGGTCGTGATCGACCACAAGTCAGGCGTGGCGAAGGACCTCAAACGGGACCTCAAGAAGCGCCAGCAGCTGTGGTCGTACTACGTGCTCGCGCTCCCCAACGTTCCCGGCGTGAACGGCGTTCGTGGGGCGATTCACTTCCTGCAGGGCGACGAGGCCAAGGCGGTGCAGTGGATGGAGAACTACGACGACGCGACCCGCGTCCGCGAGGTGTACGCCCCCTGGCTGTTCTCGCGAATCAACGAGATCGCCGAGACGCTAGTCGAGCCATTCGTCGCCAAGCCCAAGCTCCGGTGGCCCTGTGAGTGGTGCACGTACCGAGGCAGCTGCGGGCCGTTCCAGGAGACCTACGGTGGCCAAACGAGCTAAGGGCGGAGGGGACAAGCGCGTCCTCTTCGCCAGGCTCGATCAGATTTGGAGCGAGGTGTCGGTCGCGGACTGGCTGCTGATGGCGGCCGAGCTGCGCCCGGAGTCGATGTTCACCAGGCACGGCCCGCACGTGAAGGGGCGATGCCCGTTTCACGACGACCCCGGCCCGTCGTTCTGCATCACGCCGGTCAGCCACCGCGGGACCGGGATCGCGAAGTGCTTCGGCTGCAATCGGCTGTTCACGGACCCCGTGAAGCTGGTGGCGGCGCTGCGCCGCTGCAACCACGGCGACGCGATCCTGTTCCTGCGGAAGCGGTTCGGCCTGAAGTCCGTGATCCCCGAGGCGCTGTTCGAGCGCGTGCGCGATCACGAGAGGCACCAGCAGCTCAAGGGCGACATCGCGGACTTCATGTCGTCGCAGCTGCTCGAGGCGATCCGCCTGTGGCCCTCGGAGGAGGCCCTGGGCAAGGCCCAGCTTTACTGGGCGAAGCCGACCGTGGACTACCTGATGTCACGACGCCTCGGCGAGACCGCGCCGGGTGAGCTTCGCCCCGCCGGCGAGACGACGCCCGTGGGACCGGACCCGTGGGGCGTCTGGCAGGCGATCTGCGGGAGCCAGCTGGTCGGCGTGCTTCCCCCGCTCGCGTCCGTGCAGGGCCACTTCGGCGTCGACAGCGAGACGTTCAAGTTCTACTCGAGCTACTTCGACAAGTTCCTGGCCGAGGGCAACAAGTTCGTGGGCTGGGTCGTGTTCATGATGCACGACGGGCCTCGGTCGGTGTGTCGGATGAAGATCCGATCTCCGAACGACCTCAAGGAGATGTTCTTCATCGACGACGCGTACGAGGCGGAGATGGGCGGGTTCCGGGGGTTCTTCGGGCTCAACTACTACAGGACCTACATGGGCCCGAAGTCCCCGGACGACTCGTACACGCGCACCGTCCACGCCCACGAGGGCGAGTTCGACGCGCTGTCCGCGATCGCGCAGCAGATTCGTCGCGGCACCGACGACTTCGTGGCGCTCGGCCTCGGCGGCGGCAGCGCCCAGCCTCTCGATCGCCTGGTCAACTACGGCGTGTCCCGCGTTCGGGTCGTGCCGGACGACGACGCGGGCGGCGTCGACTTCACCAAGAACTGCCTCGAACGGACGCGGACCAAGCTGATCTCGTTCCAGGTGTTCGCGTGGCCGGACGAGTACAAGACGTGGACCGACCCGACCAACCCGTCGAAGCGCATCAAGGACGCGGACGAGGCGATCAAGACTCTCGGGTACCCGCGGTGGGCTCGCGTCGTCGACGACCCGGACTGCTACTCGTCGATGCACGAGTGGTGCTTCGACCGGGTGGTCGACGACGTTCGACGGACGGCGGTTAACGACGTGCGCCAGCAGAGCCGGATCGCCCAGGAGTGGGGCCAGCTGGTCACCGATCGCCAGGAGCTGGGCCGGTTCTGCAAGGACGTCGAGCGAACCTACGATCTCGACGCCCGCATCCTGGAGCGCGACATCTGCGCGAAGGACGAGGACGAGGAGGCGTTCATCGAGCGCCTCGGCCGCGCGCTGCTGGAGCACTTCTACCCGGTCGGCGTGCAGAACGCCGAGGGTCGCAAGCGGCTCCTGATCCTGTGGAACAAGTCGACGCGGGCCATGGACTCGGTGGTCCTCAACGACGAGCGCGGCGTGGAGACCCTGCTGTCCCGCTACTTCGGCGCGCTGTACGAGTTCGTGCGCGAGCACGTCGGAGACCCGTCGTTCCTCTCCATGGAGGGCGAGGAGGCCGCCCTGCCCATCCCGATCAAGATCAAGCGGTACCGCGAGTACCTCACGCTGGCGCTGCTGAGGATGGCGAGGGGCTTGCCGTCGCTCGACGTCTCCGGCAGCAAGGGGCAGGGCATCCACCTCGCGCACGTCGATGGGCCGGCGCTGCGCTCGTACCTGGTGAACGGGCGCGACGTGTTCTGCCTGCAGCACGCGTCCGACGGCGGGTTCTCCGCGTTCCTTCTCGACGGGCCGAGCCACGAGGGCGTGGTGTTCAATACGGACGGCGTGGTCGACTCGAACCGCGGCGGCGCGTGGCTTCCGGGGCTGACCCTGGAGCAGGTCACGGCCAAGGTCGACGTCGTGGACCTCTTCGTTCGGCTGCGCGACATGATCAACGACGGATGGTCGTGGCGACACCAGGGGCTCGACGCGACCTTCCTGGCCGCGTACGTGATGTGCCTGCCCGTGATGACGGCGTTCAAGCGGCAGACCTCGATCTTCGTCACAGCCGAGTCGACGTCCGGCAAGAGTCGGTTCGTGTCGGGCTTCATCGGCGGCAGCGGGTTCTCCAGCATCAACATCGTCGCCCACGCGCTCGCGATGAGCCAGTACACGCCGGCGTCGATCCGGCAGATGCGGAACGGAAGCTCGCTGTGCCTGTGCCTAGAGGAGTTCGAGGACTACGGCAACAACGAGCGCAAGGCGGTGCAGGTCCGCGGCGTGCTGGAGATGACACGCGACCTGATCTCGGAGAACGCGGCCAACATTTCGATCGGCACGACGTCCGGCGAGGCGAAGACCTACCACCTCCGGTTCCCGATGGTGGCCGCGGCGATTCGCCCGCTGCGGGACGCAGCCTCGCTGTCGCGATTCGTGACCTTCGAGCTTGTCCACGACTCGGCTCGCGTCGATCCGGCCGTGGTGCTCATGGAGAAGTACGGCGAGGTCGGGATTCGATCAACCAGGAGGGACCTGGCCGTCGGGCTGCTTCGCCACATGGCCGAGCTTCGGTCGGTGCAGACGAAGGTCGAGAGCGAGTTCGCCTCTGGCGCCCTGCTCCCGCCGCACGCCCAGGCCCGCTTCCGGGAGGCGCTGTACCCCGTGCTGACCATGCTGCGCTTTCTGAGCGAGGAGGCTGTGAGAACAGGCAAGAAGGCAGACCTGATACCCGACCACAAGCGATTCGCGACCGAGTTCTCGAATTCGAGGCGAGACCAGCTGACTCGGCTCAAGGCGACCTCGGAGAACGAGCAAATCTTCGAGACGATCCTCGGGTCGGTGATCCATCTGCAGAGCGACCGGAGCAGCGAGAGGATCAGCAACGGCACCACGATCCGGATCATGCTGGCCAGCCTCAACGAGCTGGACGACATCAACAAGACCAAGCAGGGAGTCTACCTCGACATCAAGATGGAGTGGCTGATCGTCAACTGGGTCGAGGCCCAGCAGGGCGTGCTCTCCAACACCCGGTACAAGCAGGACAGCCCGACGTTCCTCAAGCAGGTCTCGGAGCGGTCGCCGCACCACGTGGCCCAAGACCAGGTTCGCGACAGCCGAACACTGGAGCGCCTGGTCGACGTGATGGGCCCGTGCCAGAAGCTGGATTTGATCACGGCGTTCTCGATTCGTCACCTGCTGGACGCCGTCCGCAAGCGCAACGCGGACGCGTTCGCCCCGATGGCGGCCGGCGTCGCGCAACCCGACCTCGGCGCCGACGAGGCGCCGCAGCAGTCCGAAGACTTCATCGCATAGGAGCCCAAGATGGCCGCTTCCAAGAAGGTGAAGCTTCCCGTAGTCGCGGATCACGGTCCCGAGGACGTCGACCCCGAGAACCAGTCGCCGCGCAAGGGCATCGTGTGCCAGGGCTGCGATCTGGAGAACAAGAGTCGGGTGCCCGGGGCGGGCGCGCACGGCGAGGTCGACGTGATGTTCGTGTCGGAGTCGCCGTCGTCGTGGTCCACGAACAACCACCAGGTGTTCTACGGGCGCGGCGGCCGGATCATCCGACAGGCGTGGAAGGAGCTGACCGAGCTGGACAACCGGACCGGCGGCAGCCTCGGGATGCGGCGACTCCGGAAGTGGGACACCTACGCGGTACAGTGCCAGGTCGAGGAGGGCAGGGACCAGACCGCGAAGATCAACAAGTCGACGCTCGACAGGTGCTCGCACTACCTGAGAGCGGCGATCGCGCACAAGAAGCCCAAGATCATCGTGCCCCTTGGCGCAACCGCGATGAGGGCCCTGGGGTACAAGACCGAGAAGTTCGGCGAGGCCCGCGGCCGCGTGCTTCGCCACGAGATCGACGGCCAGGAGGTCCTGATCCTGCCGACGTTCGGCAGCAAGCAGCTGCTGGTCAAGACCGGCCTGTACCCGCTGTTCTACAACGACCTGATCAAGGCCGTGAAGATCGCTTCCGGGGTCGAGGCCGCGGCGGCGCAGATCACGCTCGAGGAGCTGTCGCGGGACTACGTGATGCCGAAGACGGTCGCCGAGGTGAAGGACCTCTGCGATCACATCATCGAGTACGTCATTCCCGGCGCGCCCTCCGCGTCGAAGTGCGCGCTGGCGGTCGACACCGAGACCAACACGCTGAACCCGCACCGGATCGACGCGAAGGTCCTGTGCGTGTCGTTCGCGTGGGACAGCGGGCGGGCCACCGCGATCCCGCTGTGGCATCCGATGGCCCCCTGGTCACCGGAGGAGCTGACGGAGGTCGTTGGCCACGTTCAGCGGGTTCTCGAGTGCCCCAAGCCGAAGGTGTTCCACAACGGCGGGTTCGACCTCCGCATGCTGGAGCTTCGCCACGGGCTCCGCGTGGCTAACGTCGCGTGGGACACGCTGCTCGGCGAGCACCTCCTGCGCGAGGACATGAGCGGCGCGTACTCGCTCAAGGTCCTCGGACGGAGCTACTTCCCGCAGTTCGCGAACTACGCCGACAAGGTCGGCGAGCTGGCGGCGAAGCTAACCGTCGAGGAGGAGGGTGTCTCCAAGCTCCTCAAGGACATCCGGAAGCGCAAGATCAAGTCCCCGGGCTTCGACGAGGGGATGTCGATTGAGATGAGCAAGTCCGAGCTGGAGGCGTACCTCTACGGGGACAAGAAGCACCGAAAGAAGCAGGCGAACGACAACGGGTACTCACGCGTCCCGCTCGACATCCTGCTGCCGTACGCCGCGGTCGACACCGACCTGACGCGCAGGCTGCTGCGCAACCAGACTGCCCGCGTCAACGAGGAGGGCTGCAGGGGCGCGCTGTCTCTGATGCGCACGCACTGCATCCCGGGGTCCCGGGTGCTGGGGAAGATGGAGTTCGACGGGTTCCCGGTCGATCGGAACTACCTCGACCACCTCGAGACCCAGCTCGGTCGAATCGTCGACGAGAAGATGTCCGAGCTGCAGCGCCTGTGGACATCGACCACGCGGTTCTACCCGGACAAGAGGAGCGAAGAGTTCAACCCGAACTCGACGCAGCAGGTCGCGTGGCTACTGTTCACCGCCGGCGTCATGGACCCGGACAACCCGGTTCCCGACGTCAACGGGGCGCCCAGGCCCGCGACCCGGCAGGGTCCGTGGTGCGAGATCAACAAGAAGAGTCAGCAGTTCAAAGTCGACAAGAAGACCCTGAAGGCGATCGCCGAGAAGACGAAGTGCCCGTTCGCCAAGACGCTGCTCGAGTACCGGGCCGCGCACAAGGCGCTCACGGGCTTCATCGTCGAGATCCGCGTGCTCTCCGAGTACGATGGCCGGCTGCACACGTCGTTCCTGCAGCATGGCACGTCGACGGGGCGGCTCGCGAGCCGCAACCTGAACATGCAGAACCTCCCGGTCAAGTCGATCGCCGGGCTGAACATCAAGAAGCTGTTCATCCCCGACGACCCGGAGGAGGAGGTGATCTTCAACGTTGACTGGAAGGGCGCCGAGATCCGGGTATTTACGGCGTACGCCCGCGACGAGCAGCTCGAGAAGGCGATCAACGACGGTCTCGACGTCCACAGCTGGTTCACGCAGGAAATCTTCGGCATCCCGTACGACGAGGTCGAGCGCGGCAAGGAGGACGTCCACAAGGAGGTCCGGACCACCGTGAAGCGTGTTGTGTTCGGCATCCTGTACGGTGCGATGGCGAAGAAAATCGCGGAGACGGCCGGCATCTCCGAGGAGCGAGCCCAGGAGGTCATCGACAAACTGTTCGCCCGGTTCCCCAGCCTCAAGGGGTACATGGACGAGGTCGTCGCGTCGATCCACAAGCACGGATTCGTCGAGACGTTCTTCGGCCGGCGCCGGCGCTTCCCACTCGTCAGGGTCAACCGTTTCTTCGCCGGGCAGGCCGAGCGCCGCGGCAAGAATATGAAGATCCAGTCGACCAGCTCCGACATCGTGATCGGCCAGCTGATCGAGATCGCGGAGCACATTCACGAGCTGGGCGGGCGGCTCTGCATCACGGTGCACGACTCGATCGTCGGCACCATCAAGAAGAAGTACCTGCACCTCGCCGAGGCGTTCTTCCAAAAGTACTGCGTGGACCGCGTCAGCGAGAAGTACCCCTGGCTGCCCGTCGCGTTCGCGTGCGACCTGACCGTGGGCCCGAGCTACGGAGAGGCCAAGTCGACTATCCAAGAGTACATCGCGAAGAACGCGCCGACCCCGGCCACGCCGGAGCAGGAGTTCTTCGCCGAGATCGACGAGGAGGCGCTCATCGAGCTGCGTGAAGACGAGGACGAGGCCAGGGAGCGGGAGCAAATCGAGGAGGCCCTCGGGGCCAAGGCTGCATCATGACCGATCAACACGACGTTCACGCCCCCACACCGTGGCGGGCACAACGAGTCAAGAGGAACGCAATGAAGAAGCAAGCACAGAAGACGGTGAAGACCAAGGCCAAGCCTGCGGAGGTTGCGTGGCACGTGCGGGCGCAGGCCCTGCCCCTCGCGCTGTTCCACACCACGATAGGCCCGATCATCGGGCACGTGGAGAAGGCAGTCGAGCCGGGCGCTGGCTCGTTCAATATCCGGCTGTGGGCGCCGGCGGCAATTCGCATGGGCTACCAGCCCGAGCGGTCTGGGGCGTTCGTCGCCCGGTACTCGGTGACGTTCCAGCCCATCGCTCTGATCGAGACGTATCTCGACCTCTCGGCCGAGACCCCGTTCGGTCGGTCTCCCGTCCCGCAAGCCCTCGTCCCGGCGTACGAGGACTATTTCGCGAAGGTCGCGGCCGGCGAGTACTCGTTGCGATCGACGGCTCACGTCGAGCAGGCCATGCCGCACCGAACACCTGTTGGCGGTGAAACTGATCAGCCCTCTGACGAAAACCGGGCGGACGTGGCCGCGAGGGGATTGCCTTCGGAAGAATCACCACAAACCGAAGCAGACGCCGATAACTCGGACGTCGCTCCGGACGAAAGCCCGCTGTCGTAGTCGAACCAGACCTGTTGCTTACAGTATAAGCGATAGTCGAAGGAGCATCCATGTCCATTCGACCATCGCTTCCCCACGTGAAGGACGCCAACATCCTGTTCCTGGACACCGAGACCGGAGGGTTCTCGGCGTCCAGGACGGACATCATCGAGATCGGCTGCGTGCTGACGGACCCCTCGGGCCGCGAGGTGATCGAGGAGTGGGAGACGCTCGTCGTCCCCACGCGACCCGTGGAGCCGGACGCCGCGCGGATCAACGGCTACAACGCCGAGAAGTGGGCCGCCGAGGGCGTGCCGTTGGCGACTGCAATGGTCAAGGTGCTCGGAATGGCCCGCGGCGCGGTGATGTGCTGCCACAACGCGCCGTTCGACAAAGCGTTTGTTGAAGCAGCGCTAGCAATTTGCCGACAGCGATGGACGGGGCGATACCACACGCTCTGCACGGTCTCGATCGCGCAGCCGTTCCTGCGACGCGGCCTGGTCAACGACGTCAAGCTCGAGACCTTGGCGCGCTATTTCGGCGTCGAGCACAACGACGCGCACCGGGCGCTCCCGGACGCGAAGACCTGCCGCGCGGTGTACCTCGCGATGCAGGACATTCTCGAGCCTGCGATCGATGCGTACGCCGCGTCCCGTTCCTGAAAGGAAAACATGAACCCGTTCTCGTGGTGGAGGATGCTGTATTGGCGGTTTCGCTGGTACGTGTTTCCTCGTCGAAGATACGACACGAAGTGCCAGTACTGCACCGTGACGACCGGCCGTACGATGCACGCGTGGGCGACCGAGGATATCTGCAACACGTGTGCAACGCGGCACATGTATTGTGAACAACCTCAGTAGAAGACCAGGTCCTTGCACAGCAATCGCCACGCAAACCAGCCGAAAAGTTGTGCGTGAAGCGAATCATCAGGGACATTGGGCGGGTGCTGCCAGACCTTGTGACCTGCGCGCGTCACGTTCTCGTACACACTGAGGATGTCGTCGATCGCCGGCTTCATCTGCGCCTTGTTCACGTAGATCGCCTGCTTGAGCATTAGGAAGCGGGCGAAGTTGTCGATCATCGTCGTGCGATCGACGTGGTAGGCCTGCTTGTCTGGCCGCCAGTCGAGGGGCTTGCTGAGGTGCATGTAGCGAATCTGCATGACTCGATGCTCGCCGAGCTTCTGCCGCAAGATCGAGTTTGCAAGGGCGCCCTCGCCCTCGTCGCCGGCGATCATCTGGACGCCCCATGCGTTGCACAGCTCGACGATTTCGTCGACCCAGCCCGTCGCGTGAGCGTTGGGGAAGACCTTATAGAACAACGTCCTGAGCCGACCGTCCTCCGTCTGACCCCAGATGTGGAGGACGGTTCTCGACTTGAACAGGCCTTCGCTACCCTTCACCTCGCCGCCGCCGCCCGACCAGTCGACGCCCGAGGCCACCCTGACGATTCCATCCTTGGATCGCGGCATCGGAAGGCGCGTCATGGTGCGCCGCTCGTCACACAGGCCCTCGAGGATCTCCTTGGTCAGGAGCTTCACGCCCGTCGAGGTGCTGACGGCGATGCACTCGTTGAGGAACTTGGTCTCGCCGTACGACTCCATCTTCCCGAGCATCTCGTCCCAGTGCTTGACCGCCTTGGCATGCATCGGGCTCGACGTTGGCCAGGCCGCCGGCACGTTACGCGGCATCATCGGCTGGCTGACGTGGAAGCCCTTGATCGTCTTTCCCGAGCAGAGGTCGATCCAGCGTCCGTCCCTCGGGTTGAGGTTCTTGCCGCACGCGAGGCAGATCGGGCCGTGCTTGCCGAGCGCCTTGACGCCGTCGATGTACGTGAACTTCGCGCAGCCCGTGCACCGCATGCACCACTCGGTCTGCGACGACCACTGCCACAGCAGCTCGATGGTGTTCTCGCTCGTCTTGGGCGTGCCCGCGTACATCGAGAACGGGCCGAACTTCGAGTTGCCCATCGACTCCTCGATGACGGGGATGACCTCGTCGTAGAGGATGTCCTGGACCTCGTCGAACGCGGTGCGATCGGCCGAGATGCCGCGCGTCCGATCCGGATCGTCCCAGGCGTAGCTGAACGCCATCTCCGAGCCGTTTCGCAGCATCCGATGGAGGACGTTGTCGACGGACTCCGGGCTCACGAACGTGCGCTTCAGGTCTGGGCTGTAGGACAGGATCTTGCCGATTCTCGAGTTCGAGAACTTGCAGGTCTGCTCCTTGCTGGGGCTGATGTAGTAGCACTTGAAGTGCGGGGTGCCGACGCACTCCGCGATCATGAAGCACGCGATGGCGGTGCTCTTCGCGGTCTGCCTTGCCATCTTGAGCAGGAGCTTCGCGTAGTCGCCGTCATATATCGCCAGGTGCGTCGGGTAGTCCTCGAGGCTGAACGGGCTGCCCTCGACGTGGAACAGCGCCTGCGCGATGTCCGACCTATACCCGCTGATAACTTCCCCGGCGACCGCGGTCACGCGTCACCGCCGATCGTAGAACCGAAACAACGCACAACAGGAGAGTCTACATGTCCAAGCCCCAGAGCAGTTACCACATCGAGGAAACCGCGGCCACCCAACTCGGAATCGACACCGTCACGCCTCGTGTGCTCGAGAGGATGATCGGCGTGATCGGCGATCAGAATCTGGTCCTCACCGTGATGGGCCAGTCCGGCATCGGCAAGACCGCCATCCCCAAGCAGATCGCCCAGCTGCGCGACGTCCCGTACGCGCAGATCCACATGCCGACGGCGTCGCCCGAGAGCTTCCAGCTGCCGACCCTGCCGAAGGACGGGTCCCCGTTCTTCGATCAGAAAATCCCCAGGACGTTCCAGGAGCTGCTCGCCTACGTCGAGGAGGAGTCGAAGAAGCACCCGGGCGGCAGGATCCCGGCTAGCCGCAAGGCAGTGCTGGTCATCGAGGAGCTGAACCGCGCCCCCGACAAGAGCACCACGCGCTCGGCTTTCGTGCTCATCGGGGACCGGATGATCGGCGACGCTCGGATTCCCGACGGCATCCAGATCATCGCGACGATGAATCCCTCGGGACAGGGGTTCAGCGTCAACGAGTACGAGAAGGACCCGGCGATGCGGCGGCGCACCATGATGGTCTACCTCGCGGCCGACTACGCCGACTTCATGGCGTACGCCGAGCGCGTCGAGTTCCACGACGAGGTCATCGGGTACCTGCGGGCCCACGTCAGCCACTTCTACGACGAGACCGCGGCCCGCGCCGGGAAGGTGTTCGCCTGCCCGGCCACGTGGGAGTCGGTGTCCCGCGTGTGCTTCGCGTTGACGGCAGCCAAGGAGTCCCTCACCGGCGCGGTGGCGCGGGCGGCGTACGCCGGCATCATCGGCACGGCGACCACGCAGACGTTCTGCGAGTACGTCAAGGACCGGACGACCACGGTGGCGCCCGACGACGTCCTGTACCGCTACGGGCAGGTGAGGGCCCGGGTGCAGAAGCTCATCAAGGACGAGCGGCTGGACCGGATCACGGATCTCGTCGCGGGCCTGGTGGTTCGCGTGGTGAACCTGCCCGAGGACCGACGGGTGCCCAGTGAGTTCATCGACAGCCTGGCGCTGTTCCTCGGCGACATCCCGGTGGACATCGTGATGTTGTTCATGAACGCCGGCGTCGACAACGCCGAGCGCAGCGGCGGCTCCGCGGAGACCTGGTGGCGCCAGGGCATCAACCTCGCCCTCGTCAGCAACCCGAACTACGCCAAGATGATTCGGGCGTATAAGCTGGCGAGCACCAAGGCCGACAAGGAGGCCAGGGAGACGGGCGTCAAGTAAGCCGGGCAAGCTCGGCCTCCGCCGCGGCCCTGCGCGACCGCACGTGAAGCTCGACGGCGGCCAGGCGCGCGATCTGGACGTCGACCGGGTTCTCCTGGAGCGGCAGGTCCGCGAGTCGGCCCTTGTCGATCCCGGACCAGCGCTGCCGGACGTCGTCGAGCAGGCCGGACCTCGACCGTCTGGCGTCCAGCGCGTCCTGCGCGAACGACAGCTGCTCCGGCGCGAGCACGAACCCAGCGCGATCGAGGACGACGGCGACGTACGCGATCGGCTCGTGCTCGGGTCGCAGCGCCTCGAGGTCGTGGCGACGGCGAAGCCACGCGGCCTCGACCACGGCCCACGCCAGCGCGGCTGGCGGCGCCTCCTCGAGAATCTCGACGTGCACCGATCGACCGTCGAAGGCGACCGCGGTGTTGGCCAGCACCACGGCGTCCCAGTAGAAGGCGGGAACCAGGCGCAGCGAGATCGCGGCCATCAGCCGGTCCCGGGTCTCCGATGGGACAACCACGCCCTGGTGCTCCAGCTCGACCCACACGGTCTCGGGCTCCCACGCGATGTGATCGCCGAGCACGATCTCTGCCGCCCGGCACAAGGCGACCGCGGAGGTGGTTCTGCCCGCGAGCAGGTCCTTGGCAGGCGTCATGCTCCCATGCAGGACACAAGAACGCGCTGCATGTCAACGGGAAGCGTGCCGAGCACGGCGGCCAGCTTCTCGACATCAATCTGACCGCTGCGGTCGGTGGCCTCTCGAGCGATGTCCGGTCCCAGCGCGTCCTCGTAGAAGCTGGTGGGGTAGGCCGCCATGCGCTCCATCGAGATGAACCGCCCGGCGAGCGTCACGCCCGGCCCGGCGACCTTCGTCGTGTTGAACACCGAGGCGTGCGGGTCGGGCAGCCGGCGACCCCACAGGCGATCAAGGCCGGCAAGCTGATCCAGCTCCTCGATCGCCGAGGCCAACCGGGCCTGGACCCCGCGGTCGCGAAGCTCGTTGGGCAGCCGGCGAACCTCCGCGGCGAGCTTGTCGTAGCCCCCGCGGAAGGCGTCGGAGGTCGCCTGGCTGCGCGCCTCCAGCCAGTCGGCGAGAACCGGCGTCGACGTCGCCACCAGGCCGGCCATCTTTCGGACCTCGTCGCTGACACGCACGCCGAAGAACGCGGCCTTCTCGACGAGCCGAGCGCCCGCGAGCACCCGGTGTCCCGGGGACAGTCGGTCACCCTCCTGCACCAGGCGATCGGCCGCCGTCTTGACGTGGCCGGCCTCGGTCACGCGGAGGCGCTTGATGTCGGGCAGGAGGTAGTCGGAGGCGTCGTCCGCGCGCGCGGCGGCGGCCACCTTGGCGCGGGCGAAGGTTCCCTCGTCGACGCCGTAGACCTCGAGGGCCTCCTTGATGGTCGCGTCGACGTGCGCGGGCACGCGGCTGACGACGCCCACGCGGTACGCCTGCGAGAGTGTGGCGTGCTCTCGCGAGTGCACGGGGAAGGCCCGCTTCTCCGGCCACGCAAAGGCGTCGTCTGGCAGGGTGTCAAGCTCGGAGACGTCGACGTCGAAGCGCATCACGGCCGCGGCCAGCTTCGGTCGCTCGGCAGCTATCTTCGCGAGTGTCCCCAGGACCGGATCGTGAAATTGGTCGATCACCATCACCCATAAGTATAGGACAGGACACCATGAAATTGAACGTATCAGAGTTCGTCGTTCACCTGCTGAAGAAGCGGGGGTTCTACGGGCGCCTTGCCGGCTCGCTGAGCCGCGTGTCTCGCCCGGGCCTCGGCGCGCTCGCGGTCGGGGTCCGCGGCGGGCGGCTCTCGCTGTTCTACGACCCCGAGTACGTCGAGGCGATCGACATGGCCGCCGCGATGTACATGATCGAGCACGAGCTGTTGCACCTGGCGCTGGACCACGTGCCCCGGTACATCGAGCTGCTGTCCCGGTACACGGACGACGATCGGGACAAGGCCGACTTCGTCATGGGGATCGCGGCCGACCTGGCCGTGAACTCGCTCCTGCGGAACAACCCCAACCGAGGAGCCGCGATCGCGTTCCAGAGGAAGTGGATCCTCGACCATCTCGAGCCCGGGCAGGTCATGGACGGCAAGGAGGGCCTCCACATGCCCGAGCACTTCGGCATGCCCAACGACCTGTCCTTCGAGGACTACGTCGAGCGGCTGATGAAGATGGTCGACATCGTCAAGATTCCGCTCACCGATCACAGCCTGTGGGACGGCGATCCGACGGAGAGCGAGGACGGGGACGATAAGGGCCCGGGCAAGGACGGGGACGAGACGGGCAAGGGTCGGTTATCCGAGTCGAGGGTGGGCCTGGCTCACCATCTTCGCGACCAGATCAAGCCGCTGCTCCGCCAGGCGCTCGCGGCGGACGGGGGCAAGAATCGCGGCCTGCTGCCGGGGTCGGTCGAGGAGTTCCTGATCAGCTACCTGGCCGAGCCCGTTGTGCCGTGGTGGGAGGTGTTCGCGTCGCGCGCCAAGGCCACGAAGCTCGCCAAGGCTCGCAGGTCGGTGTCGGTGCCCAACCGAGCCCTTCTGGCGCTTTCGGAGCAGGACGACGCGATCATCGCGTCCCCGGGGCGCACGAAGGACCGGAGCTGGAAGGTCGTGTTCGCGCGGGACACCTCGGGATCGGTGCCGTCGGAGGAGGCCCGGATCGCGATCAACGAGCTGCACCACATGCTGAGGGTGGACGAGGCCATGGAGATTCGCTCGATCGACTTCGACGCGGCCGTGCATCGAGACCTCCTGCTGAGGCCAGGCGACAAGATTCCGACCAACATCATGGGGCGAGGCGGCACGGACTTCGACGCGCCGTTCGAGCACCTGCTGCAGTACTACGGCAACGAGTCCACCGAGCCCGACATCATCATCGTTCACACCGACGGGTACGCCCCGCCGGTGTCCGAGGAGAATCGACCCCCATCCCACATCCCCGTCATCTGGCTGGTGACCCCACAGCACGCGTCGAACTTCGACGGCCTGGGGGAGACCATCGTGTGCGATCCCGCGCACCGAAGCCTTCATCCCGAGCCCGAGATCTTCAGCGACAACTGACGTTACGAGGAGACCGTCGATGATTGGACCTGACTCTGATTCCCGCGACGTATCAATCGCGTTTCTGATGTGGGAGCTAGTGAAGGCTCAGCGTGAGATCCGTGAGTTGAGGACCGACGTCAAGGACTACAAATCGGACAACGCCAGGATCGCCGCGCAGTGGGATCGGCTCCGCAAACAACACCCCTGACAAGCCAACACTAAACCCAGGAAACTTCATGTACCACCACGACAAGCGCGCGTACGGCGTCGCCCTCAAGGACGCCGAGGCGCATCTCCAGCAGCAGATCGCTCTCAAGTCGGCGTCCGCTGTAAACGTCATCACTCGAGTTCGCGACACGGTGCTCGTTGACCGAGTCGTCCCGACCAAGAAGGTCCAGTTCTCGTTCCGCACCGACGTGGTCAAGGCGAAGACGAAGACCGAGACCGACGGCGACCGCAAGGTTCACCGCGTGATCATGGGCACGAAGGGTCGCGGCGAGAGCGCGTTCTCCGCGCCGCTGCACAAGCACGCTCTCGAGCAGGCCGCGTCCCGCGTGGACATCCCCGTCACGTTCGTCAACCGGTTCCTCGGCGAGGAGTACGGCGGCGAGTTGATCACGGACGCCCTCAACACCGTGTACAAACACCGGGGCGAGGAGAAGTTCTTGGTTCGGTCCAGCGACGAGGAGATCCGCGGCGTCCTGTCGGACACGTACCGGCGCATGGACAGCGGCCCCATCCTCGACGCGTTCGCCAGGACGTGCAACGACATCGGCGCAGTGCCCATCGAGGGCATTGGCGGCGAGCTTCGCTTCAGCGTCAAGGCGCTGATCCCCAAGACCTACGTGATCGGCAAGCAGCAGGGCAACGAGGAGATCTTCGCCTTCGGCGTGTCCCTCAGCAACAGCGACTTCGGCTGCGGCGCGCTGTCGTTGCAGTTCTTCCTGTGGCGGATCTGGTGCAGCAACACCGCGACGCGGGAGGACAGCCTGCGCAAGGTTCACCTCGGAAAGAGGCTTGCGGAGAACATCGAGTACGCCCAGGAGACGTACGCCGCGGACACCAACGCGATGGCGCTGATGGTGCGCGACCACGTCCGCGGGATCCTGTCGCCCCCGAAGATCGACGAGGCGGTCGCGACGCTCGAGGTCGCGATGGAGACCTCGGTCGACCCGAAGAAGTTCTTCGACAAGGATGGAGAGCTTGCGAAGCTCAAGCTGACCCGCGCGGAGATCGACGCGACTCGCGAGACCTTCAACAACGGCGACGTCACGGTCCTGCCGCGCGGAACGAGCGTCGCCCGCATGTCGCAGGCCGTGGCGTGGATGGCCCAGTCAGCAACGCCCGAGCGGCGGCTGGAGCTGGAGCGCGTGGCCGGGGCCATCATGGAGCCCAAGACGACCAAGCCCGAGCCGGCGGCCGCGGCATGACCATAACAATCTGGGCCGCGATTGCTTTTGGTTGTTCAGTCGTACTCGTCTTAATAACCAAAGCTTATCGCCTGAAGGATTAGGTACCGTGCACCCCAAACATCGCACCGTAACAATCGAGGGCGATGGCCGGCTCGTCGTCGTCGATCCACTGCGCGTCGATCTTATCCGCGAGGGCCTGACGGCGCTGGGATGGTTCATCCTGAATCGATCTCCGCTCGCGTTCCTTCGACCCCGAGAGCGCACGCTGTTCTGCAGCGTGCCGCTGACGAGGCACCTGCCCGATGCGCTTCTACTAACCGAGGTCCTGGGACAGCTGCCGTAAACGGTGGTACGTATGAAGCCTGAGGTCACCACAGCCTAGTCGTCTATGCTAGGTTAACCTTGCCACGGGGGAGCGTCTTTCGCGGGGCTTCTTCGGAGGCAGAACGGTCTGACAACCGTTCGGCCTTTTTTTGGCCTCAAGGCTCGGTGTCGTCGACGAACGGGATCGAGTGCTTGTCGAAGTCCGGACACACGGCGAGCACGGCCGACAGCGCCGCGGTCTCGATCGCGATCGCGGTCGTCAGCGCCTGCGATTTCGAGATCTGGTCGATCGTGGTCGTGGTGATCGCGGCGGACGCGGTGACCGCCTCGCCCTGCCGAGCGCTCTGGTAGGTGGTGACCAGGGCGAGCAGCGTGCCGGCGTCCGCGCCGAACGCGACGGCACTCGCGCCCTGCGACGCGGCGAGCGTCAGCGCGGCCTGGAACGCCGCGATTCCGGTGCCCGAGGGGTTCGCGCCGGCGAACGTCGTTCCCGCCGCCTGCAGCGTCGAAAGGAATCCCGTGACCTGCGACATCTCGGTCTGGTTGATGACCGCGCCCGACGCGATCGGCGCGATCCCGGTGACGAGGCCCTGCTTGTACGTCGAGTCCGCCTGCGCCGCGGCGAGCGCGGTGTCCGCGGCGGTCTTCGCGAGCTGCTTCTGATAGCGATCCTGCTTGGCCACCTTGTACGCGTTGATCAGCGTCGTTCGCGGCGAGGTGTCGGCCGTCGGAAACGTGTAGACCGCGGGCGTCGGGCTGGGCGCGTTGAACCGCGTGCGAAACGCCTGCCAGTCAACGACCAGCTTGTTGACGCGGTCGCGAAACGCCTGCGCCGCGTCCAGCCCCGTCTCCAGCGTGTCGTACGAGGCGATCCATGAGGATGACAGAAACTGAATGCCATCGGGGCCCGGTGCCGCGATGCCCACGTCCCTTCCGATGGGCACGCGGGTCAGGTCGGCCAGGGTGGCCACGCGCGCCAGGGTGTCCTGCTTGGGGTCCAAGACGTCGACGACGTTCACCAGGAACACGCTGAGGTGGGGAAGCTCGGCCGGGATCGCGGCCGCCTTCATCTCGTTCTCGATTACGAACGCCTGGTCCCCGCCGGCGATCAGCTCGACGTGCCGCGTCTGGTCGAACGTCGCCATCAGCCGACCTCGATGTCGACGGTCTTGTCGATCACCGCGGCGGCGCCCCGCTGCGACACCTCTCGCGCCAGCCCGCGCAGGCGCGCCTCGGTCATCGCAAGATCATCTTGCATCAGACCCAAGGTCGGCCACTTTCGAGTAAGGCTGTCCTGCCGATAGAAGGGCAGGCGCTCCACGACCGCCAGTTCCAGCGACGTCGGAACGGTGGCCAGGTCCGCGGGCGTGGCGTAATGGTCGAACCCCTTGGTGTCGGTTCGGTAGACGAACACCTCACGTTCGATGCCGCGAGCGGCCTCGACGACGTTGGTGGCCTGGTACGACGCCCCGTTGTCGTTCTGCGTCACCGAGGTCGTCTGATGAAGCGTTAGGGACACGGCCGACATGGTCCTCCAATCAAACAAAACGTTCGATTCAATTGCGTCGATCTCCGAGCGATAGTAGCGTGGGAATCCGTCACGGCGCCATGCCATCGTACCTCGGGATCGACGCCTCGCTGGAAGGAACCGGGCTCTGCCTGGTGTCCGCCGTCGGGCTCGTCCTGCGGTCCGAGACGGTGCTCCCTTGCGGACTTCGGGACATGGCGCGCCTCGCCATGATCAAAGCGGCCACGACCACGTTCGTGGATGGTCTGGATGTCGCCTACACCGCGATCGAAGGCTACGCCTTTGGTGCGGTCAACCAGGCGTTCTCCTTGGGCGAGGTCGGCGGAGTGCTCCGCCTGCTGGTGCACGAGCTGGGCATCCCCCGCGTCGACGTGCCGCCGGTCAACCTGAAGAAGTGGGCCACGGGACGCGTCGAGGCCGACAAGGGCGAGATGATCGCCGCGGCGATCGCCGACGGCGCGTGTCCCGGCGACCACAACCAGGCAGACGCCTACTTCCTGGCTCAGATCGCACTCGCGCTGTCCGACGACAGCCCCGAGACCCGGCCTCGACAGAGGTCCAAGCTCGAGGTTCTCCGCAGCATCACAAGCCCGCCACGGAAGAAGACGAGGGCTCGTCCTCGTCGCCTCGTGAAAAACCCCGTCTGAAGGAGACCGAGCCGATGGAAGAACTCGCCCTGTTCACCTCACCACCCACGGTGCGAAAGCGCGATGGCGTAACGACGCAAGCGTTCGACGTCTCTAAAATAATGGTTGCGATACGAAAGGCGTGGGTCGAGGTCGAAGGGGGCGAGCCGAAGCCAGCGGTGCTGCGCGGCGTGGCATTCAAGGTCGCGCGAGTGCTGGGCGACGAGGAGGTCGAGGTCGAGCGCATCCAGGACGCAGTCGAGACCGCCCTGATGTCGACGGGATGCTTCGCGGTCGCCAAGGCGTACATCCTGTACCGGCAGAAGCGCGCCGAGGCTCGCCGGGCTCGGCGGGCTCTGGACCCGAGCGCGATCGCCAACTACATCCACGCAAGCAAGTACGCCCGGTATCAGCCGTCCCTGCTTCGTCGCGAGGTCTACGAGGAGACCGTGGCCCGAGTCGAGGCGATGCACCTGCGGAGGTACGGGGGCATCCCGGGCATGCGCGAGGAGATCGCGTGGGCGTTCGGCCTGGTCCGCGACAAGCGCGTCCTGCCGTCGATGCGCTCGATGCAATTCGGCGGCGCGGCGATCGAAACCACCCACAACAGGATGTACAACTGCTCGTTCACGCTCGTCGACAGGACGCGGGCGTTCGCCGAGGCGATGTTCCTGCTGCTGTCTGGCTGCGGTGTGGGCTACTCAGTCCAGTTTGAGCACGTTGGCAAACTTCCTCGGATCGGCTACGTCGACGAGAAGCGCGTCGTGCACCACGTCGTCGCGGACACGATCGAGGGGTGGGCCGACGCCATGGACGCACTGGTCGCGAGCTACGTCGAGGGCACGCACGTCGAGTTCTCGTACCATCTTATCCGACCTGCGGGGTCTCCGCTGAAGACGTCGGGTGGTCGCGCGCCCGGGCACATCAAGCTCAAGGCCGCGCTCGAATCGATCCGTCACGTGCTTCACGGAGCGCAGGGCCGGAAGCTCCGCCCGATCGAGTGCCATCGCATCCTGTGCCACGCGGCCGGCGCGGTGCTGTCCGGCGGGATTCGACGATGCTTGCCTGCAGGCACCCTCGTGCACCTGTCGCGAGGTCTTGTTCCAATCGAGAATGTACGTGTCGGTGATGTTGCTCGCACAGGAACTGGCTGGTCCCGTGTAACTGACACGATCACGCAAGGCAAGCAGCCGCTCGTACGTATCACGACACAGATGGGACTCTTTGAGTGCACGGCCAACCATCGGGTAGCCGTGCTGGTCTCAACCGGTGCGTACGCGTGGAAAACAGCAGGCACACTGGAGCAAGGAGATAGACTTGTATTCGTCGAGCATGTCGTGGAAGGTTCAACCACGGAACTACCACTATGGCACTACGAGCGCTTGGAAAGCGACCATACGAGCGTGAACATTCAAGTTCCCAACCTGGACAACGATGTTGCATGGTTATTGGGCTACCTACATGGCAATGGCTATGTACACGTGAATCGAACGTCCAAAGACGGTGGATCCAACGTTGTTTCGTTCTCGATGAACGACTCTGACGCGGAAACCGCAGCCCGCGTGCATCGGCTGAGATCAACGCTGGCTCGGTTCGGTGTCAGTGTGCGCGATGCTAAATTAGAGGGCGAGAATACACGAAGAGTATCAGCAGCAAGCAAACAGCTCGCGCTCTATTTCGAATACTTCAAACGACCTAGTCAGCATCTGCAGGTTCCCACCTGCATTCTGGAAGGTAAACCAGCTCTGCGGGCAGCTTATCTTGCAGGGTTATTTGACGCAGATGGCGCCGCAGGTAATCGTCCGATTCTACTCGTCGCGTCCGTGTATCCTCGCTTCTTGGCGCAAGTCCAAGCAGTCTACGCCAGCCTCGGAATCGTGACACGTCTCAAGCTAAATCGCCCAGAAGACGGACAATGGCAAGCTTTGTGGCATTTGGTGCTCGTCGGAGAGCTGCCCCGCTCCGTATTCGACGCCCGGGTCGCACCTCATGCATTGAAGCGAGCTACTGAACGCGTAGGCTCTCAGTTCGACTACGGTTACCCGCGCGCATTCATATTGTCTGAGAATGTCAACTACGATAAGCGCTGGAGCCCGACAAGCCAGCAAATGACTGCAGGCACATTCGAGCGGTGCGGCGGTGACCGACGCGGACTCCTGCCTGTCGCTGTCATCGGAGTCGAGGTTAACGTCCGTGAGGACGAAACCTTCGACCTCTCAATCGAAGACAACCATGAATTCGTAGTCAATGGTCTTCTCGTCCACAACAGCGCCATGATCTCGCTATTCTCTTCCGACGACGGTGAGATGATGGTGTGCAAGACCGGCGACTGGTGGAAGGAGAATCGCGAACCGTACTTCGCCTACGCCAACAACTCGGTTGCGCTGCTGCGCCACGAGACGAAGGAGGCGCAGTTCAAGCGCGTGTTCGAGATGATCCGCGAGTTCGGCGAGCCGGGCTTCGTGTTCCTCGAGCAGAGCCACTACGGGACAAACCCGTGCGCCGAGATTGGCCTCGACCCGGTGCTCGAAATCGACGTGTCTCTCCTGGACAAACGTCTGGCAAAGGACGACGCGTTCGATGGTCGAGAAACGATGCAGTACGTCGCGGACAAGGGACGCGGAACCAAGGTCACAGGCTGGGCATTCTGCAACCTCTGCGAGATCAACGCTGCGAAGCTAACCTCGTTCGAAGACTTCGTCGAGGCTGCCCGTGCGGCAACACTTATCGGCACGCTGCAGGCGGGCTACACCAGCTTCCCGTACCTGGGTTTTGCCAGTGAGCTGATCGCGAGGCGAGACGCGCTGCTCGGCATCGGCATGACGGGCATGCTCGACGCGCCTCACATCTCGTGCAACCCCGAGTACCAGCGCGCGATCGCCGGGCGGATCAAGGAGTGGAACGCCGACTACGCGGCCCAGATCGGCATCAACCCGGCGGCGCGCACGACGTGCGTCAAGCCCAGCGGCACGACGTCTCTCGAGCTGGGGAGCGTCGGCAGCGGCCATCACGCGCATCACGCCCGACGCTACGTCCGCCGCGTGACCGCCGACGAGTACGAGACGGTGTTCCAGGCCTTCAAGGCCGCGAACCCGCACATGTGCGTGCGCAAGCCCGACGGCAAGTACGTGATCGAGTTCCCGGTCCAGGCGCCCGACGGCGCGATCATCAAGAAGGACATCGGCGCGATCGAGTTCCTCGAGATGGTGCGCTCGACGCAGCAGAACTGGGTGCTTCCCGGGACCGACGACTCCGGCAGATCCCCGGGCCTAAACCACAACGTCAGCAACACGGTCAACGTCGCGCCTCACGAGTGGGACCAGGTCGCCGACTACCTGTGGACCCACCGCGACAGCTTCACGGGCGTCTCGCTGCTCCCCGAGGACCCGGTCCTGCCGTTCATGCCGTTTGAGGACGCGACCACAGGGGACTCGGAGCGCCGATGGAATGAGCTGGTCGCGAAGTACCAACCGCTGGATTACGCTTCGATCGTCGAGACCGAGGACGGGACGGACCTCGCGGGCGAAGTTGCATGTCAGGGCGGTTCTTGCTCGATTGTGTGATAAACATTGAGCATGCAAACATGCAGCAACTGTAACGATTCGTTCGATGACTCCAAAGACGGTCTCGTCGTCACTGGCAAAGGCAAGCACGTGGCCGCCATCTGCGGCGCGTGCTGCGCCGACGTTCGCGTGGGAAAGATCGTGGTCCGCCGTCCGGACCACGGAGGCTATGTCTACGATCAGTGGTTACCCACCGAAGTGATGGGTGGAGCGGCGGGCTAACCTATGCCTTCAGCAACGTAAAACACTGCACGGTGAATTTTGGTTGGCGTGCCGCTATTGAATACGTTGCTGTGTACGTATGCAATATATCTATAATCCACAATCGAAGCTGAATCGAATAATCCTGGGCTGGTTATGTTTACAGTGTCTCTAGTGGTAGTGTGCCATTTAGTACCGTCGCACCATATCGGTGATCCGTAAGCTTTACGGGGAATACCACCACCCGGTGTTAGAGGCGTAATTCCACCGCCTACTTCGAGAGTTTCTAGTCCCACGCGCTTGAAAGATGGCGAGGCGCCATTTGTTATCAAATTAACAGGGGGAAATATAGAGTCTCCAAAACCTGAAGATTCAAACATTGTTTCGATAAAACCTAGGGCACTATTTCCCTGCTCGCTTACCAAGCCTACGCCAATTAGACGACCTCGGTTAGTTGGGCATGGAATAATTACTCGATCTTGTTGAGACGTTAATGCACTGATGTTTCGAATATTTCGCTTAAACCCTGGATTGCCACCTGCAATAACATCTCCCGCCTTACCAGACAATGTCCACGCATCGTCATTGTACATCATGTTTACAGGGTACACTGTGTATACTTTGACACCGAGCGGCATTCGTTGATCGTGAACTACTGCAGTCGTATCCAGATACAAATCACCATTAAAGGGGCCAGTCCCTGTATAGTTCTTTCCGGATACTACGTAACAGATCGGCACAAATCCGGTATCAGGAGCGGGGTACGCCGGTATAGCTCCCGGCGTGCCTGTTTTTACGTTTACAGTTGCACTAACCACGCTTGACGGTGAGACACCCGTCCATTGAAGTCGGATTTGAATCAGATCCGCTCTTGGATTGACGCCATTGCCGTTAGCAATAGTGAATTGGTCAGTACCAGGAAGCGTAAACGAAATAAACGTGGCCTGTGGACTGCTCGGCACACGCTGGAAAACAGTGCCGGATGATATCCGAACAATATTATTCGAAGATCCCTGTATTGGAATACCTGCACTTATCGTAGCTGCGTAACACCATTCAGTGCCTGTTCCATCGGAACCTGCAGTTACGTTTCGCATCTCAGGGTTCGCGGCGGCCCCTAAGTCACCGGGCACGAGTTGAGCGGCGAGTCCATCAAGAAGGCGTACTGCGTTCTGGTTCTTCGTGTCGTTGATGAGCGTGATCAAGCTACCGATCTGAGCAAATAACGTGCCTGCAGGAACATCAGACGTAGGGCCTGCAGCAGCCCCCGCGATCTTCGCCGTTCCCGATCCGGATCCGAGGTCCGTTATGATCTTGTCGAGCTGAGTCTCGACAGACGCAGCGGGGTTAGTGGTTCCATCGGCCCAGTTGGGCCCACCGCTGTACGTGATACCCTGCGCCGACCCGCTCAAGGGGAAGTTGACTGCGCCCGCAGGGACTTCAATGCCCGTACCGAACACTAATTTGCTCAAGAGCACTTTGCAGACGGGTAACGCGTTGACCAAAAACTCTGGATGAACCCGGCTGTTGAACAGTGACCCCGCAGGCACAGAGGTGTTGCTGTTTTCGACAAGAGACTGTCGCCGCCCTCCTGTGGAGGCGAGGTCAGTCATCATGTCATAGCGAATGCATAGCGTATCACCCTCAGCCAGGGCCTGTGTCGGATTGCTGGCGAAGAAGCCCGACATCGTAGCTGGAACGATCTGGTGACCTTCCGCGTCATAGTTGCCTGTAACTAGTTGCCGAGCCTGCGGAACGAGAAGGAAGTCGCCCGACGATGCTCCGCCTTCGAGCGCCGCGGTCACAAGTTGTGTGTTGTCCGGGGCAGGAGGAATTAGCCCGTTGAGCGCAGTGATCACAGCACCTAGTGTGGTGGTTCCCGTAGCCACGATCTTAATCGTTCTTCGGAGCCCAATCTCGACGTCGAGCGCGCACGAGAACGAAGCACCAGACACCACGGTTACGTTGATTTGATCGCCAGCAGCATAACTCCGGCGTCGGCTTGTCACCGAAATAGCGTTCGCACTGTCGCTGGACCGCTTGAGATGTAAGACACCGAAGAAAGATGCGATAGGCAAAGCCCCAAGGCCTCCCTGTAGAGTGCCCGGCGTGAGTATGGGTACCAGCCAGAGCGTGTTGGTGAGCACGGGAATTCCGCTTGCAGAAGTTGTAGTACTGCCCGGCCACGTGATCCCACCAAGGCAGAACGCGACGAAGTTGCGGTCCGAGTCGCGGAGATACAGCGAGTCCGTCATGACGTCGCGGATGGCCTCGGTGCGCTGGCGCAGGCTCTCACTCGGGCGCGCGAGGACCGTCCCGCTCACGCCCTCGCCGTCAGCCATCGGCTGGATGCTCGCAGCGTTGTTCTCGCCAGTGTCGTTGTTGGTGTTGCCCGTGAAGTCGACGAACTGCTTTACGTTTCCTGACATGGCCAGCTCCGTTCAGGGAATCGCGGTGAACGCGATCGTCCAGGAGTAATCGATCACGATCGAGATCGTCTTTAGGACGTCGGGATGGACCTGCCGCGCGAGCATGCGCGTCGCGCCCGGGGTCGTTCCTGGCGTGTCGCTGGTCGACGGGGCCGCGCCCGCCGTGAACAAGGCGGCCTCGCGCAGCGTCGACCCGTTGGCGTCACCGGAGTCCAGCGTCGTGACGAACTGGATCTCGCCGGGCGCGCCGGTCACCTTGCCGACGTCGCCGAGCACCTTGCCGATCACGAAGGCGCCGAGGTTGGTGTCGGAGCGCTGGGCGGCCGTGTTGGAGCTGCCCATCCGCATCGAGTACACGAGGTTCCGCGCCGGCGTGGGATCGGTCGTCCGCTGCGCGATCAGCTCGACCAGCAGGTCCGCGGCGAGGAACGTGATCTTGTTCCGGACCTCGTAGGCGCGGCGAACCTCCCGCGTGCGGGCGTCCCGGATCGTGAGCCCGACGCGTCCCCACATGGGCACGCCGTCGAGACCCTCCTGCTTCGTTCGTTGAGTGCGCAAGGTTCGCTCCAGCATGGGGTCAATGGGGACTGACAATCAAGGCGCGCTCGACCATACCGAGGTCGCGCGGGGCCGTGGGTGGGTTGGCGGTCCCGTCCCAACCGGCCGCGGCCGGGTCGAACGCGGCCGTGGTCAGGGCGGGATCGACGCCGCTGATCAGCAGGGGCATGTCGCCGATTCCCTTCGGCCCGTCGGCGAGGTTTCCGATGTTGAGCTGCCTGTACGTGACGTTGACCGTATTCGAGGCCCACGCGGTCAGGCGCATGACCGTCCTGCTTCCGTAGCTCACGAAGTAGTCCAGGTTCTCCACGAGCGCTCGGCCGGATGCCGACCCGGCCAGGTGCACGATGACCAGGCGGCCGTGGCGCGGCGCGACAGGCGCCCCGGTCAACGCGACCGGCACCCCCACCGAAGGGAACGAGGTGGTGACGACAGAGAACTCGTACTTGAAATAGTCCCCGACGCTCCAGATTCCGGCGCCAATCACCGGGATGGCGTCCGCGTACACGACCTTGTCGGGTCCGAACACGCGGGAGCCGAGAAGGCGGTTGAACGAGATCGTCGACTCCAGGGCCTGGATCTCGTCGCGGAAGAATGTCTCCGGCGTCGTGAAGGGGAACGTGTGCGACGGTCTCGCTGTGAGCACCAGTTCGTTGAGGTCCTTCAGGCTCTGGGGAAGCGCGTCACCGACGGCGGCGGCCAGCTCGATGGCGTTAAACTTGATCGAAAACGTGTGGTACTTCAGGTACTGGTCCATCAGGACGAACGCCAGACGGTGACGCAGCACGGGCTGCCCCGGGGGAGGGATGAACCCGGTCTCGTCCGCGCCGATCACCAGGCCCGGATCGCCTATGACCGGACCGTCGGAGGCCCCGATCAGGTGCTCGACGTAGAAGGGGCTCGCGGTGCGGCGCGATATCGTCGGCCGCGCGCCGTCCACGGCCCCGAACATCTGCTCCGGGATGACCGCGCCGTGCCACCAGTCGGGAGACTGGACCCAGTCCACGACGGACACGACGGTGGTCAGCGGCGAGAACGACTCGAGCACGAGCCCGGACACCAGGTCCGATCGGAACGGGGTTCCCTTGGGAAACGTGTAGGTCGCGACCAGCCCGGCGGGCGGCCGGGACGTCAGCACTCGATCGAACTTCGGATCCGACGTGTCCACGGACAGGAACGTCTCCTCGTCGTCGCGAACCACCGGATAGCCGAGCACCACGTTGAGGGCGCTCTCGATCCGCTCCAGCACCGGACCCAGCACGTACAACTGGAAGATGCCGGCCAGGAAGGCCCGGTAGGCCTCCGTGCTGGGCAGCGAGCGCCCGATGAGCGAGCCGAAGTTGTTGGCCAGCGTCCTCCGGTCCACGCGGGCGTCCGGGGCCCACAGCGCGATCTGCAGGACGCGCGCGGTCGACGCGACCCCGATCGCGCCGTTGGTCGCCAGACGCGGGGAGGGCCCGCTCGCGGGGCGAACCTCCGCCCGCCAGAAGTAGTCCGCCGAGAACGTCCCGGCGCCGCTGATCATCCCGATCCACGACGTGACCGCGACGATCAAGCCCTGCTCGTAGTTGATGACGTAGTCGACGCCCTCGACCACGTCCGAGCCGTCGGGCGCCTTGGCGAACACGCGCACGGAGCCGACGTCGACGCGAGTGTGCGCGAGCGTGGCCGCGGAGGACGACAGCGTGAACGCCTCGGCGATCACGCGCGGCGCCTGCGGGACGCGGAGCACCGCGTAGTTGATCGACGTCAGCGACCCGCCGGTCGGCAGGGGGGCGTCGGGCGCCACGTAGAGACCCTCCAGGCGCGTCAGGATGATCGAGTAGTCCGCCCTGCGCCGCTGTGTCCCGTCGGATCCGACGTCGAGGATTCGGACGACGTCCCCCTTCCGAACGCCCGTCGTTCGCCAGTCGGCGACGCCCGGGTCGAAGAACCGCCCGCCGACCGCGACGTCGAGGGCCCGCCGCGCGAATCCGACGAGCGGCGAGCCGTCCCCCGCGGGGTCCGTCGGGTCGACGTGAAAGCGGACCACGCGATCCACGACCTCGAGATCGAGGTTCGGCTCGAGGGACGCGGTGGGCTCCACGACCCGGTTATCCAGCGACGCGAAGCTGACCACCGGATCCGGCAGGTCGAACGTCCACCGGTTGTCGAGCGAGGAGAACGACACCTCGTCCTCGCGGATCGCGATCAGCTGGTAGTACTCGCGGTCGAGTACGATCGCGTCCTTGAGCGACACGCTGAGGACGCTCGACAGCAGGTCCAGGTACGCCTGACCGAGCTGGATGATCGTGCCCCTGTACAGGGCGTCGAGCTGGTCGGCGTCGGCGAAGAAGCGAGTCCAGAAATCACTTAGCCCACGGAGCAACGAATAGGGGTAATCAACGATTGGCACGGCTACAGGGCCTCGACCGTGACGCCGGCGGAGTTGGCGATGTAGCGCAGCGTCTGGTTGGTGACGCCGAGCGTGTCCAGATCGAGCGAGGGTCCCGAGACCTGCCGCTCGGGGACGACCCTGACGACGTCGGTGGTCTGATAGCTCATCACATCGCCGGTCGGTGCACGAAGATCGAACTCAATCGTAATGGGCTCGATAGGGCCCACGTCGGGATACGTGTTGCGCACGAGCTGCGTCACCGCCGACACGTCGATCGGGGTGGCCGTGGCGTCGAACCCGTTGACAAAGTCGACGATGGACTGGGCGACGTTGTCGTTGTTCAGGGTCGCGAGGGCCGTGGTCTTCAGCGTGTAGCGAACGTGCATGCGGACGACCACGGGATGGTGCCCGCGGGGGAGCTGGAACGCGGCGGTCACGCGCTCCCTCCGTCCCCGCACGAACGAGTCGATCGCCGAGAACGACGCCAGGGTCCGGTAGCGAACCCGCAGGAGCAGGCCGTCGAATCGATCGGGTCGGTCGTCGGTGCCGACCACGACGTCCATCCACTGCAGGGCGCTCTGCGCGTACGCGGGCCCGTGCACGATGGTCTGAAACTGGAGCCCGGCGTCCGGCGTCGCGACGTCGGATGGCGCGGCGTTGACCTGGTTCGGGAAGTGAACGAACCCGTCCAGGGTGCTCTTGAACGCCGCCTCGCCGACCGGCGGGTTGGTGATCGCCACGTCGAGCACGTCCATCACGGGTCCGCCCGGAAGGACGATCCGACCCGGCTGGTTTATCCTACGGGACGTCACCCCGGTGACGAGCGGGGCGCCTCCCACGTCGGAGCGGACGTCGTTGTAGGACGGTCCCACGCGCCCGATGACGTACGACACGGTCGTCGGAGGGTTGGCCTCGTCGGTCGCCACGGGGAACGGCGAGCGCTCGCTGACGACCAGCGTAATGGGGTCGTAGACCTCGATGACGAGGAACTCGCTCGGCGTCGACGGAAGCCCCGCCGTGACGCGGACGATGTCGCCGGGGGTCACCGCGGGCGGGTCGGTGAAGTCCGCCGAGGCGTCGCGGAACATGCAGGCCACGCCGTCGGGGCGCTCGAACAGGTCTCCGACGGTGCCCACGAACTCGGTCTCCGTCAGCGCGGTGCGCAGGTACACGTCGGTCATTCCCCCGACGTGCAGCCGGAGGTGCGGCGCGATCCCCGGGATGAGGTCACGCTGCATCTCGGGGTCCCCAAACCCGACCACGATCAGGCTGTCGATCCCGTCGAAGTTGTCGTTCAGGGTGGCGTCGATGGACCGGTCGTTGATGAGGTTTCTGACCGACACCGCGGTAGGCGCGCGCTCCAGGATTTCGTCGACGGTCTCCTGGCCAGCGCCGCCCGAGAACTTCGCCGTGCCCTCGATCCGCGTGACATAGGGGCTGAACCGATCGAAGTCCGAGAACAGCGACGGGTCGACGTTGTATGCCGCGCCCGTCTGCGTGGCGACCAGCGGGATGCGGAACTCGTAGTCGAGCACGGCGTTGTCCGCGTCGATGATGGGCACCAGCTGAGCCGCGGGCACGAACAGCACGTCGACGCTGTCGACCACGAAGACCAGGCCCTGGCTGTAGGTGAACCGGGTCGTGGTGGGGATGAAGATGTCGACCTGGCGCAAGGCGTGCCCGACGACGAAGCCGCGCGACCTCCGTCCAGCCTTGGGCGTGACGAAGAAGTTGGACAGAATCGCGGTCACGGCGTCGGTCAGCGCGTCGGGATCGGACCCAACCGCACCCTTGACGGTCACCAGCGATCGGAGCTGCAACCCGAGGGAAGCGTCCTTTCGCATGAAGGCCACGACCGCGGCCAGGGCCTTGACCGTGAGGTCCCGGAGCGCGGTTCCCTGCGTGAAGTCGCCCTCCGGCACCTGATCGGTCAGGAACTGCTCGAGGAAGTTGGCCGCGAGCGTGACGTCGGCAGATCCGACTACGACCTGGGTCATGGGGACACCACCGAGAGCGAGGGTAGGACGAGGGACATTGTCTCGTTTGCCGTGTTCCGGATCAAGATCTGCGCGGCGAACCCGGGGGCCTCCTCGATGAGGATGAACTGGGTCACCTCGGCCGTGGCCAGCCGTTCGTCGTCCGGGACGCTGCCGCGCCCCGCCTGGAACGCACGGATGGCGTCGGTCGTCGTGGTCACGGAGGCCTGGAGGACCTCCTGCGCGTCCGTGAGCGCGACGTTGGATCCGATCAGGCCGGGCAGCACGGTGCCGAAGGCGAGATCGACCGAGTCGGTGCCGATCGGGGTCAGGAGGAATCGCGCGTACATGTTCACCAGTTTGTTGATGCCTCGGACGCCGAGGGACCTTCGCTGGCCGAACGAATAGAACGCCATGCCGTCGTAGGCCGCGGCCGGGACGATCTGGACGTTGACGTCGAATCTATTCGCCACGAGGCCTCAACGACCTTTGGTAGCGGTGTTCTTCAATCACGAATCCAACACCAGCGATCGCGAACAAGACAAGGCCTACGACGAGAACCCAGAACGAAAAATCGATCGTTTCTTGGGTGGTCATAGAGGTTGGCCATCGCTCCACGTCCCGGTGTCGAAGTTGAACGTCATCGGCGAGGTCACCACGGCCCCGCCGCCCTGGAAGGCGGCCACGGCGGCATACAGCCCTCCTTGGTACGCTCCCAGGCGAGTCTCCATCAGGTCATCATGACGCGCCTGGTTGCGCTTGATGTCGGCCACGCCCTGATTCTGCGTCGCGGTAGCTCGATCCGACGCCTGCGTCTGGGCCGTCGCGGCGCCGGTCGCGACCTGTGATCCCGCGGGAGCCAGTCCTATCGTCGGCGTGGGCGGGGCGATCTGCCCGGGCGTCGCCGCGACGGTCGAGTCCGAGTGTCCCGGCCAGTAGTTGGGCACGAGCGCGGTCGGCCTGACCAGCGCCGAGGTGCCCGCCGCGACCAGCGCGACCTGGAAGTGAAGGTGGGGCCCGATGCCCTGCACCCCGGTGCTCCCGATCGTCCCGACCTGCTGGCCCTCGCTGACGCGCTGGCCCTCGCGCACCGTGACGCTCGACAGGTGGTAGTACTCGGTGCGGTAGCCCTCGAAGTCGCCATTGTGCTTGACGTGCACAGCGATTCCTCCGAACCCGACCTGGTCGATCAAGGCGACCACGTTGCCCACCTTGTCGAGCACGTTGTTCCTCGCGTCCGCGCGAGCGCCGTCGACCCCGACGGCGCCCCTCCGGGACTGGTACCCGGCGAACGACACGATGCCGTCGCCGCACGAGAGCACCGCCTCGCCGGCGGGCGCCATGAAGTCGAGGCCCTGGTGCCGGGAGTTCGTGCTGATGTGAGGATCGTACGAGAACGACCGGGGATCGCCCCAGCCGCCGGACAGCCTGCGCTCCCGTCCCGGCCCCTGCGCGAACTTGCCCGTCTTCGCGAGCGGGGAGCCCAGCAGCCGGCGAAGGGGAACAGGCGCCGTGTCGAAGAAACGTCGGCCGGTCGTCGGGTCGTACTCGAGCGCGGGAACCGCCTGGTTGAGATCGGTCCCCTTCTTGGCCGCCAGGGTGGCGGCGGCGCGCTGCAGGCGGAGCGCGACGTCGTCCTGCGGGCGTTCTGCGGGGGCGACGGCGCTGCGGTCGGTCGGGGCCGCGGTCATCGACGCGCTCCGATCCAGCGGTAGGACGACCACCAGCCGGTCAGCGGAACGACCCAGCGGAGCAGCGAGAACGACACGACGTCGTCCGCGGCGATCTCGCGATCCCACCAACGCCTGCGCTGGTCCGGCCGGCGGACGTGCGTGAACGACACCTGGAGGCGCACGCAGAACCACTGCAGCACGACGAAGTTGAGCAGGCCCAGCAGACTCATCGCTTCCCTTTCTGCACGTCCGAGACGTGCGCGATCAGCTTCGCTTTCTGATACGAGTAGATACCTTGCGTCAGACCGAGCTTTTTTTGGATTTCGTTGTTTGAGAGTACCTCAGACCCCGCGTACCCCGTCAAATGCTCGAAGATCGCCTTCTGGACCGGCGGCAGACCGTGGTGGACGAAGTCCAGCGTGTGGTCCTGTCGCTCGTCCTCGTGCAACCCGGAGGCGCCGGAGTCGTCGTGACCGCCGGACTCCAGCAGCTCCCGCCGGCCGATCGATCGGCGGAACTCCTCGACGCGCGGAATGGACCATCCCAGCTCGTCGGCCATCTCGTCGGTGGTCGGCGACCGTCCAAGCTCGTCCCCCAGGCGCGCGCTCGCCTTGTGGTAGGCGTGAAACCACAGCATTTTGTTCTCGGGCAGCCGGGCCACGTTCTGGTTGGCGTACGCGAGCCTGCTCATCCGCTGCAGCTGGTTGACGACGTGCGTGCCGAGCGCGGCGCCCTTGCCGGGGTCGTAGCCGTGGAACGCCTGCATCGCCAGGCGCTTGCCCTCGGTCTCGAGTAGCGGGCGGGCCATCGTCTGGTCCCACTTCGACGCCTCGCGCGAGATCAACGGCGAGATCTGGGCGAGCAGCGCTGAGGCCGCGGCGTCGGACGGATTCCTCCTCCACGCGCGCCACAACACGAGGTCGCGCTCCGCCTTCGTCTCCTCTGCGGCCTTCGCGAGCCTTGCGATCTTGTCTAGCGTCATGTGCGTGGCGCCTTTACCGAGCGAACGTTGGAGCGGTAGGCCAGGAGCGCCTGGTCCCAGTCCGCGCGAGCCTGGGGGAAGCTCGCGTTGGACAGGCCCGGGACGGTGGCGACCAGGGACGGCGCTTGCGCCGGCTGGCCGGTGACCGCGTTCCTCGCGCCGAGCTGCGCCGCGGCCTGGGGATCCGTCGGTGTCTGCGCGGGGCTCAGGCCGTCGGCGCCGCCGGGCGCGCGAAGGCTGGCCTGCTCCTCGCCGGTCGGGGCGGTCATCCGACGGATCCTCGAGTAGTAGGTCGCGCCGAGGCTGCCCGCGGCGCCGGCCGCCGAGACCAGCCCCTCGCCCGCGGCGTCGTGAAACACCACGTACTCGTCGAGGGTGCAGATCGGCCGCCACGCGTACCTCATCGCGTCGTCGTACCCGCTGAACAGGGGCGCGGCGGACGCCAGCGGGACCAGCTCGCGGTTGCCCACCAGGTTGTGCGTGACCTGCGCGGTGCGCGTGACGTCCTGCGTGGACTGAATCACGGACAGCGCCTTCTGGATCTTGGCGTCGATGGCGGACAGATCGGCGCGCAGCTGCGAGACCTGCGTCGTGGCGTCGGAGATCGACCTGCTCAGCGCGGCGAGCTGCGTCGCCGCGGTGTTGGAGGCGGTGACGTTCAGGGTCGCGGCCTGCGCGGACGCCGAGGACAGGCCGGCGCTGACGCTTGCCAGCTGCGCGGTCTTGTCCGCCCGGTCGCCGGTCAGCTGCGCGAGCTGGACCTGCGCGGTCGCGAGGTCGTCCTGATCGGCCTCCTCCGGGCCGTCCACGAATATCGAGACGGGTGACCCGCCGGCGACGTCGGGCGCGTACCCGATGACCTTGCGGAAGTCGAACGACGCGTCCTTGTTGAACAGCGGCTGTCCGCCGTAGAACAGCCGCTGGTAGTAGGTCTCCGCCTGCGTGAACGACTGGATGACCTTCCGCACGTCGCGGATGGGCTCGGCCGGCGCCGCGCCCGCCGACGCCTCGCCGTCGGCGAACTGCCGGGCCATAAGGTCGAACATCTCCTGCAGCTGGCGCCCGTACAGGAATGATATCGTCGTCGACTTCCTCGCGGACGTCGCGCTGAGGTCGATGACGTCCTGCACGGTCGTCACGTAGCACGCGATGTCGACGCGGGACGACCGGTGGTCGAAGATGACGGCCGGGAAGCCGGCGACGACGTACGGGTTCCACGCAATCTGCGCCGACCCGGATCGCTTCGCGTAGCGCTCGCGAAAGAACTCGTACTTGGCGTAGAGCTGGTAGACCGTCTCCGCGCTCTCCAGCGAGGCGGTCACGGACTCGCTGACCTGGGGCGCCTGGGCCGTCGCGGGCGGGACCGCCGGCGCGGAGGCCACGTCCGTGGACGTCCTCGGCGCGGTCGTCGACGCGGGCGCCCGCGTCGGGCGAGGATCGCTCTTGGTGATCATCGCGCCCGAGGCGCCCGCGACCACGCCGCCGACCGCCGTGGCCCCGTTGACGACGTTGGCCACGCCGGCCGACAGGGTCGGCGCCGCCGCCTTGTACATCTCCTCCCACGAGATCGGCGCTCGGCCGAGCACCGCTCGCGCCGCCTGGACCGTCTGCTTCGCGAAGCCGACGCCGTTGTGACCGAGCTTGGTGAGGCGCCACATGTCCGCCTCGGGCCAGGACAGGCCCTGCTCGATCGCGATGCGGTTCGCGAACCGCCGGTAGAACTGCACCAGCTTGACGCCGGACTGCAGAGAGAAGTCCTCGTCCGTCGACAGGCGCGCGTTCGTGTCGTCCGGGCCCGTGCCGGTCGCGTCGAGCCCGAGCCCGATCATTCCCGCCTCGGATCCCTGGAGCGTCGTGGTCGTGCCGCCGGAGACGTGAGGGCCCATGATCTGGAAGAAGCCGCGCTCGTTGAGTCGCGTCACAGTGCGGATGCTCCCGTCGGACTCTTGGGATATCCAGGCCAGCAGGAAGTCGGCGGGGATCCCCGCGACGACCCCCAGCCGGGTGATCTTGGGGCGGAGGTTCTCTACCGCGCGACCGAACACGCGGGTGCCGTCGGGCCCCTGCGTGCCTACGCGGCCCGCGGTGACCATCGTGCCTGCGGGCACCGAGACGGCGGCCGGCGCCGGGACCTGCGACGTCCGCGCGGGCGCGGGCGGCGTCTCCACCGCGCCGTCCGCGGTTCGTCCCGTCGGCGGCGTGCTCATCAGCTCGCTCTGCTTGAGGAAGAACAGCCACGGCGGGACGTCCCTGCGGTCGAGGACCGGGCCCTTGAAGAACTCCTCGGGCCACAGCAGCAGGTTCTTGCCGTTGAGCTTGCCGCCCCCGCGCGCCCGCGCGTGCATGGCCGCGTCGGCCTCCGGCGGGTAGGCGATCGTTAGCGCGTTGTGCACGGTCTCCCTGTATCCGCCGCGCGGGATGCGGAGCAGGTTGAGCAGCGTCTCGTCGTTGAAGTAGAGCCGGGTCGGCTGGGTCGCGTAGTTCTCGTCGTACGAGAGCGCCACCAGCTGCGACGGGAAGATCACGTTGCAGCTCGGCGCGATGCCGAACAGGGTCTGCGGCTTGGGGAAGTAGCTCGGTATCCGGCGCGGCGTGGTCTTCCGGCTCTCGCCGGCGAGGGCGGCGACGAACGCGCCACTCGGGACGCGAGCCGGGTCGAACGCGAGCACGTGATCGGAGAAGTTGGTCTGCTGGATCAGGCCGCTGGACAGGGACGTCGCGACCAGCGGCATCGACGGGACCATCGCGATCTCGAACAGCATGGTCTGGAAGACCAGCTGGAGCATGTCCCATATGGACCCGGAGTTCTGCACGTTCGGGATCAGGTTCCTGGCGATGGTGTCGACGGCGGAGACGTTCTGCAGGGCCCGAAGGACCGGGAACACGTTCGGGTTGTCGACTATCTCATCGAAGAACGGCGAGGCGACGAATCGGTTGTGGAAGTTGGTGAGCCGCGACCACCTGGAGAAGAAGTTCGCAGCCGGGATCGTCTGCTGCTCGCGGGGAACCTGGGCCCCGATCATGTTTCGGATCACGTTGTACAGGAAGTCGAACGGGCGAACGATCGACGAGGCGTCCTGCGCCAGCCCCTCTCCCGGGATCAGGCCCTGCTTGAACAGCGAGAACGGGAACACGATCTGGCTGGTCGGGACGCCGACGCCGGTCGCGTCGGCGCCGGGAAGCGTGCTGTGCCCGAGGAGATCGTCGAACGTCGTCAGGAACTGGACGAACAGCTGCGTGAAGATCGCGATCTGCGCCACCGCGGTGAGGGTGATGACGCGACCCGAGAATAGGCTCTGGTACCCCCACCCGGTGATCTCGCCGTCGAACCACAGGCGGAACTGGGGTACGACGCTCGGATCGACGGAGGTGTCGTCGAGGTAGAACACCTCGAGCTGCACGCGATCCTCGGCGCCGAGCCGCGTGAGCACGGGGTCGGGCACCATCGAGACCTGGACCTCGGGGACCTGCCACACGCCGTACCTCCGCGCGACGCGGACGACGGGCACCTCGATCCCGTTGATGTACACGATCGCGGCGGCGCCGTGCGGAAGGCTCGACGAGAACTCGCTCATGACAGCGCCGCCGCGAGCGAGAGCGCCGCCGCCGTGGCGCACACGCGGTACCGGGGATAGTCGCCCGCAAGGTGCCGGCGAAGGAGCCCGACGTAGGGCTCGGGCGCGCCCAGACCCGTCAGGTCGTCCAGCGCCGGCTCGATGAGGAACCTGTTGGCCCGGAGGTCCTTGTCGACGTCGAGAAACCTGCGACGGGACGTCACCACGGTCCCGGGCACGCTCGGGGAGGGCGCGATCACCTTCGTCAGGATCACGCCGATCTCCGTCTCGATCGCCATCTGCGCCGCGACCAGGACCCCGTCAGCAGGGCTCCGGCTGTCCACCACGGAAAACAGGAAGCGAGTCCGCAGCTGCTCGATGCCGTACGGGCCGAGCGCGCGCGCGAGGGCCACCTCGAGCGGGATCACAGCGCACCCGCGAACGCGGCCGGGGGACCGACCGGCGTGCCGTCTATCGCGCCCCGCACGTTGCTGGTCTGCGAGCCGGCGACGGAGTCCGCCGCGCGGGACATGAGCTGCGCGGGCGCGGTCCGCGTCCGATCGACGACCCCGGGCTCCTCCTGGCCCGCCGTGCTCACCGCGGCGAGATCAGGCGGCAGCACCATCGAGGACCTGACGCGCACGTCCGACGGCCGGCCCACCGGCCCGAGGTTGGTGACCGCGCTGTCGGCCGCGAGGGCGACGTAGTCGGCGGCCGAGGTCCGCTGGAACAGCGGGCTCTGCACGATCACGTAGCTCTTGACCAGGAAGCTGAACGCGAACGGCACCGCCATCTCGTTGTCCGCGTTCAGCGTCTGCTGCTTGGCGGTGATTGCGCCCTCGACGATCACCGAGTCGTAGCGGAGCCGGGCGAGCGCGCCGCGCCGCGCCAGCTGGGTCCCGCGCAGGATCTGCGAGTACGCGATCGCGAACCCGACGCGCTGGTCGTCCTGCAGCGAGTTGAGCAGGTATCCCGAGTACTGGAATGTCGGCGGGGCCTCGCCGAAGAAGAACGCCACGTAGTCGTCGCCGACGGTCTTCTCGACCTGGACGACCTCCTGACGCGGCTCGATCGCCTGCGTCAGGATGAAGTCGACGTACCCCGAGGAGCCGTGGTTGTTGTTGCCCAGGAGGACCTGGGCCAGCGCCTTGGCCTCCTGCGGAAGGCTGGCCAGGTACGCCGTCTGCGTCGTGGGATCTGCGTCGGCGAGGCTGATGAACATCCTCGCCATGGTGTCGCGGAACTCGGCGTCCCGCGCGCCCTTGTTGCGCGCGTACTTGGGCGTGGACAGCGGGTTGTCCGCGAAGATGCCCTGCTGCCGTCGGATCGCCGGATCCGCGGCCGCGTTGTTCTGGCTGACGAAGCTCCCGTACGGTCCCGCCATCAGCGACCTCCCGCGCCCGGAATCATCGACTGGAACCACGGGCTGCTCTTGGACAGGTTGTCGGCCTGGCCGGCGCCCTTGAGGTCCTTGACCGCGTCCGCGAAGGTCTTGACCGAGTCCGCGAACAGCTTGCCGCTCTCCGCCTGGAGCCCCGCGGTGTCGTCGCCCGGCGACGTCGCCGCGATCATCTCGTCGACCTTGGCGACCTGCTTGTCGATGGCCGACACGCGGCTGCCCGCGCGATGCTCGCGCTGCGACGGCGCGGACCTGTCGAGCAGGGACTCGTACGCCTTCTTGTCCCCGCCCGCCGCGGCGCGGAGAAGCTTCGCCGTCTCCGGATCGTCCTCCTCGAGGCGGTCGAGATCGGCGCTGCTCAGCGCGCGGATGGCCTCGAGGGGGTCGGCCATGCCGGAGACGTCCTTGTTCGAGCTGATGGAGCCGAGACGGTCCATCAGGGCGTCCGTCGCGGCGCCCCGCTTCTTCATGCCGATCGCGCCGTACACGCTGGCGACCCGGTTGGTGACGTTTCCCGCCTGCCCCGCCGCGGCCACGTGGGTGAGGGCGGTCTTGAGTTCCCCGGAGGCGCCCTTGAGGATGGTGTCCTGGGCGGTCGACGTCAGCTCGTCCATCTTCTTGTCGCCGAGCTGGGCCCGCAGGGCCGTCAGCGCCTGGTCCCCCTTCTTCCGCTGCGAAGGGTCCCCCGAGGCCTGCGCGGCCAGCGCCGCCGCGACGGCGACCTCCTCCTGCGAGTGGTGAACCACCGTCGAGCCAAGCTCGGCCAGCGCCTTGTCGGACACGGTGTAGTGGTCGCCCCGGAACCCGTGCTCGTTGAAGCTCGCGTATTGGTCGTTGAGGCCCGCGGAGGACAGCCGGTTCCGCACGGCGTCCCGCAGGCCCTCCCGGGTCCGGGTCATGTTGACCGCGCCGAGCTTGGTGCCGATCTCGACCGACTTGCCGAGCACCTCCTTCTGCTTCGCGGTGCCGGACGACATCACGGCCTTGACCATGTCGGCGGCGATGCCCGGGTTCGCGTCGAACATCTTCGCGGCCTCCTGGGCGTTCATTCCGCGGTCCGCGGCGCCCTTGATGAACGCGTTCTTGAGATCGCTCTGCGAGAGCGCGGCGCCCGTTTCGGGACCCGCGACGCTCGCAGCCAGGCCGTCAATGCGCGTGACGAGGGCGCTGGTCGCGGACTGCAGCATCGCGCCGGCGCTGACGCCGCCGGACCGCGAGCCCATTCGCGCGATGAGCGCCTTGCGCTTGCCCAGGTCGAAGCTGTCGGAGGCCATGACCGCGGAGCCAGCCGCCGCCACGTCCTGCACGCGCGCGAACGCGTCGTCGACGTTGCCGAACGACTTGAACGGGTGGATGTCGAACGGGGTCGCGAACATGCCGCGGGACTCGCTGGCCAGCGTCGCGATGCGATTCGCCCCGCTGGTCCCCGTGAGGCCGAGGGCCCCGCCCATCCGATTCATCTGGCGCGACCAGGAGGCGCCCAGCGGGCCCTGGTCGCGACCGAGCGGATCGTCGCCGAGACCCGCCGCGTAGGCCGCGTTGAACCCTCGCCCGCCGGCCGCGTGCATCATCCGCCGGTCCGCGTCGTCTCCGACGATCGCCACGCCGGACAGCCGCGTGATGTGCTCGCCGTAGCCCGCGGACTCCTCGTCCTCGCGGACCCTGCGGAAGCGATCGGTGAGGCGCTGGAACGGGGAGGCCATCGAGTCGGACGCGCTCAGCATGCCCATCCGACTCAGGCGATCGACGCGGCTCCCGAAGTCCTGGGTCGCGAACTGCCCGAACCGGCTCCGCTGCTCGTCGATCGAGGTTCGCCGCTGCGCCCTGAGCTGCTGCTTCTGTCCCTCCCAGTACCGGCGATCGGTGAACTGCAGCTCGAGGGACCGCGCGGTCTGCTCGGCCTGCTCCTCGCTCATGCCGGCGCCGACGGCGGTCGACTGCACGCTGGCGAACAGGGCCGAGCCGAGGTTCATCCCGGGAACCTGCCGCTGCAGGCCCTGCGCCTGGCGCACCACGTTCATGCCCATCTCGAGGGGGGAGAGCTTCTGCGCGACCTGGTCCTTGAACTCCTGGCGACGCGTGCGCCACTCGAATATGCCCTCCGCGCCCATGCTGTGGATGCGCTCCGCGGCCTCGCGCGCGACCTCGCCGACCGACATGCCCTGCGCCCTGCGGTAGGCGTCCATGTCGACCTCGAGGCCCTTGCCTCCCTTGCGGAGAGATGCGGCCAGGTACACGTCGCTCTGCATCGAGGAGATCTGGGCGAGCGCGTTGATCTGGCCGAGCCCCGATCGACCGCCGGCCCGCGCGAGCTGGAGGTCGTTGAGCGACCCGGACGACGCGGCGATGTTCGCGAGCGCGCCGCCCGACATGCCCGCGGCGTAGCCGGTGGAGCCGGCGAGCCCGACCTGCTGGGCCATCATCGCGCCGGGCAGGCCGAACGAGTCGTGCATCGCGGCCTGGGACACGCCGGCCATGCGGGCGAACGCGGCTCGGTTGGCGACCGCCGCCGACTGGGCGCCCAGGCCCTGGAAGCCGAGGTCGCGCATCTGGCCCAGGGACGCCAGCGCCGACTTCACATCGGGATCGCCGGTGACCTGCATCAGCAGCTTCACGCTCTTGCTGACGTCCTTCACGCGGCGAACGATCTCCTCAGGGGACTGGGCGCCGGTCAGCAGGCCGTGCTGCGCGGCCCCTCCCATGATCCGCATCGCGTCCTGGGTGTTGAACCCGGTCCGCTCGAAGTCCAGATCGTGCGCCATGTGCCGGACGCCGCGGGCGGTCCGCAGCGCGGCGTCGGTGCTCATGCCCTGGCCCGTCGGACCCAGGCTGGACCCGGTAACCATGAACGGGGCGGTCGTGTTCTGGATCATCCGGGCCCGCGCCGCGTCCTGCACCGTCGTGCCCACCATGACGTTGCTCGCCGCGTGCCCGAGCTTCCCTCCCAGCCACGAGCCCGCGACCGTCCCGAGGGGACCGAGCAGCGACCCGAGCGCGCCCCCGGCCACCGATCCGGCCATGCCGAGCCCGAACTCCGTCATGCCCGCCAGCGTCCCCATCGCCTGCGACTCGTGGCCCTGCATGACCTGGAGCGATCGCATCCCCGGGGTCGAGAAGTGTGGGGACGACAGGGCCGGCGCCAGCGGGTTGAATATCGACGGCAGGCGAGCCGATCCGCCGAACGGCATCCCACCGGGCGACGGCGGGGGACGGAACATGCCGTAGGCGGGAGAAGTCATCGTCGCCGGGCTCGGCAGGCCGTAGCCCCCGCCACCGAGGGCGTTGGCGACGAACGGGTTGAACTGCCCGAGTCCGCCGCTCGAGGGCGTCGGCGCGGACGGCGGAGGCTGGTACCGGGTCTGCTGCGCCGCCTGCAGCGTCTGCTGCGTCATCTCGTTGTGACGCTGCATGGCCGCAATCGCGATCTCGGACGGGTGCGGCGGCGGGGGCGGCATCGGCGCCGCGCTCATGGGCTGGCCCACGCCGAGCGTCGGCGTGCCCCGCGCCACGGGAAGCAGCCCCAGCGCCGACTGCATGCTGTTGAACCCCGCCAGCATCTGGCGGAGGGTCTCGTTACTGGTCCCGTCGGCCACGTTCAGATCTTAGGCTATGCTGCATCGACTTGGAATTGCTATCAAATTCTCTATCCTTCGCGCGGTCGAAGTCCTGACCGAGAATTTCCATGCGATCGAGGCGCCTGAGCGTCGTCTCGTCCTCCACGCGCCGGCGCTTGATCCGCGCCTGAGCGTCCCGCAAGCGCTGGGCCTTCCGCGCGAGGGCGATCGGGTCGTAGGACTCCTGGAACACCTCCGACGCGTACTCGGACACGACGTCTCCGAGTAGTTTGTCCGCATCCATGCCCACAACGCGCGCGGCGATAGCCGCGATCGCGCGCACCTGCGCCACGCGCTCGGAGCGCTCCCGGAACACCATCTCGCGCATGACGCGATCCTCGATCGAGCCGATCGGGGGAAGCGCCTGCCCGCGTGCGAAGGCGACCGCCCGCGCGTTGGCCCCCGGGTGACCTAGAAATTTTCGACGACGCCCTCCGCCGTCACGACCCGGACCTTCTCGTCGAACTTGAGGAACGCGCGCAGGAGCAGCGCGTAGGCCGGCTCGGCCATCACCGCGTCGACGAAGGCAAAGCGGGTCTCGAACGCCTTCTCAACGTCCTCGGGCTTGGCCCCCGCGCCCGGGTGCTCGAACTTGATCTTGCCGAACGCCTCGAGCGACGCAGCGAGCAGCAGCTTGTTCATCAGGTCGTAGTAGTGAGCGTCGAACGAGGGTCGCGCGATCTCGACGCGCTCCATCGCGCGGGTGCGGTCCCGGGACGTCCTCGTCCGCAGCCTCGCCGTCGTCGACCTCGTGATCTGGACCGCCTCGGACCAGAACCCCCTCTCCATGACCGCATCGACGATCCGAGCGGCCTCCTCGCGCGTCACGCCTGCCTCGCGGAGCGTGTCCTCGTAGGTGCGCATCGGCGCAAGCTCGGCCTCCACCGCGGAGGCCTCGACGCCGAGCGCGACCTCGTCCGGGCTGGTCGGGATCTTCGTCGGCGGAGGTGGGACAGCCTGCTGTGCGGGCCTCTGGGGCGCGGCCGGCGGCTTCGGGGTCACGGGCTTGGAGAAGTCGCCAATATTCAGGTCATCCATCGTGAATCCTCGCTCCCCTTTGGTAGAAGCATCGGTGAGCCGAACCCTATCACGACGCCCAGCTTGTTTACCGAATAAACATGATCTAGAAAGGAGCCAGCGATGCGCGACGCCATAGCCCTGCTGTCGGATCCGTCGCAGGGACTCGTGCGGGAGATCCGCCCTCCTCAGATCACGATGGCCGAGAACGTTGGCCGCGTCCTCGCGACCGGAGGGACCTACTTCGTCGAGGCGGGGGTGGCGACCGGAAAGACCTTCGCATACATGCTGCCCGCGCTACTCGAGCCGCGCCGTCGGATCGTCATCGCCACGGCGAAGAAGCAGCTGCAGGATCAGATCGTCACCAAGGACATCCCGGCGCTCGCCCGGGCGCTCGGCCAGGACCTCCAGGCGGTGCTTATCGACGCTGAGGGCCGCCCACAGATCGTGTCGACTTCGCGCAAGGGCAACGGCAACTACGCGTGCCGCGTGCTCGCGCAGGAGCGCAACCCTGGCCCGGTCTACATGCGATTCCTGGCCGACAGCCGGCACGGGGACCGGGCCGACTACGACGGCGCCGCGCCGCAGTGGTGGCCGGAGGCCTCCGCGGAGGACTGCGTCGGACGCAGGTGCCCCCAGGCGGGGGACTGCGGCTACATGCGGATGAAGAAGGAGATGGCCCAGTCGAAGATCGTGGTGATCAACCACCACGTGCTCGGCGTGGAGATGCGCTTCGGCCAGGGTCGGCTCGTCGGCGGGCCCTACGACGTCCTGATCGTCGACGAAGCGCACAAACTCGCCGACGGCGTGCGCGGAGCCTTCACCACGCGAATGTCCCGCAAGGTGGTCGAGCAGATCAGCGAGCAGCTGAACGGGACGTTCAGCACGTTCCCAAGGAACGCCGCGCTCGTCCGCGTGTGGGGCGAGCTATTCGACCGGGTGCCGAACGCGCACTGGCGCGAGCCCCACCTGCGCGAGGTCCCCGTGTTCGGCGACGACGAGGAGGCGACCAGCGCGGCCTTCGTCGCGCTGGACGAGGCCTGGACGGAGGTCAACGGCACCCTCGAGCGGTTCGGTCTCGGCGAGGACCAGGACGAGGCCGAGATCGACGACTACAGCCCCGACCTGCAGAAGGACTTGTCGGTGATGATCCGCTCGCGGCGGAAGCTCGACGACCTGACGCGCGGGCTCCAGCTCGCGCAGGGTCGCGTGCCGCGCAGGAAGGCCGAGGAGGACGAGGAGTACGAGCAGCGCCGGGCGAGGATTCTGGGCTCCACGGCGATCTACGGCAGCAACGAGGAGCGCTTCGGCTTCCAGCTGTACTGCTCCCCGGTGCGGCTCGACGGCATCATGGGCTCGTTCTTCGGCGGCGTGAAGACCAAGGTCCTGACCAGCGCGACCCTGGCGATCAACGGGTCGTTCGCGCACCTCGAGCAGATGACCGGAATCAAGCCGGACATCGTCGACGTGCTCGCCAGCCCGTTCGACTACGACTCGCAGGGCTTCGTGTACGTCCCCAAGGACGCCGCGCAGGTCCCCAGGGGACCCCGCAACGCCACCGACGAGGAGAACCGACCCTACCTCGACGCGCTCAAGCTCCGCGTGGACCGCGCCGTCCGCCTGATCGAGTTGTCGAACGGCGGCGCGTTCGTGCTGACCACGGCCAACGAGGAGCTGGACGCGTTCGCGCGTGCGCTGAAGGCCCGCTTCCCGGGCCGGACGTTCGCGCAGGGGCACAGGAACAACGAGTGGGACGGGGACCCGCCGGCGGCGCTGGACAAGTTCCGCGGCGTGGAGAACTCGATTCTCATCGGCAGCAAGTCGTTCTGGGAGGGCGTCGACGTCGTCGGCGGCGCGCTTCGCCTGGTCATCATCGCGAAGCTGCCCTTCCCCCAGGTCAACGACCCGATCGTCAAGGCGCGGGAGAAGCTGTCGACGAACCCGTTCGCCGAGGTGCAGATGGCGGACATGCTGATCGATCTCCGGCAGGGCAGCGGCCGGCTGATTCGATCGAGGGACGACAGGGGCTGCCTGGCGATCCTCGACAACAGGATCTGGACCAAGCGGTACGGCGGCACGGTGCTTCAGGCGCTCCCCTGGTCGCGAGGGCTCGTGACCACCGACGTCGTCATGTGCGAGCGGTACCTCCCCCTCTTCGCGAAGCACTTCGCACGCAAGGCGGTCTGACATGAGCGCGAACCCGTACGAGACTTTCATCAAGCAGCTGAAGGCTGTACGGGTCGCGCGCGGGCTCACCCAGCAGCAGCTCGCCGACAGGGTCAGGCTGTCGCGCCCGCAGTACGCGGCGATCGAGCACGGCAGGTCCACCGCGAGCTTCAGGCACGTGCACAACCTGGCCATCGCCCTCGACGTTCACTGGATAATCGGACACCCCGGATGCCCGCGCGCGGATCGCGTGGTTCGAGAAGGCGCGTGACGACGCGCAAGCAGGGCCGCCCTCGCGGGCTTCGCGTGCGCACCTGCTCGTGCGGCCGCCGCGTGGCCGCCAAGCGCGGCCAGAAGACGGCGACATGCGCGTGCGGGAAGACCGTCAAGCTCACGAGCAAGCAGAGCCCGCCGCGGAAGACGTTCAACGGATACCTGGAGAACCGACATGACCGACGCTAGGTACGTAATCGGCGTGGACGAGGTCGGGTGCGGCGCGATCGCGGGGCCCCTCGTGGTCGCCGCGGTCGCGTTCCGCGCGGACGCGCCTCGCGTGACCGCGGAGTGGCGGGGCGTGCGCGGCGTCAAGACGCTGGCCGCCGACGACTCGAAGAAGATCAAGGTGCCCGAGCAGCGCGGAGCGCTCGACCTCGCGATCCGGACCGCCGCGGTGGCGCACGCGGTCATCGAGCGCTCCGCGGCGGAGATCGACGCCAGGCTCCTGCGGGAGGTGTTTCCCGAGGCCCTGCGGCTCGCCATCCAGCGCTGCGTGGAGCAGCTGATGATGACGGTCAACCCGGGGAAGTTCCACATCCCGAAGGACGACCTGCTCGTGCTGATCGACGGCGACCTCGTGCGACCGGACGTTCCCTGCCCCGTTCGCATGGTTCCGGGAGGCGACGCGCTCGACTGGCGCATCGGCGCGGCGTCGATCGTGGCCAAGGCGTGTCACGACCGGCACGTCGCCCGGATCGCCGGCGAGCACCCCGAGTGGGCGTTCGACAAGCACCGCGGGTACCCCACGCCGAAGCACCTGGACCAGCTGCACCGCGACGGCCTGCTCGACCAGGTTCACCGTCGGACCTTCGGCCCCGTTCGGGCGTCTCGGGGACCCATTCCCGGCATGGAGGAGTAGCGTGGCCCTCGACATCCTCAAGCAGCGCGTGCCCGCCACGACCTGCGCGCGGTGCAGGAAGCAGCTCTCCCCCGGAGATCGCGTCCAGATGGCGATGATCGTCCAGGGCATCGGACGCAACCCGAGCACCAAGAGCATCGACGCCATGATCAGCGAGGAGTTCGAGTTGGCCCACATCGACTGCATGGACACCTCGCTGTCCGGGAAGCTGATCAGGGCGTGAAGGACCCCTGGCGCATCGTAGACCCTCTTCGCTCCGACCCGATCGAGCCGGCGAATGGCCGAATCGACCTGGCGGACAAGGACATGGACGCGGACCTCCGACCGTCTCGCGCGTGCATGCTGCGGTTCCGCTCGTGCTCGCTCGAGATCGTCGGGACCGACGTACACAAGCCCGAGGACGCGCTCGCCCGCCTTGCTCGCTGCGTCGCGGCGCTCAAGAAGGCGACGGCGTCGCTTCCCCGCGCGCAGCGCCTGCTCGGCGCGGTGTACACCCAAGACGACGCGCCGCCCAGGGACGTCCCGGCGGCCACGCTGTCCTGCGGCCGATACGCCGTGGCGTTCTCCGGCATGACCCTGGACCAGGGGACGTTGGTGCTGGCCCGGGCCCTCATGGCCGCTGGACGCGACACCAAGCTCGCCCCGATACTGCAGGCCAACGGAGTCACACCCATGCTGAGGACCACATGAGCGACAAGCCCTGCGCGTCGTGCGCGCACTACGATCCCATCGTCATCGGCGGAAACCGAAAGGAGGGACGACACGGCTGGTGCGCCGTCCAGTCGGTCTACCCCGCCGTCGAGCATCCGGGGCAGACGTTTCCCGACGGCGTCCGACGGGCCGGGCCCGGCGAGCTTGCCAAGCCGCACATCGTGACCGGCGCCGGCGTCGTCAAGCTGTGCACCCTGAGGAGGGACAAGCCGTGAGCAAGTTCGACGCGATTCCACCCGAGTACACCAAGTACAGCGACGGTCAGGCGGCTACGCCCGAGCAGATCGCCCGTGGTCAAGCCATGGCCACCAAGGTATTCAACAGCGTGGATCACCTAGACAACGCCGACGAGTTCACCCGCGCCCTGCTGGAGCACGTGGGTCTCGACGGCGCGACGCGCGGCCTGTCCACGGAGCAGCAGGTGTTCGCCGTCGCCGTCGCGACCATCCACATGCGCCGGACGTTCCCGGCGGGCACGGATCGGTTCGACGAGATCTGCCGCGAGGCCCTGGCCCACTACGACAGCGACAAGTAATGTCGTCTGACGCCTGGAAGGGCCGAATGGCCAAGGCACTCGCGGACGGAGGCTGCGCATCCCAAGCCGCGTGGGTGGAGCAGCACCCCGGTCGGCATTGCTGGTTCAAGTTCCGCGACGACGACTTCAACTCGTGCGCCTGCTGCGGAACCGTTCAGCGACGAGACGACAAGAACAAGCCCTGCAAAGGCGTCGTGACGATCGTCTTGAGGTAGTCAGGCCGCGCGCGGGGGAGCCAGCGCGGCCTTCACCGCGTGCAGCAGGTCGTCGAGCGAGCCGTCGTTCGTGATCACCTCGTCGAAGTCACCGTCCGGGATCCCGTCGATCTCGACCTCGGAGACGTGTCCAGCGATGCCGGCCGTGGCGTCGTCGGTCTCCGGCCTGCGGAGCCGCCACGCGATGCCGCCGGCCGCGCGGACCGCGTCCAGCTCGGAGCGGAACCGGCCGTCGGTGACCACGACGACGCGCGGGACTGAATCGCCCGTCTTGCGAATCGCGTTCGCGTCGAGGGCCGCAATCGCGGTCTTCATCGTGTGCCGAGCCCACGCCAGGGGATCCACGCGTCGAACGCCCTCCGTGCCGACGTGCTGGAGGATCATCCGGGGCGTCCAGAACCCGACGAACGAGTCGGGAGACCCCACCGCGCCGCATGCCTTGCACTCGGCCTGCCGCGGGCCCTTGTGGTTCACCACCGGCTGGTCGTAGAACGACGCGAACGCGAGCATCGTCGGCGCGGCGACCACGTTGATGCTCCTGCACATCGGGCAGGTCGGGCAGGGCAGCGAGGTCGGCTTGGCCTTGCCCTCGTCGGTGTTGAGGTCCTGGCTCGTGAGCCCGAACAGCTCCATGCACACCTGCTTGAGCTTGTCGGCGAACGCGATCTGCGTCGTGCCCTTGCACGACGCGGCGACCATGTCCCCGACGGTGTTCTTGCCTGACTTCGACTTCCCGAAGATGCCGATGATGTTCCGTTTCGTCGTCGTGCTCATTGGGCCTCTTTCACTCGAGATACATGATGCGGGAGGGGTGGAACGGTTGCTGGGGGCCGCGCAGCATGAAGTCTCCGTCGAACAGGTCGACAAACTGGCGGACCAAGGAGACGTGCTCGTCATCGATGCCGGGGACGGGGGTATCGCCGCGCCACGTGGCCAGGAACCATCGATAGACGTCGGGGCACGCGTCGAACACGACGACACGGACCTGCGGATTCGCGAGCAGGTCTCGCACCACGCCGCGAACGGCGATCGGGGAACCGAGCGCGTAGAGCGCGGCGACTCGCTCCTTCCACTTCTCGACCTTGGGGCCGAGCTGATCAGCAAGCTCTCGTGAAAGGTCGAGACCCACGACGGCTATCGCCTGGGTCGAGGGGTTGAGCGCGCGAAAGGCCAGTCCACTGACGGGCTTCCACATCAGGCGGCCTTGACAGCCTGCTCGAGACCATCCGCGAGGACCCGGGCGCGCTCGGCCGCCCGCTGTGCCTTTCCGCCACGGGGGAACCGCGTCAGCTCGTCTGCCATGCGACGAGCCTTCGCGGCGTTGAGCCGCGTGCGCCGCGTGATCTGAGCGATCGCGGCCACTCTCTTGTCGACATTCATCGGTCGTGCCATCGGGTGCCCTCCGTCCTGGAGGTGTTTACCCAGCAAACAACAGTCCGAAGCTTGAGTCAATCAAGCAAACCAGGAGATTCAAATGTCGAAGATTCAGCTGACGATCGACACCGGGTACTGCGAATCATGGGGCGTGTGGGAGGGGATCCGCGAGCTTGTCTCCAACGCCAAGGACGCTGAGGAGCTGAACCCGCGCAGCGTGATGGAGATCAAGCACTCGAAGGAAAAGTCACAGCTCGTCATTAGGACGCGCGAGACGACGGTGGACCCGGCCACCCTGCTCGTGCTCGGCAAGAGCAGCAAGCGAGGACGGGGCGTTCGCGGTCGCTTCGGTGAAGGCTTCGCCATCGGGTGCATGGCGCTCACCCGGGCGGGGCACCCGGTGGCGTTCCGCAACGCGGACACGAGCTGGAAGTGCACGTTCGACCGGGTCGAGGACGGCCCGCTGTCCGGGCAGGAGCTGTTGACGTTCTACTCGCGCGCTATCACGCCGACCCCGGACTTCGTCGTCACCATCGACAACGTCACCAAGGAGGTGTGGGACGCGCTGCGCCCGCTGTTCCTGTTCCTGACGCCGCCGCCCGCGGACGAGGTCGTCGCGGTGGACCAGGGGTCCCTGATCCTGTCGGAGGGCCATCGCGGCATGGTCTACACCCGCGGGGTGTTCGTCCGACGGTTCGAGAAGCTCGACTGCGGGTACGACCTGCGCGACATCCAACTCGACCGTGATCGCCAGATGATCGACGAGTGGGCGCTCGGGGACGCGCTGTCCAGCCTGTGGGCAACCGTGCTCAGCGGGCGCAAGGACGTCCAGCACGCCGGGGAGGCGCTGGCGCGCCGCGCGTACGACCTCGCGAAGAGCAACGCGGACGAGTCCCGCCACTTCCGCTGGCGCACCGACGAGCGCCTGGTGAGCCACATGAAGGCGCAGTTCGTGGCCGAGCACGGCGACGACGCGGTGCCCGTGTCGACCATGGCCGAGGCGGACGAGATCACCAGCCTCGGCGCCAAGCCCACGATGGTCAACGCGACGCTGCGGGAGCTGCTGGCGAAGACGGGATTGTCGCCCGAGCACGCCAAGGCCTCGCTGGAAGGCCAGGTCCAGGCTCGCCTCCTGCCCTCGCAGCTCACCGACGGCGAGCGCGTGGCGCTCCGAACGGTGTCCGCGCTGGCCAGGGACTACGTGGTGGTCGACTTCCGCGGTCAGGCCGCCTGCAAGATGGTCGACGAGGACTCGATCCTGGCGGTCGATCGACGCGTGCTGACCCTGCCGACGACCGACGTTCTTCGCAAGGTCGCCGCGGCCCTGGCGAAGTCGCGAGGCACGGACGCCGCCGGGGTGCTCGCGAGCGCGATGGCCGTCCTGATCAAGGGCGGCGACCCGGAGGCGTGCGACGAGTGCGGTGCCACCATCCCCGACGCGGAGCCGAGCATGGTCAACGCTCACCACGCCGACAGCTGCTCGCTGTATCCTCACGCGGATGCCGCGAAGACGGAGGCCGACCAGGGAGCCTGAGTGCCTCCGATGCGGCAACGTCGAGGACCTCGAGGCGGTGGGCGCGTCCGCGTACTGCCTGCCGTGTCGCACGTGCCCTCACGGGCGGATCTGGATCGAGACGTGGACGCCGGCGTGCGCGGCGTGCGTGCTCGCAGTTCACACCGTGAAGACCCAGACAGGTCTTCGGGTCAGGGACCTCGAGGCCTACCTGGCCGACGTCGCTCGGTACCGAATCGACACCATGGCCCACGCGTTCGACGAGTGGGAGCGGATCGGGGAACGGACGACCTACGGCGACGGCCTGGATGTCGAGGTCGACTGGCCGTTCCATTTCACGCTGACGGGACACTAACTCATCCGATCGCCAAAATGCTCTGTGTCGAACTCCTTGCGGTATTGTGACCAGCCAAAAAAGTTGCCGCTTCGCGCAGGCTCTGAAAGCGCCATCGCAACGTGCTCGAACGGAGACCAGTGACCAGGTTCGCCGGTCGCCGGCCCCGAGCACAGCCTGTCGTGCAGCTCGACGTCCTTGTCCGAATCGCGAACGCCCGCGTGTGTCAGGTACGACACGCGGGCGCAGCGCCCGGTCGAGACCTTCTTGGCTCGGGTGATCGCCTGGTCGGTATCAAGCGGACCTTCACGAACCTCGTCGAATAGTGGCAGATGCCACTGGCCGAACGACATTGGCGTAGGCTGATGTTCGTTGTACTGCTGCCACATGGCCTTCGCAATCCACGCGATCTCCGGCTGGGCCATGCGGTGGTTGCGCAGGTGAAACCAGTTGCTGTACTCGGTCGCGGAGACGAGGACCGTGATGAACATCCACGGCTCGATGAGCCGGTTCGCGAGCTGCTTGTGGAGCCCGACCTTGCCGAGCTGCTCGACGGCCGCGAGCATCTGGTCCCGCGCGACCAGCCAGAGGCGCTCGGCCTCGGCCCGCGAGGCGCCGTCCAGCTCCTCGTTCGCCTGCATGCCGGACTGGTTCCTGCCCCACCACTGGGGCAGCGCGGGGTCCTCCCGGACCCGGGCCATCAGCCTCTCGGTGGGGATCGCGCGGCTGGACGCGCTGTTTCGGCTGAACATCCGGTGCGTCATCAGCTCGGCGTGGACGAACCGCGGGTAGGTAAGTTCCCAGGTGGTCAGCCGCTTGCCGCACGGGGCGAGCGAATCCTTCAAGACGCGTGTCGAATACATAAATCCTCCGCTGTTTATCTTATAATCAACCGACCAGGAGACGCTATGCCCACCGAGCAACTGAAGCAAGCCCTCCGCGAGACCAACGTCGCGGGGGTGGAGAAGGACTTCGCGGAGGTCCTGGCGCGCATGTTCGACCTGCCCGTCCAGGCGGTCGCGCGCCTCGTCTACGCGATCGAGACCGTCAAGCACCCGGTAACGTGGCACCTCGGGCACGCCAGGACGGTAGAGCTGATCCCGGACCCGGAGCTGCGCGACGCCATCCGCGCGAGGGCCAACGCCGGGGCCGCGCGGGTCTACCTGCGCAAGCTCCAGCTCGAGGGTCGGCAGGTGTCCGTGCCGACGCTGGCGATGATCCCGCCCGCCGCGCCCGGGCGGATCTGCGAGGGGTGCCCGCACAGCATGTCCTGCATCGCGGAGAGCCTGAGCAGCCCGGAGCAGTGCGTCGACATCCTGTCGGGCCCCGCCAAGGGCTGGGTCGACAAGAAGCAGCCGGTCACGCTGATCCGCGTAACGCCGTCGGGACGCGTGACCGTCCGAGCGCGGCAGCCCCTCGGGGACCACGACGTGCCCGCGGACATCGTGGAGTACTGAGGTGATTCCGTTCCTCCAGGTCTCCGACACGCCCGACGCGGACATCGTCCCCGTGGACTGCGCGACGTGCCCGATCAACATGTCGTGCCTCACGGGCAGGTCGGGCACGGGGTGGCGATTCGACTGCTGTGGCTCGGCCGTCATGAGCCTCGGCGTCGACACGGTCATGGTGGACTGTCAAATCAACGAGTTCAGAGACGATCGGAGGTCTACCGGATTTGGCCTCTGTCCGCTGTGCTCCGGCTCGATCATGGAGGCCGTCGAGCTGGCCAGGCTGACCGCGACGGTGACGAAGTACTACCTACCGACCGTCCACGCGAAGATTCCGCTCGCCAGCCGCCTGATCACCCTCCGCGAGCGCCACCAGGCGGCGAAGGACAGACGAGCGCTTGCCCGGAGCATCGAAAACGAGGAAGGCTAGCAGGATGCCCACATACCTCAGCGCGTACGAGGACCACCAGACCGCGATCATAGAGCGCGGAGGAAGCGAGGCCGCGATCGAGGCCGCGGTCACCGAGTACAACAGGCCCACCCCGGCGAAGCTGTCCGAGTGGGTCAAGCAGGCCGCGCTCGCGTGCGCGTACTGCGGCAAGCCCGCCGTCGTCGACGACGCGACGAGGCCGACCGACGAGGTCACGTGCGCGGAGCATCGGACGTGAGCGTCGAGATCCGCCTTCGGATAGAGGCACGCGACGCGATCCTGGCGAGGAAGACGACGATCGGAGCCGTCAAGGTCCCCGTGGCGGACGAGGACCTCGAGGGCGTTCCCGACGACACTCTCGACCAGATCGCTCAGGTCGTGGCGGCGGACGAGACGCTCGAGGGTCCGGGCGTGGTCGACGCGACGTTCGCGTCGGTGCTCCGCGGCCTCGAGGCGAGAGCCGCGCGAAGGGCCGCGGGGCTGGCCGCCGAGGAGGCAGCCCGCGTCGAGGCCGAGGCCGCGGCGGCGCGGGTCGTCCAGGACGAGATCGTCCGCCGCAGGAAGGAGGAGCAGGCCAGGGCTCGTCACGCGGAGGCCATCACGAAATGGATCGAGAACAACTGCGACGAGGGGATGGTGGAGCGGCGTCGCGAGGGGTTTCTCAAGGACGACGAGATCATCGAGGAGGCAATGGATCAAATCTTCAATATTCCCGAGGAGGAATACACGACGATCAAGGCGTACCAGGCGTGCGACTGCGACAAGGGCTGCACCGGGAGCGTTCAGATGTCCGTGCATCACGTGGATCACCTCGACAGCAGCCAGTTCGCGGTCCTCGCGCAGATCAGGGAGGCAGCGCCCGAGGATGCCGAGGTCATTCCGCAGATGCGAAAGGCCGCCTGCCCCGAGTGCGCCTGCGTCCCCCTCGTGCGCATGACCGCGCTCGTCCGCCTGCCGTGGAACGGGTGGATGTTGCAGAAAGCGTACGCGCTTGGCTGACCAACGAGGCGAGTGGTTCACCGTCGTCGGCGCGTACGCGGACACCAAGGAGGCGTACGTGACCCAGGTGAGCGCGATCGACGGCGTGGCGGCGAAGTCGGCCGCGTATCGCGAGGCTGACGGCGTGGTCATCGGGCTGTCGGTGTTCCCCGGCCGAATCGACGCCATCAAGGAGGACACGAGAGTCACCCCGCTGCGAGGACCTCAGCACGCGGTCACCGTCTCGCAGATCACGGTCATGGAGCGACGGATCTCCGTGCCGTCCAGGTGCCCATCCTGCCGGACGGACCTGAGGCAGCCGCAGGCGCTGCTCTGCGCGGACCTGCTGCTGAGCTTCTGGAACGGGCACCTGACCAAGGACAACGACGAGGTCAGGGGCGAGAGGGACCAGCAGCACCTGCCGAGCAACCTGCGCATCGCCGGCGCGGCTCGCGTGCAGTGCGCCGCGTGCCAGCACGTCGTGCACGCGCACCAGGAAGCCGATGTCTGATCGGTACGCCGGACGAATCTACGTGGGCGGCGCGCTCCCTTCGCGCAAGCTCGCGGCGCTCGCCAAGGCCATACAGACGGAGGACTACGACATCGAGATGAACTGGAGCCTGGGCGACGATCGACGGGTCAGCGTGGCGCTGCTGCGCGCCTGGCTCAAGCGTCGTGATCACCCGAGGCCGCTGCACCTGTACGCCAGCGAGCTGATTGACGGATCTTTCCCCGCACTGGAAAGCTGGCTGTGCGCCAATGGAATGTCGTACCTGCGCCACTCCCACTCGTACTGCGACATCGAGGCCGAGATCGTGGGATTCGTCGACGGCCGACGTCTCCGGTACGACGCCAACAACGCCGGCGACGTCATGGTCCACATCGATCACGTGCAGCGGGCCTACGACGCGCTTCGCCAGGGCCGCGTGTTCGACGCGATGGACGCCCTGTCCGCGATCGTTCCCGTCGTCGACGAGGTCCCGCCGTTCACGGTGGAGTACACTGGAGGGCGCCTGCGATGATCGCCGCGGCGTGGGTCGCGGTGGCGCTGGCCCCGGACAGGTGGGGCGTCGCGGTCGTGCAGGACGGCGTGGCCGGCTACGCGATCGACACGTCGAGGCTCGCCGACACGTGGACCACAGCGCGAAGGTCAGCCCTGTCGGCCAACGAGGCCGCGGGCGTCTCGCCCGAGGAGGCGTGGCGCGTGCTGGAAAGCTCGATGGCCGCGTCTCGCGCGGCCGGCTCGCGCTGGGGCCCGCGTGGAAACAAAGGCAACCAATGAATACCTACTGCGAAACATGCACAGTACTCATCAAGCAACCTTACGTGTACTGCTTGGATTGTGAACCCAAAAATCAGCCAATCCCACCACTGAGGGGTCGATTCCCGCGCTGCGAAGGTCCGCGGCGGGATTGTAACGGGATTCTTCACACAGGAAAACGCAGGTGAGTCGCCTATCGGTCATCCGCGATCGAACACCTCGACTCGGTCCCGACGACGCGTTCGAGGTGTCCCTCTCCACCAACTCCAAGACCGGCTGCTCGATCAACGTCGCCATCGCGCGGACGTGCAGGCCGACCAAGGGCTGCGCCGAGTACTGCTATGGCCTCCTCGGCCGCCTAACGTACGACGCGGCCCTCGCGTCGCAGGCGCGCAACGCGGCGTTCTTCGCGTCCGCCGACAAGTCCGTGCTTCGGCACGAGGCGCGCCGCATCGCCAGGTCCGTCTTGAAAAGACAGGACTTCGTGCGGATGTTCGGCGTCGGGGATCTCCAGCCGGGATCGGTGTTCTTCACGACGTGCCTCGTAGTCGAGTTTCCGGAGCTGGCCGTGTGGGTGGCGACTCGGAAGCTCGAGCTGGCAGGTTCGCTACCAAACCTACCGAATCTGCACGTCATGCTCAGCCTGGACTCCACGACGACGCGGGCGAACACCGAGGCCACGCGGCAGCTCGTCCTAAGAAACAAGCCGCAGTTCTACGCAGCGTGGGCGCGCAGGCGCCCGGAGGACAAGGTCCCGCGCTGGGTGTCCGTCGTGTTCGAGGAGCACAAGATGTCCAGGCGGGCGCAGTGGGACCCCGAGCCGCGCGCCTGCCCCGCCACCGCCCGCGACGGCGCCGAGCACGAGAGCGCGTGCGAGAAGTGCCGGTTCTGCTTCTCCGCGGAGAAGCGCGCCGCCGGGCCTCCACTGATTCAACTCCAAAAGAAGAAGGTCAAATAGCGATGACGTTCAAGCAAGGATGGCAGGCCGCGCAAGATGACCAAGACGACGAGCTGCCTCGCGACAGAGTCGAAGCCTTGGTCGAACTTGTCGTGATCACGCCGTTCACGATCCTGCGCAGGATCGCGAATGTCGTTCTCGGACCGGGACGCGTACGCCGTATTGATCGCTGGATCGAGTGTCAAGGAGGCAGTGATA